AAAAATAGGATACACAGTAACTGATTCATCAAGTGGATTATATCGGAAACGGAAGTCTCCTGCAAAAATATTCACTTGCCCATTTAGGGTTGAACAGTATTCTTTCATGTACTGGTCGGTATCAACGATTTCTTGGTAATCATCATCTTCATCATATGTTTGAACATATATAAAAATTAAAGGTTCATTAGAGAATTCACCTTGTAGTACTACATCTTTAATTCTTTGAATTTCTTTGTGAAGTTTATCATTATTTTTCATAGTTTAGGATCGTATGCCAGTTTGATTATAAATTGTATAAGTTCTACATCAGATTTAGTACATTTACCTTTTAATAACTCAATTTGTAAATCTTCTGGTACTGTAATTTTATCGAAGGTATAAGTAGAAAATTTAGTAGGTGTTTTGTAACGTATTGTATTACTAAAAATTTTTAATGAGTAAGCGTTACCAAATGTACCAACTTCATATCTTATGTACGGCTCAATAATTCCAATATTAGGATCCATTGTGGTTCTAATCCTGCACCAATGTGTTTCGGACGCTCGTACTTCATCGAATACAAGAACTGTACTCAAATTCAAACTTTTAAATTCATAAAGAGAATGAATTATCCTTAATAAATCATCTTGCATAATATTTCTCGAAATAGGTGTGTGAGCACGGAATCGAACCGTGGGCTTTTCAGTAGGGTAGTATTTTGCATTAAACTATCTCCACGGCGATACGCCATTGTGGATGGTGGAATTTAACCACTAACTCTACGCGTGTAGAAATATTTTACCTTTAAACTATGATCACACATTGTTTGGTACTGATAGAAGGATTCGAACCCCCAAGTACAGTGATCAACCTGTACCCAACGCCCCAGCTTTTAAAGAAAGTGATTCATGCTTGTATTATAATAATACATTCACTAGCCGTCGCCTGTTAGCTCATGAGACTTTCTAAAATTGCCATCATTTATCAGCAAATTGGTTGGTGTTGCGGGTGGAATCGAACCACCATTTCCATTGCCATAATACTATTCCTTAATCATTTTCATGACCCCTGACTCGAACAGAGTGTATTGGTTCGGGGAAAGTCCCCTAGGCTTTCAACAACATGTTAATCGAAACTGAAATCCATTTTGTTTTTTTATTCAGAAAAAGTTTATAGTTGCTGTTGGATTTCATACTAGAATCTATTTTATTTTCGCATAAGAAGTTTTAATTGCTGTTAGATTCCAAATTTTGTTATTCATTATAGGTTAATATCACCTAATGATAGTTTAGTTTTCTCGGTTTTTACCGGTACTGGTTCAATAACTTCTGTATTTTCTTCACGCATTTTGATCAGTACTTCAGGAATAATACCTTTCTGTACATCATCATACATAGAAACTACTGTTTCAATACAAGAGCACAATTCCCGTACTTTGTACTGGTAACCTTGTGGTAAAGGTTTAACCAATTCAAGTACTTCTTCAAGTTTCTCGAGTAATTCTTTATGTACTGACATGTTATTCCTCACTTGATTAAGTGCTAAATTAAAGGGGAGTAATACACCTTTGGGTCTTGCGGGGTTACTCGATTGCATTCGGTACTATTAACCCTTATTCCCGTTTTATGAATGCCTATGAGCTTAACCAGTGTATTACTCAGTCTCGTGCTAGCCGGATTTCATTGCCTTCTTTATAAGCAATAATACCATTACCAATATCGTTACGACCATCAACAAGATCACTCGCCTTGAGGGTTTGTGTATGGACTCCATCAGCCATTGCTGCAACTGATACTACGGTAGCAATGAGTTCTTCAATCTTTTGTGCGTACTGCTCAGGGAGATCTTGAGTTGCATCAATAATACCCTGTGCATACGCAGTAATTTGTTCTAATCTATTGTTCATGCTATTTCCTTAATTTTAATTTACCAAAAGCATCTATTATGTATTTGTAAAATTCATAATCAAAACCCAAATCTTCAACTGTACTTAATTGAAAGTAGTGTTCTTCGCTTTCTGGATATGGTACGTCAACTATTGTGTACTTATCCTCTTCTTCTTCATATGAGCCATATTTTTCTGATATTAAAGTTATTATTTTCTGTTCAATTGGAATACATATAGTAAAAGCATAAGTTATACCGTCGATAATGTTATCATTGATCTTCCATTTGCATATAATGGCAGGGCGAACTCCGTGATCAGACCATGTTGCCTTGGATTGTTCCCCGGCTAGCAATGCATCAATTTCATTTTTTAACTTTTTACCAAAACTTTCGAACTCCATAACAAGAATCCTTTTTTTCATATAATCAGATGAGGTTAGTTGCTGAAAGATTCTTTTGGAGGTAGATGTGAGATTTGAACTCACGAGCCGCTATTAACGGCTGCCAATTTTCAAGATTGGTGCAATAAGCCAGACTCTGCCAATCTACCTAATACTGGATTCATTATGTATGCTACATAGGCCGCGTACAACACATCTTTCACCTATGCATACACTTTTAAATTATCCGCAGCGTGTCACTGCGTTATATATCCTAAGATATAAAATTCATAAGATTTTATATGTTTGCTGTTATGAATCCACTTCGCCAGCGTTTTTATATTACCTTTCGGTAATTATATTATATCACATTTTCAATGATTTGTCCCAAGAATTTTTATTCTTTTGGACTCACAATCCCCTGTTCATTGAGTAGCTTAGTGTACATAAATGTCTCATGATCGCTAAGTTCTACCCCCTGAGCAATGACTGCTTCATAGTACTCAATCGTTTCTTCATCGTCAAATTTTAAGTTTCCAGCTAAAACCACACGATGGTTAATTGGGATTACCTCAGCCGCATCAATTGCTGCTATTACCACATTAACATCACCAATCGCTGCTTGTTTATCTTCACACGAAGTGATAAATGTATCAAGGTCTTTAAAATTATCTTCGTTTAAATATTCCATATTGTAGTTCTCCATTTTATGGATTTATTATATCACATTTCTAAATGTTTGTCCCAAGATTTTTTTCAGCAGCCTGATTGAACTGTTCATGGGCAGTCTTCATGATGGCATCCACGTATTGCTTATGTGATTTATACAAAATAATCTCACCCATCGTCTCGCATTGAAAAGATTTAGCTTCATCATCGTAGTATGGAATATATAATAAATCTGCTGAGAATTGATTTGGTAACATATTACCATCAATTTTAATTAATGCTGCATTGCCTTTTATTATATTACAATATTCACTTGCCGTTAATTTACCTTCAATAATTCTATCCATTATATTAGGAACGGGCATGTATAACTTACCATCACGAATTTCAATAATTGAATGAGCTTTCATTACATATGGAACTTCATGTAAATTTTTATTATAAAAAGCATTAGTAGAAACAGAGTATATAATATCCATCTCACTATTTTCATTATAACGAGTTTTTATTCTAACATCATCGGTGTGATGGTTTTTTAAAACATCCATATATTCTTGATTAGTCATGTATTTCTCACTTAAAAAAATTGGGCAATAATATGCCCCATTTGTTATTCCAAAATTACAGTTTTTTCTTGTTTTTTATCTTTCTTTTTGATTTTCTTAGTACTTTCACCTTTACTGCGTTGTAGTTCTAAGAGTTGTTTAATCACTGCAATTGAAGGGCGTTTTGACTTAAAGTCATAAGAACTTTGCCCATTCATGCGGTAAATGTTACCGTAGGAATAAAACTTATTTTCAACCCAAATTTCCATATAAGGTGTACGATATCTGAAATCGACATCTTTATCAGTTTTAACATATAAACCGATTGTATGTTCGTCAACAGACACATCACACATACCAGCATCAATCTTACCAAGTTCAAGCTGGATCTTATCATCAACTTCTTTACTATACTTCAATGAACCCATTAGTACCTGTAGGGAAATGAATACATTACTTCCCATGCATACGGTTGAAACAATCAACATCAAACCGAATAGACCAATCAGTACTAAACAACCAATCATGAATAATTCCACATTAACCTCCCACAATTTGTTTGATAAAGTCTTTCGACAGTTCTCTGAAATAGATTTCGTTAGCACGAATTTCATAGTTCAGGCGATCAATAACCGAAAATAAACGTTTATGTTCTTTAGCTTCGGGTTGGGTACGCTGGTCTTTGTCGTTAAGTACATGCCATTTGTCCCATGTTTCGGAACGGAATTTCTTTAAGTCTTGAATACGCTGGTATGTACTTTTAAGTACTTCTTCAGTAATCATATAGTATCCTTTAGCATTTAATTAAAATGCCGTCACCGAAGTGACGGCTAAGATATTACTTGCGTTTATTTTTGCGAGTTAGATCGTGTAGCTCGCTTTTTAGCTCATTCTTCCACTCAAGAAGATGTACAAAAGTAATCTTCTTCACATCAGCCCCTGAATGCTGGTCTAGCATTTCCTCTGCTTGTGAAAGCTGGAACTTAATGTAGTTCACAGTGCGATCAAAGTCAGAGATATCAGCGATGGTGTTTTCAGTGTTAGTATTTTTAAGCATATTGGTAAAACCCTTATTTTACTTTATAGAATGTTCTCATCTGTGAGAACCGTGTTTACGTTTTAACATCCGTCGATGTGTTTATTATATCACAAGTTTTTCGTTCTGTCCCGATAATTTGTGATTTTTTTGAGAGCGTTCGTGGATTCGAACCACATCAGAATAAATTCTGTCCTCAGTTATATACTGCCAGTTTACTGAATCGCCCGAGGCTACACTCATTTTTTATATTTTTTATTTCCACTACTAAAAATGTAATCAACCGCTACGCCCATTGCGAACCAGATTGCAAAGGCATTATTACCAGTACTGATAAGTAGTCCTAGGACTGCCAGAATAATAAGAATTTTAGTCATGTTATCTCCATGTGTGAGAAAGTTATTATATCACGGTAACGCGATTTGTCTAGCGTTATATTCTTCGTAACCATTGCGTCTTAAAACGCGTAGTACTTCAGCTTCATAATCAGGTTGTGGTTCATCTTGCTGATGAACAAATAATACCTCACCGTACTGGCTGCTGTCAAGTGTTTTTTCAATGATACCCTGTACGTATGTTGGATCAGGTGAGAACTCATTACCAACGAAGGCACGAATCTGCTTATCGCCATTCTCATCATAAAATGTAATTAATAAAATCTTACTCATATTAGTCCCCATAGATTTTGTCGGTATATCCCGGTACTGGCAAGTAGATATCAGCATCTTCATCACCAATCTGTATTACTCCCTTGAAAGACATTTTATCATAACACTGACATTTGTCAATTATATCTTTCAATGCATCTTGAAATTTTCTCATGTCTTGGGTGTAATAATTGGTGTTTATCATCTCACGCCCGCTACGTTTTAGATAGCCAATGACTTCACCATTATAACGGATCACACTACTTATTATTCCATATGGTATTGCTTCTTTATCAACATCAACAAAAACATCACTAATACTAAGTTCAGTACTTGAAAGTCCAGATAGATAACTTTCAATAATAGCTTCAATTACATAATCATCAGTACCCATGTATCCAAGTACTGCTTCAGTTAGATAAGTGTTAGCAGTATGAGAGATAACAGGTAAATCATCCATCATTTTACATGGCAATGGTTCAACAACAGCCTTAGTAAGTTCGGATGTTTTAATCCAGTAAGTACCCATCATATGTGGAGCAATGGAGGTGTAATCCTGCCAATATATATTGTCATAATCACTTGTTAAATCAGCAACCAAATTTTCATATCCGGGTTCAATGAATACCGGTGTTACATTGGTGAACACAAGAAGTACTTGGTTCGGGACATCAACCCCATCATTACATGCAGGGTATGCTACCATCCATTTATTGTCGTCGATGACGTTATTGATAGCTCTTTTTTCATCTCTAGACGTATTAATTAAATCATGTTGAAACATCTTTATGATTAATTTGGATAGCATGGTTTATATTACCCTTCTAAATAGTTAAATGTTTTGTCACATACAGTGAAAGACAATCGTAACATAGGAATTGAAATAATGCAACCCATGATTCGTGCTAAAAACTCGAATTCAGGTAAATTGTAATACGCAACGACGAGCATTGGAATAAGACCAACAGCTAACATTAGTACTAGCATTGTAATACCAACAATAAAATAAATCAAATTATTTACAAATGTTTGCATAATTCAAAATTCTCACAACTTGTTCCATATGATCATTAAATGCAGCATGTGTTGGGTGCTCGGGACTCAAAATGCGTTTCTGGCGAGCAAGTTGTTCATCATCAGATTTTTCATCTCTACGCATTCCCTCAAGAATACTGTTCCACGTAGCAGCAGCTTTCTTTTCAGTTTTAAATGCAGTACTGGCAGTTATACTTGTGGTGAATTCATTATGACGAAAGTATCTGGAATATTTTGATTCAATAGGACCACTGTAGTATACAGTTTCGGTTACCCCATTGCGGTCAACTCGGTCAAAGCTAATACAATAACCTTTTTTTGGTTTAGGCTTCTCAACAATTTGTGCATTATGCACAACCGTGAGTACTTCGACTACGTATACCTCGCCGCCTACTTCATCCAACCACCCACCTTTTAATAATTTTTTGGCAGCGTTGAACGCAGTTTTTTCTTGAGTAAGTACTGCAATATCTTCAATGTGTTCAGTTGTAGATCCGTAACTGGTATTAGACACATATTCTTTTTCACCTTCAGGTGAAACATACATTAAACCGTACATAGATTTTGTCCCCATAGTCATATGCTGCTTATATCCAGCATAGATGCTATTAATAATAATCGTTAATAATGATAGTACTAATAGAGTACTCACAATAATGTGTAAATTATCTTTAAACCACTTCATGAGTACTCCTTTAAATTACTTATCGAATGTCCACCCATCGTAATCATTACGCTGTGACCAATCTCCATTAAATTCCGAGATAGGTGGTGGGGTGTTTGGAATAACGAACTCTTCTTCGAAATGATGTACTTTAACCTTACATACCACACGCATATAAGACTCATCATAATATTCAGAACGACCAAGAATATCATGCAAACGATCATATACATCATCATCGTTACTACTATGTAGCAATTCTGCCCAGATTTCTTGTTCTACATCGCTACAGTCGATTGCAGGAAATTCAGAATTAGTGAATGTACTAATGAATTCAAGAGATAGTTTTCCAGATTTGTATTGTTCGAACAACCGTTCAAGAAAATCTGAACAATTTAAATCTTCCCCTGCTAAATCATCAGCACAGTGAGCGAACCAGCCTAGTACTAAAAGATATTCATTCACTTGTTCTTTGGTTAGTCCGGTGACTGTGTTCGTATCATATTCATCACCATCATTTTCCCATGTAGTAATAGATAGAGCATAACCTTTTGGGATGGTGGTTCCGGGTACAAATAATTTAGACATTTACAAAATCCTTAGTCATATCATACAAGATTGATTGAATTTCTTGGAATTTAACTTTCCAAGGTTGGTAGTTAGCTTGTAGAAGCTGGTCTTTCTTACACATAGCTTCATAGGCGGTGATCGCAGCTTTAACCTTATCAACTAGAGCATTTTTTGTTTTAAGGATGTACTCAGGTTTAATACCACCCAGCCCCAAGTGTACAAGTACCTCAAAATCGCGATACGCCTGCTGTAGCTCACTCAAATAGTTAATCTGGTTGTCTGGGTAGTTGAAACGGTAAAGGTCTTCACAGACCTCCTGAATGCGTTTTTCAGCCTTTGCCTCTTTGCCGTACTTCTCGAAGAAAATTTCAGATGGTGGATACTTCTTGATATTTTCCAACCAATTTACCAGTACTTGATTCATTTGTTTTCCTTAGTAATTTACATCACTTGCACGTGAAATACCCAATGATACCTTCCCACGCAATTTAGGATTCAATGCTACCACAGTTTTGCGGCGTTTGCCATACCAATTCTCATAATCTTCTTCTGGAACGAATTGGTTAGGGAAATCCCACGACCGTTTTTTGTGAAGTTGTGCGGCGTTGTGTTTTAGCATTTTCTCAACTTCAGGTGGGATATCAAAAGTTTTATGGTTGTAACACCATTCGTTTCTCAGTGAAGTCTCAGTGAACTGGAGAGTTTCTTTTACCAACATTAGTGGGACTGGAGTGGGATCGATATGCATGTAATCTTCCGCATATCCATTCCACAATACAATCTCGGGATTACCCTCAATTGCATTAAGAATTTCAATTAACTTATTCTTTTTCATTTAGCACGACCTGAACGTTTGCATGGATGACAATCCTCGATTACACCTTCCCCTGCGTAAACCCAACCATTACCATCACAGTACTTACATGTGTCGGTAGATGTGGTTTCATCTGGTACATGAGTGTGTTCGACTTCTTTGGTTTTAGTTCTGAATAGATCAAAGATAGATTTCATATTATTCCTTAGAGTGTTGACAAGCTGTACAATCGATTATATCACCACATGCTTCAACTGTCCATCCTTCCCCGTCACAGACTTCACATTCTTGTTCTTCAGTACTCATAATATTCCTTAATATGGTGCATAGGGTAGGACTCGAACCTACAGTTTCGTGTTACTCCGGTTTCGGTATCAGTACTGAAATCACCATTACAGTACTACTGGCCTAGTCCAGAGGCGTCTCCCGCTTCCGCCACCTATGCAATAATTTATACTGGGTTAAATTCTTTTTTAAGATATTTGTCCCATGCAGTGTTTATAGTATTGTTATTAACTTCAATCAAATATCCATTGAATTCGTATTTTACATTACAACCTGCATTACTGTCAAGGATTTTTTGTGCTGTTAAAAACAATACATCAAACGACGCTGATGAATAACCCGAAAGTACAATTGTTGGAAAAATACGATACAATTCAGTCATATTAGTTTCCAAAATATTTAACAACAACAGCAAGTACTACGATAACTACGATAGCCAATACTCCACGCTTCCAGTCATCTTTTCCAATGCTTTCAGGGTTTACAGCTTTTTGAGTTTTAGGATCGATTTTGATTGACATTTGAATTTTAGATTTCATTTTTATTTCCTTAATCAGTTGTCGATGGAGTTATTATAGGGGATTGTTCATCCCCTGTCAACACTTATTCTTCGAAAAGTTTAGATAATTTCGCATGTAGCTCAAGGTTTACTACTTCATCGATTTCTTGAGACTCACGGATGGCGAGATTAAGTGCATTTAGAACTTCTTCAATCTCGTCTTTAGTGAGAAATACGTTATTGATTTTTACCATTATAAGTTCCTCTGAATTTGGTTAGAATTTAGCTAGACTAAATTTCTTCATGTGATAACGTTGTTCTTCAGTAATTGCTTCAGTAGCAATTGCAGTTTTACCTAGACCTAGACTTTGTTCAGTATACGTGATGTAATCAATTTTAACAGAATTTAAATAATTGTAAACCTCATTAAAACTTTTATTTCCCGGAGACAGTACAATGATACTAGTACGGTCGGCATGATTTTTAAATTTCTGAGCACTATCATACGCTGCATGGGCAACTTGTACAACTTTATTTTGAATTTCGAGATCATCACGCACAATAACATACACATAGCGGCGGTTCTCTGTGCCGACCAAAGACATATTATTTGTTCTCCAATTTTTCAATTTGGGCTTTTAGTTCGATGATCCGGTCTTGGGCTTTGTTTAAATCGATAACAGTTTGCTTATGTGATTCGTAACGAACCCATGAGCCATAGCTGCACTCTTCCATACCGGCATAACGTTCATATGTATAGTCTTCAGTTTTCATGCATGGATCATAACGTTTCATTACATAACCTTATTTGCTGGATGTGGGACTTGTTTAATGATAGTAGTGTAGATATCAGTAAAGATAACACCTTGGCTTACTTGCCGAATTGAGATTTCAGGACTGTAGTACGATGAAAACATACCGCAAGTACTGTAATGGTACTTGAAATATAACTCAAGACGCATTTTCAAATCCTGCAACGCCATTACTACCATTGATTCTTTAAGAGTTCTTTCTGAGTTAAGAACAGTACCTACACATTTAAGTACTTTAATACCAACTGAATCAGTTTTGAATTGTTCGTTGCGTTTAGACTTTTCATCAGCAACACCTTTAAGGAAGGTATTGATTTCAGTTAAGCACTGTTTAGCAACTACATTGTTTTCGTTCACTTGTTCAATCGTTAACGTATTCATTATTTTCCTTAAGAAGCTCTCGTTGTCTGAGAGCTATAATATTATAAGTCAGGGTGTTCGTCAAGCATTATTTCACCTCTTTTAACGCTTCAGTGAGTAATGCGTGCAGATTCCGGGCATCATCGACTGATAATGTAAATCCCAGTTGTGGGATTTTGAAACGGACCCATTGATCATAATTTGGATACAAGTGGATTTCCTGTTTATGGCGATTCTGCCAGTCACCATCAACATTGAGTTCAAGATGAACCTGTTTCAAAATATCTGCATCAGCATTGGTTTGGTTACGTGTAATCATGGTTTGAGTACTGGCTTTGCTGGGCGATACTTACGGTTAAAACGTGGTTCGGTACGATTATTGAAATAACTAGCAATACCATGCTCAACCGATGTGAACGTATCCATACCATACACCCATTTATGATGAATGATACTACGTACAACATCGTTGTAGTTTGTTTGGTTTACTGTAGGCAATGAATCAAGTACTGCATCAATACCGATAATTTCCTGTTCATCAAAATGATCTTTCAATTCAGTCTGGGCAAACGCATAACCAGTGAACTCATAGCGTTCTGGGTTCTTATGCAGTGCTTTAGCCCATGTACGCAGTTCACGACGTGCCAACTGAGGCCAGCAACGGTCAATAGTATCATATGCATCAGTAAGAGATTCTTTTTTAGAATTCACGTCGATCCAAACAGCAATCATATGTTTCGCAACTTGCATTTGTATTTTAGATTTCATTTTGGTTCCTTAAAGTGTGGTTGATGTGGGTATTATAGAAGATACCCACAGGTACGTCAATCGATTTCTGGAACAATTTCAATTAATTTGAGCATTAATTTATAACTTAGATCTTCGTCTAGTAATAAAGATTCAGACGTTGCAATACCAAGGGCATTGGCAATTTCTTTAATCTCGTCAACTGTTAATGTTACATCAAATTTTAAATCGTTGTTTTTCATGTTATTTTCCTATTTTTTTTTGTATTTTATACATCTGCGGCATATTTTTTCCCACTAGAACTACTAGTCACACTGATAATTTCAAGATCAAGATCTTCACGATATCCACGATCATCACCATGAATCTGACCAAGACGAGCAACCGCATTCATTTCTGAAGTTGCTGGGATTTGATACTGTTTGGTGGCACCGCCGTTTTTCTTGAACGTGATCACGTACAGAATTTTAGTACTCATTTGGTAACCTCATATCCTAAAGAAACAAGATGGGCAATTGCAAGTTCAGTGACAATTGCTGGATTAGCGACGTTAAATGATTCGTGGTTCTTTTCGATTTCAGTGACTGAAACACGAAAACCAACTAAACGTGTATCATTTGATACATGAGATACACCACCCGGATGATTAAAAGTCGATTCAATTTTCATTAGTTCTGTACCTCAAACGTGTATGTCCATTCATCACCATCGTCCAATTCTACATAACCCAACCGGATCCCCAATGGTTGATAATCTTTAGCGTGCCAATATCCATCCCACAAGTAAGGTTCTTCAAACCACCCTTGAACTGTGGAATTCATATTGATCGTAACATACTTCATACCACGCTGTACAGGAATTTTTTCACCATTTACCATAGCGAACGATGAACATGATTCTTCGTAGTATTTCATTATTATTCCTCTTCTTTTTTAGGACGTTTAATTTCTTTACCGAAGAAATATTCTACATCACAAATTTGGAAAAGACCAGATTTAATTGCATCATGATATTGGTATGCAGTACTCATTTCTAAATGTACGGATAACAAACAGTTGTTCAGTGTGCAGATGCGACCAATACGATGTTTCACTGGGCTGTTTTCATTTGTCAGTACTGAATGAATTTCAACATCAACTTCGAATACACCAAAGGCGTTACTATCAGTGATGAACATCATACGCTGCATGGCAACTTCAGCAGTGCAGTAAAAAGCGATTGGCATGAGATTAGATTTATGGACAATTGCGTACTGTTTCATTTTATACCTTTGTCTTAAGGAAATGTACGTTACTCTTGGGGTTTAACATTTCAAGTAACCGTGCTTTTGTTTCTGGTGATATTGTAGCACTATTTTTTCTCACGTTCAACTTTTTTCTCCAAAATAGGTATTGCGTAAACGTACTAGCATTTCGGCTTCTTTAATACCGAACTGACCAAGATCGTGTACTAGTGATTGTTGAAATAACGTTTCTTCAATATTAGTATACTCCAAATCAAAGATAACCACAACTGATTTTAGTGGGGGGTTTTTACGATACAAGTTATATGGATTGTGTGCTTCACCCCGAGTGAAATCATATGTATGTTCATACAGATCAAATCCATAGCTTCTGGTTCCATCTTTAAACGTCATTAGACAAGATATGCAGCCATCAGACAATACATACATTAATGTATTATTTCTATATGACTGATGGGATACTAATTTAGTTTTATTAACGATTGCACGATTTACAATGTTAGGATGATTTAGTGTTCTAAGATATGTTAAAATAGTATTCATAATTTTCCAATAAAAAAAGCCCCCGGTTAAGGAGGCTATTATACAATAGAATTTTGTTCAGATCAACGGAAACTTACAGATAATTCATCACTGTCCGCATCAATAATTTTTGCTTCATGTAAACGTTCAAAATATCCTTTCCAGAATGCATAAACTTCTACCCACTGCTGGCTATCTTTGGATGTACGAACCTTAAATGAATAATCGTAATCACCACCGAACTTGGATTTCACTGCCCACGGCTGCATTGAAATTTCCTGTAGTCTAATTGCACGTTCTTCCTGAGAAAGATATCCAGATGATGCTTGAGTCATTTCATGATGTTTCTTTATAATTTGTAAAGCTTCTTTTGCACTTTCAAGATCTTCAAACACAACATCATCGATAATTCGTTCTTCATCATGTGAACCAAACGTATTGCCAGTTTGATAGTGAATTTCAATTTGATATTTCATTTTATAGTTCCATTAGTATATTATTTTTTATGTTTTTTAATTTTCCAACTTTCCACCCCATAACCATATGGCATTGTTGCTGTATGTGGTTTGTAAGGAGGGGTTCGTGTTTTCTTGGAAGGTTTAGATACAGTGGGTGCCATATTAATCAGATGCGTTATAATCCCGCGATCAATTTCTTTCGTCATATCTTCAGCAAATTGCCTAGACATTTGTTTTGAAAGTTCATTGGCAGCTTGCTGAATAAGTTTTAGTGATTCTTTTGAGTACAGGGTTAATTCATCTATAATGTTAGATATAAATTTAATATCTCTATATTCCATATCACCAAAATCGTATATAGTACTTAGTTGGAAATATTCTTCTTCAGAAATGTTTCGATAATTATAACTATCTAACTCCATTCCGTCTTCTGGATCTACAAATATAATTTTATTTAAATTAATATAAGTTGTGTTGTCTAGTTTAATTGTAAATAAACTCTTTGCGTCAAAGAATGCACATTCACTAAAATATGTTATTCCAGAATAAGCAAATGCATTAAATGCAGCTTCATTTCCATAATGTTCATTAGCCAACTCTCGACCCAATGTTTTTATATTCTTGAGTACTCTATTTCGTTGGATCAATTTGCATGTCTCATGATATATTTTCAATTTTATTAGTGACTTCATTATCAATGACGGTAATGAAGTCAATTAACGCATTGTGAATTTCTGATGTTAAAAACCCAATATCTGATACCACTGATAATTGGAATAAACTAGCTTCATCTTGTTCTTTGGATATTAGTACTGAATCGGTCGCTGCCATTATTTCATCTTCATTCCACTCACTAGCGAAGCAGTATTCAACTTCGTTAGTATCATCTTTACTCGTTTGGTGATAAAATAACATTAATATGTTTTTGTATTCCAACTCAATTGAGTACGATCTATTATGACCTTCATTATAACCGAAATATAATAAGTTGGGTTTTCTTGGTCTAATTTTAGTATATGCTCTTAATTTATTTTGGGACTGTACTCGAGCTTGCTGCACCATTTCAGCAACAATCTGATCTTTGTACTCGTAAAATTGTGCAATCTGTTTTAATGGAGTTGTGTTACTCATAACATTTCCTTAATTGGTCGAGACAGCAGGATTCGAACCTGCGACCCACGGCTTAGAAGGCCGTTGCTCTATCCAACTGAGCTATGCCCCGATATTTTATTATATCATATTTTCAGTACTTTGTCCCAAATAAACGCCATCAAGTGGCGTTTTTATTTGAAGACTTGAAATAGTGCATTCATTGAAATCACGAACTGTTTTTCTTCTTCATTGAAATCACGCACGGTGTCATAAATGTCATCGTTTTTATGATAATCAGTGAATGAATATTTCTCCCAACGTTGCCAGTGCCAATCAATTGTGGCATTTTTTGGAATGCTAGGATCATTTTCTCTGAATTTTGCTTCTAGTAAGTTTTTTAATACTGTTTCTATATCCACAATTGTCATATGTGGAAGTGCATTTCTAACCAAATCAGATGGGAATAATTCAACATCAACTACCCGAACATCAGTTAAAGTACCTTTAATTTTTACTTTCGTCATTCAATACTACCTCACATTCTGCTATAGACAAATAAGTCTTTGTGGTATCCCAACTATCACCATATAGATTTTTCATTGCATCTATCGTATCAGATGAATGCTTAAACATTGTATCGGGAATAATATCGTTTGTTAATGTGTTGATCCCAACGAAGAATCTATTTTGCGTTGACATGACGAATGAACTCTCCTTGTTTGTTTTCATCTGGGTGATTCATATAAGCTTCAAATGTACCATTACTATCAGATTCAATTTCATACAATGCGTATTGAATTGTTGCCTCTTTTAACCGCACACGTGTAACAGTTCCGTATCCAGTAAAGACTTTACCAGTACTGGCATTAATACTTCTGAAGTATACACGCTCACCCTCATTAGGCTGTGTAGCAAAAAAAGCATCAGATCTGCGTTTTTCAATAGCTACACTTTCACTTTTAATTTCGTGAATTGTTCTTCCATTCAAAAGTTTTCTCATCTTATGCTCAACGTAATCATGGATATGTTGTTCATGTTTTTTCATGATGTTACTCCAATATGTTGAAAATAGTGTACAGTGCCTTGTCCGTTTATCCATAAGTACCGAAAATTATATTCAGGTAAATCTAAGTAATCAGCACCCCAACCATTCCAAAATGATGGGTCGGTTCCTTCTTTACCATGTTCACGTACGTAAGAAAGAAAGAATTTACTTGGATTTTTTATAGAATCATCACAATATAATTCAATTTCCGAACAGGAACGCGTATTCATAATATCAATAAAGTATTGGATTTCCGATTCATACTTTTTGTTATTAATATATTCTTCATATTCTTCAGGGTAGTATCCAAAGATACCCTTATGAAGTTCGCGTGGATCCATTTTGTCAATATGTTCCATTGCTTTCTTAAACCACTCAGAAGGTTCCATAAAACTATACCTCACAATCCACGGGGGTTACATTAAAATGTTTATAAAAACGATCCATAAGTGCTTTTACTGACCTAATGTCAGATAGAGTAATATCTTTCATATCGGTTACAGTACTTTCCATGAAGAACTCAGATTCGTCAATTGTAAATTTCATTCCAACTGACTCATGTGCATACTTGCACTCAGGTTTTTTTCCATCAAACCAAGTGTTAAGTTGGAAAGCATTATCCCACGGTCGCATTATCAATTGATATTCAATAAGATTATCATTATCATATATTTTTATTTGAACAAACCGGTCATAAATGAATGTTTCTAGTAAATTATTATACCCATTACCAGAAGGATTGATGATCCTATCTATTACTTCAACAACTTTTGTTCCGCGTTTTCCAATAGGATTTGAATCCAAATATTCGTTTGATTTTTGAACAACTTCTAGTAGTGTTAGTATTTTCATAGTTTTCCTACATATTGTTTAGAAAGTCTTCATTATCTTTTTCGTTGCACCAACGTGCAGTACATGTAAGTGCTGATGCAAAAATTGATGCTGATGCTCTGCAACCACTGGTCAAGTACTGGGATAGTGATCCTACAATCTCAAACACCTTTTCATGTTCTTTGAGATCGTCAAAACGCTCTTTCCATGCATAGTACTCTGCATCAGTGATAGTCAAATCACCATCAGGTAGGTTCTCACAGATACTGCTCAAAATCTTAGAAATATCACGCATCTTCATCTCCATAGCGTTCATCAAGATAATCATCATCACGATCTAGGGGTTCTTTCATTTTCCATACCTCACCTTGCGATGGTACTTGTTAAAAATCTGTCTAATCAACTGTAAATCTTCTAATATCAAATCACTAAAATATGATTTAGTACTTTTTGTAATTTTCATAAGAAGAAATAGTTCTCTAGATCATCAGGAGCTTCGGCAATAGTTATTAGATCAAGTTGTCCACGACGCATGTAAATATTGAATACTTTAGCATAAGTACCGAATACTATTTCAGGTTCCTGAAGAGTTTCAGTTACTACAGTCATATGAACACCAGCACACAATTGTTGGAAAATAAACCGATAACCCTTCAGGTGGCGGATTTCATCAACATTTTGCATTTTACGACCACGAACAACGTTTGCCAAAATTTATTCCTCTGCGTTTTTGAACTCATATTTAAGATAGCTAGTATCGTATATTTCTTCAATTCCGTCAAGCTCTACCCATGTAATTTTTGAATTACCGGTAAGCCCGGTTCTCATAAGAGAGATGTAGTATGAACCATTCTTGGCGTACACATGACCAGTACTGGTACGTTGGTACAAATCTAGTTCTTTATACCCTTGGGTAGTTTTAACCATAACTTGGGCTGGTAAGGGGATAACCCCTGCAATATTTTTACTATTGCTGTAAATTATTTTAAACATTATTGTATCCTATTTGTCATCTGGATGACCATAGATCAAACGTAAGTCACCTTTAGCATCGTAATAGCGAGTTACTACGCCTTTGCGTTTACCTTGTTCACGAGTCCAGTTAATTTGTGTAATTTTTTCACCAGTCGGGCAGCTATAGAATTTATCACGAGTAGCTTCGTCAACATTAAGATCACAACTTTTGATCTTACTTAGTACATCAGCATACATACCACTATTATTATGTTGTGGTTCAAATGAACGATTTTCACGTTCTGCTTGTTTGATTAATTCTTTATTGGGTTCTTTAACAGTAATCATATAATGTGCAGTATTGCCCAAAATCCATACAATAATTAATACCCATAAAAAGAATCCACCACAGCGTTCAAGTCTCATTAATATACCCTCACACGTTTTAATGCTTTGATTTCAGTTACTGATGGAAATACCACCAGACCAGTATAAGTTAAGCCGTCAAAGAAATTGATACCATTATCAAAAATATCAAATACAACAGCACCTTCAGCTTGTAGTTTGGACTTGATCTTAATCATATCAGATTCATCATTCAACCGCAAGAGGATTTTCCGACGTCCCGAGTTATACCATAAATTAAATTCTTCTTCTTGCTGTTCAGTACAACTCTGTTTGTACATCCATACCTGATCCATCGCGTGGCCTACCTGAACAGCTAGCTTACCTTCAGGCATATTTAAATCCTTTCTTAGGAGGATATACGCTTTGCCTTTGATGTCCAATGAAGTCCTTTCTGGCGAAAGCTGTCCAACTGTGCGAGTCTGCGTTCCTTCTTCTTCTGTCTTGTTTCTGATATCCACGAGTAAACATCCTTCATAAATTGGGTTTTAAGAGTTTCCATTTTAACAAAGTCTTGGTACGAAGGGAAGTAATTATTTTGTATTGTACTTTCCATAAAATGCTGTTCTTCTTCTGAACAAAAAGGATACTCCATAAACTTCATCGAGTCAAGGTGAAATGATGGTTCTTGGAATGTTTTTGTTAATGTCATATTATCAAAATCGTAAATCAATGCTTCATTGCGTTTACCACCAGTGATGCTCAACTCACGCTTGAATGTGATTGATTTAGCTTTAGTATTAAAAATGATCCGCAAACTATCATAAATTGGATCACGATAATAATAGATACCAGAACTATTTGTAGTTCTTGACATAGTTTCAAAAGAAATATTCTTTAATAATTCTGATGCAGTATCTGGAATTCTTCTAATTGGCATTAATAATGTTCTCACTGTATAATTCAATAAATTGTTCACGCAAGGAACTCAATACTTTCAAATCTTCAAAATCAATATCACCAAAATTTGAAATCAAGCTTTCTTGAAAGAATGATTCCTCAGTAAGTACATTATATAATGGAATGTCATAATCAGTACTGGTAGAGTCCACTGTTGGATTTGCAGTATATATAGAAACGGTAATTAAATCGTCGCTCATGAAAATACGATAGTTATAACCCTCTACATCTTGTAATTCTGGAAACATGTAAAAACGAATACAGTATTCTTCGATGAAGTCAATGTTTACTTTACAGCGAGTATCGCTGTCAAACCAAATTGATCTTGAAGTCTTACTGCGAAATAATTTCCAAACTGATTTGTCTATTTTACTAAATTGAGCAATTACATTCTTTACACTCATATTAAAATTCCTTTGTGTTTTTTTACATTATAGTACAACGTATGAATAAAATCAAGTGTTATTTTCTAAAAATCTATATTCAAAATACTCTTTTATATTATTCAATTTAACAACATCTTCAAACTTGATTAGTTTAATATCGATTATTGTACTTAATTGAAACAACTCACCTTCAGAACCGATTGAGAAAAAAGAAAAATCTTGATTATTTGGAATATAGATCACGTCATGTATATACGATATTTTATTTGCACAAAATTGAATTATATTGTCTCTATAATAAATCGATACATTATCATGTTTAAGAACCATTTCACAAGTACTCAATTCTACAGTTCTTTGGTGTTCGTCTTCATAAATTATTTTGTTTCCGGTTTCATATATTGATTTAAATGTTTTTCTGGTACATGAAACTTCGGCTATGAGAGTTGAACTATATTGGTATAGCTGCTCTGTGTATTTTTTATATTTGGTTTTCGTTTCCATAGTTTGCCATTTTGAGATCTAAAGCGATAATCTCATATAAAGTAGTAAATTCCAATAATGATTTCTCTGATAAGTAATCAGGTTTTTTGATACTAAGTTTTTTAAAGTATGTCCTATTATGTTTTGAATAGCAAGAACCATCGTAATGGACTACCATTTTAATTTCATCGTAAATCATCCAGTCCATACACGGGTCATAAGTTAATGTATAACGCTGAACATCTGCTGAATTTGGAAGTTCTATTACAAGTTTACCAGAATCCCACATTTTAATAAAGGTGTTAATTCCAACAGAAAATATAGTAACTGATGGGGAATAATTATCAATTGTAGTAGGATTAGTCTTCAATACATTCAGAAACATTTCAAAGTTAAGCATTTGTATATCCTCAAACTAAACTTAAAAGAAAAGCCCCCTCGACTGAGGGAGCTTAGATCTATGGATATTACTTACCAGCAGGGATAGTAACTAGTGGTGTTTGTGAACCACTTGCCATGTACTGTGGTAGTACCCCATTCCAACGGTTGATAGCTTCAAGCTGTAGTACTTCAGGATTAGCACGTAGTGCTTCACCACGCTTGACAATACTTTGTGCTTCTGCTTCTGCTAGACGTAGTTTAGCGTCTGCTTCACCGTTTGCTTGTTCACGAGCCATGTTTGCTTCTGCTTTACGCTGTTCAACTTCTTGAAGACGTTGTAGTGTTTTTTGATTAGCAGTTACTTTAGCATTGATTGATTCAATTACACTGGTTGGGTACTCTGGTTTACCCATCCATGATAGACTAATAATTTGAATACCAATTGGATTCATTTCACTTTGTAAATCACGTAGTGCTTCATCAAGTAGTGTGGATTTACCACCATCAATAAACTCGTCGGTATTCATTTTACTTGCAAGGCGGTTTAGTGAGTCACTAATTTTCTGACGCAAATCAGTATCAGTGATATCATCAACACCCTTACGGTAGGTCTGGAATACGGTAGTTACTTTAGTTGGGTCAACTTTGTATGAGACACCAATCTTATGACCGATGGTAGTACCATCACGCATTTGGAATGTAAATGCTTCGTCATATGACTTCATTTGTTTGAACATTGGGAACACATACAAATCAGTGTTAATACCAGTCCATACACGACCTACACCGACGACTTCACCAACACCCTTGTCATCACCTAGCTTGTTAACTTTAATACCAACATAGCCCGGTTCAACGCGGTCACAACCTGATAGTGCTAGAGAACCAAGTACAATACCAACTGCTAGTAGAATTTTCTTCATCATTTTATTTGTATACCCTTTTAATAATTACATAGATTGATGGAATGCTAAACACTAGAATAGCGAAACCAAATAAGTTTAGAATAGTATCTGGTGCAGATATCATTCCCGGAACCGCGTTTAATAACACGAATAACACGTATACTACAAGTACAAAACCAACTAACCACTTTTTAACGATGTTTGACATATTCAATCTCCAAAAGAATGCCCGTTCATATTTTACAACATGTACGGGCGAAAGTCAATAACAATTTATAGGAAAAACACTGTTTAAAGAAAATGGAGAAATTTAAACAGCAAAGGGATAAAACTAATCGGTGCTAACGGTAGGACTTGAACCCACAAAATGCCTCATTACAAGTGAGGTGCTGTACCAATTGAGCCACGTCAGCATTATGACAGGAATAAAAAATGTTTGTCCTGTCATACTTATATTATATCACATAATCAGTGATTTGTCCCAAGAATTATTTAATTTCTTGAATTTCGTCAATCACTTGTTTAGCTAGTACACGAAGTTTTGTGTACACGTATGCATTTTCTTCTTTCTCAATGACCAATTCGTGCGTTGCAGCATATAAGATCTCAGCCATAGTCAAATCCTGACGCAACCAATTACCATTTTTGAATAAAGTTAAAACACAATATGGATGTGGCTTTTCACTAGTCTGATCACACACCACAACACTTAGTACATCATCACCGTGGTCTTTAGTAGCCAAATCAGTATTGATCTGTGTCATGTAATCACGTAGTTCCAATGAAGCTTCAGTGTTAATAGCAAATACTTTACCATTTTCTGTTTCATGGATATTAAGATCAATATCATGACCCAACTTGCGAGTACTTAGAGTGTACAAAAGTAACTCATAACCATCGTACTGGATTTCAGTACTGTCAGCGTTTGTCACTTTTACAACACAACCGTTCTCGGATACTTCAGTACCGAAACCATCTTTGTCAGATAGAAAATCAGTAATTTGTGTAATTAGTTGTTGAATATCTTTAATCATCATTTTTCCTTTTAGTTGCACGAAATAATGCGTGAACATTTTTCTCCGTATCTTCTTTTAACATTTCATCGTAAGTCAATCCACGAGCCTTTAAGGTATCCCATGCTGCTCTGCGAGTTTTACGTGCAGTATTTAGCATAAGATTAAATTCGACCATTTGCTCATCACTGAACCTAATAATATTATCATTGCTATTCAAGTGTACATAGCCATTATCCCAATCAAATCCTGCAACGACTGATGAAATTGGACTTGAAGGTGTACACCCAATAGATTCAAATGTTGTTTGTACTGGAATAACTACTTCCCAATCTTGGGGCATACCGTTGAGTACTGCTATCATTTCTGCTACAGTCATAATTATTCCTTAACTGTATCATTAATGAAAAGAAAATCAAGCATAGTTGATTCAACACCAGAAAGAATAGAAATATAACCACTCTTTTGTAATTCATCCATTGTTAGGTATACACCTTCTGGGTACTCAGCAATAAACTTTTCAATCAATACTAGATTTTCTTTACCGCGTTCAGGTTTCCAGTCATTTTTTGCACCAGTAACTAATCCTGACATGGAAACTTCAAAATAATTTTTAATTACAGGTTTAAGTACTAATTCATCTTCATCGTAATTTTCTTTATTATCAGTTTTTTGCAAGTTCATCATTTCCTGACCCATTCGGATTAGAAAAGCGGCGTGGTCAGTTTTATCATACTCTTGTCCAGCAGTCATTGGTGGTAGAATTGGAATATTGTAGGCTGACAACCCCATAATCAAGAATGATAATTCAGCATCAAGTGAAACGACACTACGAAGAAATTCTTCATCAATTTCTTTTTTCAATTCCAATTCACGGAATTTACATATTTTTTTGACGTTAGAACTATTGGAATATGAGTAATCTTTTCGTTCGTCGTTGCTTTCTTGGCGATATTCAGCCATAGCTACTGCACGATCATATATGTCTTCGGGCGTAACAACAACACCAGATTTGTTAACAGTCCCAATTTTACTGGAATAAAGGTCCATGTATTTGGTAATATCAGCTTCAAATTCATCTGGTACACCAATATATTTTTCCATTTGTTTTTTTAGATACTTCACAAATGGAACATTTGTGTATGATTCGTCAAAATACATCGCAGGGGTGCATTCCATGAATAAGTTATAGACTGATTCATGCACTGGGAAATATCCCAAAAATTTACGCTTAGTCATATCTTTAGAGCTATCTAAAAATAGTGAGCCGAAATGAATCATATTACCAATAACTTCCCAATTAAGATCATTAGCTGTTGTATTATAACCATTACGGTCATACGAGGAAACGTCTTCATCTTCTGGTGGAATGGATTGTGTGTAATTTTTCTTGATAATACTTAGATTGTATTCGGAAACATCATTCTCAACAATCTCAAAATTTCCATAATCTGCATATGTTGCATCCATAGGATATCCCAAGAATTGAAAATAATCGTATGTATAGCACCCAAAACCCAAATGCATAGTGCTGTCAAAATCTGGATGAATAGATGTTCGACTTACAATAGGGATTAATTTTACTCGATCGCCGGGATTAATGCTACACTTACTTACTGCACATGATGCGTTAAAACTTCCCATTATTAGATCCTTTTGGTTGGAGGTAGGTGTGGGATTCGAACCCACGGACGGATTTCTCCATCTTCTGCTTAGTAGGCAGATGCTATAGGCCGACTCAGCCAACCTACCGTTATTATATTATATCACATAAACTCAGTTTTGTCCCAACTTTGTTATGTGTTGTTTTAAAATATGATCAATCATCGGAGTTACCAATATACGAAATACGATTAAGTACTGATAGATTTCTTCATCTATGTTTATATTTCGTAAATCATCATATGTTGGTGAACTATCACAATTATAAATTTTTAAGTTTTCTTTTGAATTTGCCTTTCCAATAACAATTGTATTATCATATTCAAATGATATTATTCTACATTCCTTATTAATTCTTCCAATGAATGCAGTAATGTTAGATGATGTTCCATTCCATGATATTGTCATATTCATTGAACGATCTGGAAGATGGAATATTGTTTCTGACGATGTGTTATAATTGAAGTATTCGGTATATGATTTTAACCTATTGTACAAATCAATACAACCATCGTCGGTGTATCCCTGTTTTATGATATATTTTAACTGCTGCTTGATATTTTTAGTCTTGGGCATCATTCAATTTCAATACATCACGTAGGGCAACAATGTGCTCATAAGTAATATGACGGAAATCGTGAATTAACGAGTTTTGAAAGAATTCACCTTCATCTAATGAACTAGGGAAGGTTTCAAAAAATCCTTCCCTTTCACCAGCAGATGAGATGGAAATAGTAATTTGATTTTCACCAGTGTCTAGCTTAAGTAAGGCACCCAAAGATGAAATCATTACTATAGCTGGAACTACACCGTTTGTACTTTTTTCAGAAAAAATGATTGAACTATACACGTCTTTTTCATTATGTTTAAAACCAATCATACCAATACCTGAATGATCAGTCTGGTCAATTACTTTACGATTTTTCAAAAAATCAATACTTTTAATTTTTTCACTAATGCTCATTATATGTTTCCCATTTTTAAATTGTATTGGTGCATTGATCTTGCAGCCCTGAAACGTTGTAGTTCTATGTGTCGATCATCAACCCAAAAATGATTGTAGTTAAAAGTACAACCACATTTTTCACATACAGTTGTCTGCACCTGATATACTACATTACAATTATTGCAGTATGTTTTTTCAGTATAAAGGTTTTCTGTGTTTTTCATTCTTTACGTAAATCTCTATAATCATAATCACTACAGTAGTGATATACAAAATGTAGATTACGCTTGTCATCCATTCTGTATACATTATGTAATTTAGGATACCCAACACGTACCAATTTGTTAGGACGTGCAAACATTTCTGCCCACTTACGAATCGGGAACATGTTTTCAAATTCTGGTAAGTATCCATTGTATCGTGGGGCGGTAGAAGGAGTACTGCTACGATTGAAAGCTTCAATATTAACTTCAATATAGCGATTAAAAGCTACACCAGCATTATAAGTACTTTCATCAATCTCCAACGCTTTCATGCGACTACATTCTTGATAGTTTACCCAAGGATTTTCCTCAGTGTAGATATCTTTAGCATCTTGGATATCGCTTTCGTCCGAAAGAGCATAATAAGTGAAATCCAGACTTCCAACACCACTCGCGTCTGTCTCATTTACCATAAAATATTTCATGTCTAAATCCTCGAATTAATTTGTCCCCAAAGAATAACAGTTTTGTTATTCCTCGTCAAGTCTTTTTTTGAAGTTATTACAGTTACAGTACTTGCACCCTACATCTCTCATGTCGTCATATGAATCGAAATGTCGATAGTACTCATGACCGCATTCACAAATCTTCTGGTCACCGTATTCAGGATCGTAGTGATTTTCTTCATCATCATCCCATTCACTGTATTCAAGCTCATCAAGACGACTTTTAATAGTTTCACATTGATCATAAAGAGCATCATATGCTTGTTTTTCATGTGGTGCAAGTTTTGCTGGGTCGAAATCTTCTTCATACATTTTATCAATGATTTCTTGCATCGCCTGTGAGGTATTCATAAACCTACAGTATGACATATTAATTCCCATATGTAAAGCCCTCTTTGATTTTATTGAACGTACTTTTAAATTTTAAATTATAACGAAATTCACTATGGGTGATAACGTACTTGAAAAGAATTGTAATTTCTGGAAGATATGCAACATATGGAACTTTTTCTGATATCGAAGTAGTACTAGTTATTAGTTCTAATTCGTTGTTGGGTATATCTTTAAGTACTGAATAGTAAAAATCCGCTTGTCTCTTATCAGTGAAGATGTGGTTAATGGAAAACTCAGCATCGTTCAATATTTCTTTTTCAAAGCGATATTGCAAATTAGAACCACTAGTGGTATCAGAAATAGAGTTTAACATTGAAATAACATTCTCAATTTTCATTATACAAGTCCTCTGCTAATTTTAAAATATCATCTTTCTTTGTAATCTTCTGTACCCACTCGGTAGGGATACCATCTAGGCCATAATATGCCCCGGCAAGCTGACCGGTAATTGCAGCTACAGTGTCAGCATCATCACCTAAGTTTGCAGCTAATAAGATTGCATCTTTAAAGTTGTCAGTACTGTAGAATGCCCACAAAGCAGCTTCTAGTGAATCAATCACATATCCCGAACTTCTGATCTGGTCACGAGTTTTGGTTTTATAAGATCCATTCATAATGTCAATAACCAATGTCTCATTCACACCGGTCAATTCCCAGATTTGTTCAGGCAATGTAAGTAAAGAACCTTTAGTACTGGATGATGGTTCTACACCATCTGGAATTTGAATACCATTAATAGCTCGATTAAGTAATGTGGCAAATGCAATACATGATTGAATACACAATGAACTTGCATGGGTTGTTATACTACTCATAACCGCTGCTTGTACTAAGGTATTGTACTTTTCTACGCCATAAACAGCATTGTAATAAATCGGAATAGGAGCTAGACGCATCAAGCTACCATTACCTGAATCTAAGAAATGGCTATTATTGGTTAATGACCCGGATTTAATAAAATTTTGAATTGCAGTTCTAGTAGTACCACCGATATCAAAACAATAGCCATTGGAACTACAATATCCATTTTTATACCAGTTTTGGTAATTACTTAGTTGTTCAGTTGCCCAATCAATACTATTAATTTCATGTCCTTTGAGTAATGCATAGCCTAAGCATAATGCCATACTTGTATCATCAGTCCACTGCCCCGGTTCTAACTGAAAAGGACCACCACCGACCATATCTGTGATATTTTCACTATCACGTTCTTTAAATTCTAAAGTTGTTCCAACTGCATCACCTACTGCAAGTCCTACTAACGCACCAATTGCACGATTTTTCTTGTCAATCATAATTACCTTCCATTGATTCATATATAGATTTAATTAAATCTAATTGTTCTTTTATCTGTTTCTTTAAGTCACGTACTGATTCAGTTGCTGAAACAGCACTATATCCTTTAAGTATGGTTTCATCAAATGTAATTACATTACTCACTGATCTGTAATCTTTATATCGTGCTGAATACGTAACAGAAAAATGTTCATGACTAACATGTATATCATCCGTATATGGGTGTCCTGATTCTTCCCAACCCGAAAATAGTGAGTTTAGTTCGTTTAGTAATGATTGTACAGTTACCATGACACTATTACTCCAACAATAGGGAATCTATTATCACTGTATGGATATAAAAATTCAACTGTATATCCATGTGATTCTAGACATTTTTTAATTCTATCGAACTCAGCATGTTGCTGTGGTGCATCAGAATTCACTCTGCACTCAACTCCAAAATCAGCATCTGCTAATAATGTAATTGAGTACAATCCTTTTTTTGCGGCATCAGCCATAGAATCAATTACCGATTCGGGTATGTATGTATCACCAATCTCATTTGCTTTGTCATGTAATTCTTTTGCTGTAATCATATTGTTTCCTAAGTTATAATTTGTCTATCTTCGATAGCCAAAGAATTCTCGTTACTCTTAATACTCACTCCGTTCGTATTATCGTAACTCAATTCATTATTGTACTTTTAATACTGACGAGGTTTGAGAGGCAATTTCATCCCCCACTGGGGGACTGAAGACAATAAAAAAGTACAACTTAATGTACTGAATTAATGTTCTGACGCTGGTAGCCTCGGAATTTTCGAATCGTGAATTTCTCTGAATTTTAGACGCAACTATAGCGTACTAAAATGGTCAGGGAACGGAAGCGGGTTGCTCTGTTTCTCCCTATCACGGTCATGTGCAACGGTCGTAGTCTTACTACACTCACACAAAGCCTATTCGAACAAGCCTTGTATGTGACGCCTAAGCGTCTCCCTTAGCATTTTGGTGAGTGACCTCATATGTCTATCAAGTGGACTTAACGTGCCTTACGTGTCCATTTAGAGTGCCACATTGCCGCGTACGGGTTTCATCTGCACTTCGCATGTGTGGTCATGCTCATCTACCCTCTACTTTTCGAGGGACTAGGTTTAAATCATATGCTAACGCATCCACAATTATTCTAATATTATATCACATTAAATGTCATCTGTCCCAGATTTTAAAGCTGTTCTTATATCCTCCAGTGTATCAGAAAACCAATCATAACCATCAAATGGATTTATGACTTTACCAAAATACACATAATAATGTGTAAATTCAAGAGTACTGGAAATTAACATTTCTTGTAGTTTTTTATTCTGTGCAATCTTGCATATCATTGCACCTTGCATTATTTCTATTGTATCTTCCGATAGAACATGTTCAGTCCTATCAACTTCATACTTCCTACCTTGAACCTTTGCATATGTTCCGCTTAATGTTCTCAAGTCATCATGTTTTTGACCAGTTAAGTACCAATAGTAAAATCCTTCAACTGAATTAAACTTTCCATATGGTGCATATACAAAAGGGGAGTATGCAAAATTTGATAGCATCCTCCCCAATTCGGTTTTACCCTTACTATATGTATTAATATGAGTTACACCGTCTTCGGTAGGATCATAGTGTTGTTTATGATCCCATTCAAACATATAATCTCCTTAGTTATGATCGTTGTCAGACGTATCTACTGTACCTTCTGGTAGACCACGTACACGCTTCATATTGATGAATACTCCATTTTTATCTTGGAAGTTGCACTCTCCATTATACCATGAGTACTCACTATTTGCTGCTTTGTGAATAGTTTTCTGTACACTACAATCATACATGTTGTAAATATGATTTTTGTACTGGAATAAACTCAAAGCCAGTATTACTAGAATTAAAACTGAACTTGATTTTGGGTAATCAAAAATAAACCCAAATGATGAATTTGTTTCTGTTTTCTGTACAACACCTTGTATACCAGATAGTAGACGAAATGTGAAGTACAATACATATAATGTAACGATGGTAATTAAAGTAATCCAGATCATATTATTTCCCCACTTGGATACATTTTGAGTTGATTATACGTGAGTACCGTTCATTTTTGTAGTATTCACGTATATCCTTTTCAGTTTCAGTACACGATGTTGTTGGTACTTGAATAGTTTCAATATTCAATGCACGATCTTGATTAGTACTAGCAAAATGTAGAACTGTAATGAAAAGGATATATTGCATTAGTTGGTTACCTGTAGTTTGGTTAACATATTTGAAATAAAATTTATATCAAATGGTTCCGGTGCTGTAACTGTACTTTCTTGGAAAACCATTTCTTCAAAACCTATTCTATCAACCCACGTGTTGGAGATCAAGTATTTTTTTTCACCCACATATAATTTTAAAAAATCACTGGACTGATCATTATTGTATCTGCAAGTACATTTTATCGAAGTTACATTTGAATTACAAATATTGATGGAAAGTCCAAATTCACCCTTTGTGGTTTTATAGCTGCCGTGACCGTGATAGTACGGGTCATATGCATCATAAAAATCAATAGAATAAAAATTACACAACTCAATTTTATTTTGGGCGATTGTGACGTTAATCCCATCAATAGTAAATTGGTCAGAGTCCAAATGTGAAAATGCAGTATAATCAAACATTGAGATTTTATCTAAATCTTGTTCTATATATTCTTGTAATTCTTTTAGTAAATCAACATTTTTTAATAAAGTTCTATTGCTGATGTAGTTCATTAGTTAATAAGTCCTGTGTTAAATTTTTCCCTAAAATGTAACATATCTAAAAATCTAACAGACTGTTCTTCATCGGTTGCAGAAATATCATTATTGAACGCATCAGGTGAATCTGGTTTATATACAACACCATCGATCATCAATTTGTCATCCGGTAAGAATAGAAATGAATTTCTAACCATTCCACCATCTTGGTATTCAAAGTTAGATAGTTCAGAAGTACTAATTATTCCTTGAGTAGATTGTGAATTTTTTCGAACCCATTTTATGTAGTTTATTTTAAAACATGAATCACAATTTATAATTATTTGGTCAATTGATGATGATACCATATACGAACCCATCATGGCTGATGGTAACGCATTACTTCCAATTTTACCGGCTGCGACCGAATGTGGATTAGTCCAAGTCGATACTACTGGATGTACACCAATTGATTGTGTGGCGATGGGTACGTTTGTTTCGGTTTTAACATTATATTTGAATGTTGTTTGGCAACACTCTTCTCGATTGTATTTGAAACTAAACTCAGGTGAAGTATAGCTAGTAATATTACGAATATATGCCCGGTCTAATTCTTGTATAATTTGAATTAGTACTAAAGTATTATTCATCCATGTATCGAAATTACCATATTTTGCCATATATTTTGCCATATAAAATACCTATAAAAAAGCGAGTACTTTAAAAGTACTCGCGTATTAAATTACTTTTTCAAACTAATTGGTTCTTGAATACCCGTTTCCATTGCGGTGCGAGTTTGCTGGTCTGAGATAACAACACAGTAGTGTGCAATATCTTTAGATGGGAATTGTGTATGGTCAATTACCTTACTATTCCAAAAACCTTTCAAAAACTTATCGTATGAAGCACATTGGTCAATTTTCATTTTTTGTGTATTACTAAACTGCTTACGTCCAGATTCAATTGTTGCCAATAGTTCTTGATAAATCTTACTATCCAAGTTTGGGATATGTTGCTGAATTACAGACATTACTTGCTTTTCAGTTACACCTTGTTTCCCGTTGAAATAAGCACCGATAACTGAACGTAAATCACTCACATACATATCAGAGATCTGAGTCTTCTCTTTAATTGTTAGTGTGTAAGTACTCAAATCGTTTTCAGATGCATCATAGAAGCGTTTGATATTACTTTCAAAATCAACTGCTTGGTCATGTGTACCACTGTACATACCAACTAGGCCAATTGCTCCAAGTGCAAATACAACCAAGAATGCAATCACCATAAACAATGCATTTTTCATAAATCGTTATTCCTCATATAGATACCAATAAAGATGGATAGTACTAGTAGTAAGATACTACACGCCGCGATGATTTCCAATTTAGGTTCAAGACGATATTTCATGTACTTGAATTCTTCATTAGGTAATCTTTCAAATTTCTGAACAGTAGTATATACCTGTTTTTGGAGCAAGTCAATCGACATTTTTTCATTCAATGCATCAATGCGTAACGTTGCATGAAGCATTTCATTTTTCATCCCATCAGCGAATGAAGTACTATAAAATTTAGTAACTGTGCCAGTACTATCGATACCGAAGAACATAATAACATCATTTTTCTTTCCACCACGCCATTTGGTCATGGTCGCATCAACAAACTGTGGATCATTGTCATTGTAAAGTACAGTTGTGATGTTTAACTGTTTTTCTTTTCCATACTTACTTAGAACCTCTGACAGATATTCATTATATCCGGTAGATGGTACTGACGTCAAATTGATAACGTGGTCAGTACGATAATAATCATAGACTAATGGATAAGAAGGAATACTCTTCCGATAATCTTCTGGATATTTCGTCTCGAAGTTTTCAGGTGCAAATAATGATTTTTCATCAGCAAACAAATAGTTGTAGTAACTATGAGGTACTGATGCTGGTTCACCAATAATCGCTACCCTGTAACGTTCTGGCATTTTATCACCACGACGGTTTGCACGTTCGATCTCAATCCTACCTACTGTAGTTTGAACGAACCAATCATATTCGGTTGCATAATCAAAAACTTTTTCAGAAGTACAGCTACGGCTTTCATTACCTTTACTATCACGTGACGTTGTACAATGTTCTACGTAGTGATAATGTTTACATGAACTTAATTCAGAACAAATTTCAGTATGTTTGTACTTACCGGTAACACTGCCATTCAGTACTTCAACATCTTTTAAATTATTATAAATGAAAAAATAGTTAATGCCTAGTGTTACGGCTGAGCCAATAATGATAGCAGCGAGATGGATACTTAATTCTTTGGTGGTGATATGGTGATCATACTTAATTTTCATTACAATCATAACCAAAAATGCTGGTATGAAGAGGATAGCAAAGTACAACATGTTTTAAGCCTCTTGATATGGGTGAGGTACAATTATACCCCACCCAATTATATCTGTCAACCTGCTTTCATATTCCGGCAATATGAAACCTGCAATGCTTCACGTGCCGCATCATACAATGGGTGATGAAGTTCTAGGTTTGCCATTCCGTGCATTACACGGGTGGTTGTCTCAAACCGCCCTAGATAGTCCTCCACGATGCGATCCATTTCATCACGCTCGTCTTCACTTAGCAAGTCTTTAAGGCTTCTTGCGTTCTGTGGGGCTGCGTAGTGCCACATTTTAGCGTTGTTGAACATCTTGAGATGATTGGCTTGGAGAATACTACAATCGAAGTTGCACCCATTTCCCCAAATTTTACCATCATACAAATTATCATCACCATTAATGAATTTCTCAACTTCCAATGAAGGGTCATCACATGGTAATTCGATACCGTTTAAATAACTACGTCGAATTGTAGGAACTGTACCTTTAAATGATTTCTTCATTTCATCAAGTGCTTTTGGTTGAAATTCTGCACATCGATCAAACCAGAAGGACATACACGAAGCTGATACCGCTAAACCTTTATCTAACTGTGGCTGGATTGGCATTTGTACATACATCCATTCCAACTCATAAGTTTCAGGTGTTTCAGGTACTCGAACAATAGCGTAGTTTGGAATTACAATATCATAACCACTGGTTTCTGGAATGGCTAGAGTTTCTATATCAATCGTTGAATCTAATCGTTGTTTCATTTGTTTTCCTTAGTTGGTCTACTTTCCCATAGTTCAGCATATTCCTGAAGTATAGACATTAGACTTTGTTTTAAAAATACCTTTTGGTTGTTGGGCATGTCCATTTTATCAACCAATTTTTTTGCCCGTTCTTTTAATTTTTTCCTACGATTCTTATTGGTAGGATCATATTTGTAGTATGATGGGATCCCCATATGTTCACCACCCATCTGCACATGATATAACTTCGTCTTTTAAAGATAAACAAACACCAGTTAGAAATTTAATATATTCACCATCAATTGATTCAGTACTGGAATCAACTGAAATTGATAAATTTTGTAGTTCCTCACGAACAACTTCTTTAATTATTTCTCGAATTCGGTCTTCGGTAATAGCACTCATAAATTACTCCTATGAAAAAAGGAGTCCGAAGACTCCTTTATGTTGTTTTTAATAAATTACTTTTTGTTTGTTTTGTTTGAAATCTCTAGTAGTGCATGTTTCAATTCTTGATCCATTTTTTCCATCTCAAGTTTTGCTTTAGCACGTTCTGCTGCACCACTTTGCTCAATTGCAATGGTATCGTTGATACCTTTGAGCATGGTGTTTTGTACAATACGTAATGTATCCAAGTCAATCACCGAACGTTGGTTAGATTTAGCTGAGTCAACCATGTTCTTAGATACAGTCTCTGCATTCTGAGAAAGTAACAAGTTAGTATGGTTGTCAATGTTATCAGAAAGCTCATTATCTTTCTTCTGGGCATCACTGATCAAACCAAGGCTCATCTGTGATTTCCACGCTGGAATAGTCGTGGTAATAAGAGTCTGGAACTTCTCATGAGTATTGGAGTTAACCTTACGCATGGACATGATCTGTGGTGCCATTAGTTGGCACAATTGAATCAAGCGACGTACTTTGTCAGCCTGTTTGCTCAATGCATCAACAATTAGTTTTTGTTCTTCAAATGTTTCAACGGTAATTTCAGTACTGCCACGCATATTGTTAAGAATTTCTTCTTGTGGCTCAAGTACTTCATCGATATTGATCAATGTTGTTTTCAATTCTTTCAAGTATACGATATTTGCATCATAAACTTGTACCAACCAACGTTCTTCATCTTGCATACGAGCTACACCACCATCAAGAGTTTTAACAATCTCTTGGATTTGATCATAACTTGTATTAAGTTGGTCAGTTACTTGACGCTTAGCACTACGCACAAAGCCAAACAACTTGGATAGTACGCCAGTTGGTGGTGTACCAAGCTTTTCAATATTAACACTACGTGTCAACGCAAGAATGCTATTAACACTCTGACCGAATTCACCACTATCTGCAACTTTAACACGGTTAAGAATTTGGTCGTTCAGTACTGAAATACCACTACCCGCATCCATACCCAAGTTATTGATGTTGGTTACAGTTAACGCAAGAGCTTCACCACGTCCAGTACGAATTGAAGGAAGCTGTTTTTCAGACTGCTCAAACGTTTCATTCATGGCAACATCTTTCTCTTTTGCTTTAGTCTTGGTAGTAGCTTTACGAGTGCGAGTTGTTTTCTTAGCTGCTGGAGTGATATCTTTCTCTGACATGTTTAAATCCTCATTTAGTTAATAGTTAAGTACTGTGTCGTCTTGATGTGATAGATTATACAGTACTTATAGATTGTGTCAATCTTTATTTGTCATCTTTTTTGACAATATTGCGAATGATTTGAACTGTCTCATCATCCAACTTGGAATCTACGCTATCTTGGATACGCATAATCAAGATTGGCAATAGCACGGTTTGAATTTCGTCAAACTTAGCCATTTTGATATCGAATTTCTTCTCAGCATCAATCATTGACAAGCCAGTTAGATTAGCAGTTAAACCCATTTTAAGCAAGCGTTCTTCTCTGTGTTCGAATTCAAATGAATCTTCAATTGTAGCGATTGCAAACTTACAACCAAGTACACCTTGATCGAGTTCATTTTTGATTTCAAAACTTAGATTCTTGATTTCATTAAAACTTTTCTGAATCCCAGAGAAACGGTTATTATCAACGCGTGCAGCTTGGGTTAGACGTAAGATAACTTCATCTAAGTTTGATTTATCAACTTTAAAGTCCGTTGAACCAAACATTTTCTTTAAGAACCCCGGATTAACAGGAAAAATCTCTTCAAGTACTTTGCTTACATTTGACATAACACTGTGAATGTAATCACTATGTGTCACGATGTTAGATGCCATTTTAATCTGCATCTCTGTCATGTTACGCATTTTAACAGTTGCTTCATAGCTAGCTATTTGGAAATTGTCAACCCAATCCAACACAACCATTGCATTAGGTTTAATCTCATGATCATCAAACATGATCTCAACGCTTTTAATGCGATTGTCATTTTCTAGTACTGGAACACGTACTAATTCGGGTGCAGGTGGTAACTCAATTAGTTTTGGATTATCAACTTCTACCACAATAGCTTTACGCTTTTTACCTTCTAAGTACTCTTGGTACTCTTTTTGTAATGGAGGCATTGGCATGTTAGTAATAGAACGTGATACATTCTTATCCCAACTAATTTCATCAATCATGACACCTAGCATACGCAAGCGTGTATTGTCAAAGTAAATGTCATTCAAGTCCAAAACACGAACGTCAAAGACAGGTTCACCGCTTGGATCATATGTACGATCCACGATAACAGTGTAACAGTACTGACGGTTTGCCTTGCGGTCGTATTCTTTCAGAAATGAGTTGCGAACATACTTGTAATCAAATTCTTTAATTTCAATTTCTTTTCTGTTTTCAATAAAAAAGTATTTGCCTTTCATTACATTTCCTTAGTAAATTAATAAGGGAGCGAATGCTCCCGATGAAAATAGTATATCAGTACTGGTAAATACCGTCAACTTTTATTTGGTAAAAGATTCTTTGCGTTCCGCTGACCGCTTGGCACGACGTTTAACAAATTTTTCAGCTTCTTTAACACGACGGCGTTCATTACGGGCGGCAGCTTCTTTTTCCTGAATTTCAAGAGTGCGGATTGCTTGAACCTGTTCATACGTCGGGGTAATATCAAATTTAGTTACCAACCCATGAATAATATTGGACGTGTTTGCTCTGTTTGTATCGGCACCATAGGTGACTACTGCAAATTTTAGATCATGCATTGGTACGTTATGCACAGATGATGTTAACACATCATTTTTAAAACTATTGGTGGAGTAAACAATTGTGTTGTGATCAAAAACTTCCACTGAATCAGGTACTACGTTGGTTGCAGTGAAAGAATGACCATGTGTAAAGAAGAAATCGATTTTTGCTGACATTGTATATTTCCTTTTGTTGTTAATTGAGATAATTATAGCTGGATTATAATGAGGTGTCAACCCCTAAAAACAAAAAGAGCGTAAAATATTTTACGCTCTTTTTTTGTTCCATACGAATGTTTTAACAGGCTCAAATCTTTCTGGTAAGATCGGCATATCATACATAGTCGCATTTCTAAATTTAACAATATATGACTTTTGAAGAATTACTAACGCCTTGTTCATCGCAGCGTTCGCTCGTTCTTTCCAAAAGTACTGGTAAGGTTCGGAGCATCCTATATATTCAAGTTTGAACATGCATAATGCACATTGCATCAAACGTTGTGGAGCTTCTACCCTTCCATCAGCTAACATAGCACCATGTTGCTGTGCAGTCCATCCGGGAATACCCGGAAGGGAACAAAACAAATCGAAATCTTTAATAGTTTGGAAGTGTTTTGAATTTTTAAGTTGATTGTGAATCACTGATTCTTTTACAGTTTTATATAAAGAAAAATCCAAATACAATACATCATTCTTGAATAGTTTATCCAATTCAGAGTATGTCACTGGTACTGGTAGTTCCGGCATATAAGTACCAAACACTTCTACACAGAATATTTTCCATAATCCTTTTGTGAATTCAACTTCTCGGTTGTAATCTTCTTGTTCAAAAAAGAACTTGTTTCGTATGTTCTTTTCATTGATATAAATCTTCCGTGCTAAGTAAGCTTTGAGAATCATCTCAGTGCCTACGTCATCACGTGTGATTTCATCATAATATCTACCTATGCGATTAATCTCATACGTTCTTACATACAATCTTTTACTTAGACCATTACGACCGCTTTTCTGATTACTGCATTTAGTTACTTCATGAAGTGCTAATAAATCATTAAGTACTTTCATTATCTTAGAATGAAATATTGCCCAGTTCGGTTACCAACGATGTATTGTTGTCCAGAACGCAACACATCATACCCTTCACCTAGTATACTACCCAATCGAGTATTGTCAAGTGATGTTTCGATATCAAGTAAACCTTTAACATATTGTTCAGAAACTACCCCGCTTCCTAGTTGGAAGTGTAATTCACCATATAAGGTATTCAAACGGATTGTTTCTTTGAGAATATCAACTGATACACCGGCTGGGTCAAAAAATTCAGTAATGGTGTCAGGTTGTACCAATTCCATATGTTGTGTGATGATGTCGAAATCAATATCTATTGGATCGTTAATTCCATATAGTTGTAGTTTCCATCCCGGATTAGGACATATATTTTCAATTGTTTTTAGCAATAGAAGTAATTTTTCTGGAAATTCACCAGTCCTCTCAAATTCTGAGAATACTATGTATCGACCATCAACGTTGGGTGTTTCACTGGCTTCAGTGTCGATTACACCAACTGGTGATTTCTCGATAAATGAACTTAAATCATACGCTGCGTCAAAATTATCTAATACTTGAAAAGCAACTACAATATTATTTTCACCAATTTTAGAAGTATATTCGTCTACACTTACAATTGGGTAAATTAAGTCTTTTAGTATATCCTGTCTTAATGCTCTTTCATTTAACTGCTTCATTACATACCTCCCATCGGATTCGAACCTTGTTCACCAAATTCACTATCCATTTGTTGAACATCTTGTTCGTTTTCCATACTAGCATCTTCTGGTGGCTGTTCGTCATCAATTGTAGCACTTTTATTAAAAGTACTTGCCATTAGTTTATATTCATCAAAACTTTCAGGATTAACAATACGACGTGGGATCTGAAACTTATAAAGAATGATTGGAATTCGTTCATCTTTTGCTAATGAAACTGAACCACCTTGTGTGCCAACTGCTTCCATATCTGTGCGATTACGTGGATATGCAATAGGTGTATCTAAAAAATCTTTCTTAATAGAAATTTTGGTGCCTTGTTGCTCAAGTACTTTAGTACCCATTGGATCTGGGAAAGTATCGTGATCATATTTGAACGTTACTTCTACCCAGTACTTACTAACAATTGGACCTTCTACTAACTCACCGTAAATCCAGTTTTTGTAAGCATACAAGTCCATATCATCAAAGTACTTCTCGACTCCCAAAAGGATATCTAGAAGACCGTCTTGATCATACAAGTTTTGAATTGCTGAATTATCTTCCATGTTTTATGTTCCTTTATGTTACATAATTATATTCTTATTTACTGAATATATAAACAACAAAAGGGGATTACTCCCCTTTGTGCATATGAATAATAATATTATGAATAATACCAGCCCAATTGCCCGTAAAATAAAAATCATTACGTGAACTGTATTCTTGATTATGTGGACGGGAAAGCATAATGCCGTGAATCCCCAAACTAATTGCGGTTTCGATGTTTTCAATATAGTCATCGACTAAACAAACAACATCATATTTTACCTGAAGTTTTGCAAGTTCTCCGCGTTTAGATTCATACATTTCAATGATACGAATTTCATCAAAAATATCCGGGAATACATTTTGAATATTTACTTTACGTAGTACTTCACCATGACCACCTGTACCTGATTTTGTAAGTACTACAAAATGTGCATCTGGATTTGCATGGCGTAATGCATTTAGTAATGCAGGTGCACCGTTGATAGGTTTTAGTAGCCCAAATTCATATGAACGTTCATTGAACTGTTTAAGTACTTCTTGTACTTGAACTTGGTTCATATTTAACCATTTCTCAAGACCATATTCGGTTGGGTATTCGGTTGGTGTAGTGATTCCATATTTCTTTTTGACGTATTCACGAAGACCACCTAAGTGGTCTAGCATAATTTCGTCACAATCAATCACAATAGCTTTTTGTTTTTGCATTACATGTTTCCTGAGCAAATTAGGTCAATTTCACATAACAATGCACTAAGGTTTAACTCTCGGTCAGATACTGACGCTTGCTTAACCATTGCATCGCGGATTTTAACGACAATCTTCATGCGTACAATCTCATCGTCACTGAACATTTTGACATTTTGGGATAGATACGAAAAGAACCCATCCATTTCGTCTTCTGGAATGTTTTGCACAATGAGTTCACGCATTTCTCGAATGCTGCCATTTTGTAGAGCATCGATGATTAGAGAACGATAGTTAGCTGTACTGTCAATGCTGTCTTCTAGTTTTACTAGTTTACCACCAACGATACTGCTTTGTAAAGTGTTTAATGTTTTACGGAAGTCTGGATATGTAGCGTTGATGTACTTCTCAACTAGTCCAATGCTTTCTTCAGTACTCAAATCTACTTCTTCAGCAATTAGAACATTAATGACGCGGGTCATGAATGCTTCACGATCATGCTTTTCAATCATGATTGTTTGAACACGTGAAATGATTGGTTTTAGGATTTTGTGTGGTTCATTTGATGTAAGGATGAAACGTGCATTCTCTGCATAATCCTCCATAATACGTTTAAGCGAACCTTGTGCTTTTTGGTGCATCTGTTCCATTTCTTCTAGTACAAAGATTCTGTACTTACCATTTGGGGCAAGACGTGCAGCAGCATCAATTTTGGCTCGGACAGCATCGATACCTTCCTCTGACATGTTTAGTGTCATTACATCATATCGATCAATATGACCATTTGCTTCAAGCCCATTGATTAGTACACCAATAGCTGATGTTTTTCCTGTCCCTGCTGGGCCAAAGAATCCAATGTGTGGAATATCACCCGTTGCAATCCATTCTTCCATTTTGTCTTTGAACGCTTGGTTTTTGAAAACATAGCTTTCAGTATCTTTCGGGCGGTACTTTTCTGTCCATAGTGCATTACTCATAACTTACTCCTAAATAGTCCAATCTGAATTTGGGTATAACATTGCTTGAAATAGATCTTCGTTCATTTCTAATTGACTCATTAAATACTCAAACGAGTTAGACCGGTTTTCAAATACTATTCCTTTGGCATTATCTTGTGCCATTTTCACAAATAGAATCCTAAACTGGTCATGACTTACTTCATATACTATATTTTTCTTTCGTGGATGTTCAAGGTAAAACTTACCTTTTGTTGATTCCAATGTAACAAAATTAAAATCAACTTTACCATCTGCATTTATCATTAATATACCTTCAAAAATAATGCCCGAATATTCGGGCATCTAATTTATCGACCTAATCCAATAAAACCGACAGGACGTTCTGGGGATGCACATAGTACACCTTTTGGGTAGTCAACAAGATTTAGTGAAATACCACCTAATGAGATAGTTCTTGACCATCTACCGTGTTCAACTAAAATCCATTCACCAACCTGAATATCAGTAATATCTTCACCTACGCTATATACTTTAGCCCAGCGACTATGAATACCACGTAACTTACCATCATCATCTGATAATACGATACCACCAGCGGTTTTTTGTTCACCGCTGTCTAAATTTGTAACTAGTACTTTACCTTTACACGCTGTAATGACATTAGACTCCATATATAATATCCTTACTCTGCGTCTTTGGTTGCACGTACACGGCGTGGTGCAGCTTTGCTAGTACTTTCTTCCTGTACTTTTACAGGTGCAGCTTTCTCTTGAACCGGTTCCTGTTCAGGAAGTTCAAACATTGCATCATCAAAACCTTCAGATGAAGTCTGGACTTGCACTGCATGACTTGTGTGCTCAGGGATGTAATCAGGTAGTTGCATTTGTCTCTCACGTTCAGCAAGTAGTTCTTCACGTGTTTTCACGATTGTGCCACCTGAACCCAATTTATCACCACGAGCATTCATTCGTCCGTTACCCAATGCACTTGCGTGTTGGTTTTGAAATTTCATCATTTCAATGTCAATTGTTTGACCGCGATATGAAGTGTGTTTTGCCATATAATATCCTTATTGTATTAACACGTTATAAATTACCATTTTAAGAATTCGTTTACATCCAACTCATATTTTAGGCTATCAACTAAATGAAGTCCTAAAAGATATAAACAATAGCTGCTGACTGAGCTACCACGACCAAGACCCCAGAAGATTTTATTCTCATCTAGATAATCAACTAACCACATCATACAACGTAGTAGCTTAGTCATATTATAATTCTCATATAAACTTAGTTCGTCAAGTACTCTCTTTCGTTGTTCATCAGTACTACATAATGCTAGAAAATGTTCCTCTAAGTTTATTTTATCATAAGCTGGATCGTATTTCCACAACTCATGATTTTTATCGTGCTCGATATTATAATCGAGCATTCGATATTCTAATCCAAATTTCTTACAGTTATCATTGAATTTAGTACGTTCTGATTCATCCATTTCCATTAACTTTAAGTACTGTAAATCTGAACCACAATTCATGGAGTATACTACTGCATTTAAGTTGCAGAAGACTTCACCATCCTGATTTATATATCTGTTTCCTTGGACTTTCATTTTTCTTCTTTTTATCCTCTTCGCTTTTCAAGTACTCTTCAGTATCGAATACGCATTTGTCAGCGTCTTCGGCCTGTTCATACTCTTTAGTTGCAGCCCTAGCAATTACTTCATCATCACAAGCTTGAAGTACCATATACATACGGCCTATTAGATCATCGGATATACCCCCGCTTCTAGCACGAGTAATACGCTCACTAACTTCGAAAATCTTTTGTTGAAGATCACGATCTGACATCCCAGACGTGTCGAATAATGGGTCAAACATAACAATCTCCTTATAATGTATTTCCTACTAATGGTATAATAAATTTATCTTCTACATACAAATCGTATTCTGATGTATGGAACATAAACTCAACACCATGTACCTCGAACTCAGTATTTACCAATGATCTATGTTCATTGGATTGCACAAGGGATGTGAAAAATGCCTCAGCTTGTCCGGGTTTAAAATACGCTACAGGAATGACTGGCATGAATCTTGCCGTTAAACCATCATCTTCATATGGGTGGTTCATGAACCGTGGAACCGTATCAGTCATCTCATCAGATAACCCAGCAATTGCAGGAACAACCAACCCTCGATTCATCAAATCATCAGGATCTGAATATAGGTTAGTTACGTCCTCACCAACAGCTTTGAATACATTCTGACGTAAGCCAAAGATTTCGGAGAATAAGTCATTGTCGATGACAGTGTATGCTCGGGGATTTAAACTGACAGAAACCTGAGTTCCTGATGGATGTAATTCACGATATAGCAAATCATACACTACATTTCCGAGGTTGTCAAGGGCTGATACGATTTTATAATTACCCATCACTAGACTGAATGGACCATCGGGTACTGGAGCACCATTGACTGGATCCACAACAACATTTGAAAGTACTTTTTTGATATCTTTTAGGGTAGTGTAACTATATGACTGGGAAACGAAATTCTCTTTAAGTAACATTCTAGGTAATTTCTGCAAACCATAACGATTATCACTCATTCTATAAAATGAGGTATTGTTGTAATAGGTTGCAGTTGCAATAGATGCAAACCAATCACGTTCAAATATCTTACTAGGACAAAGTTTACCAGTTAGATAATGTGGACCAAAACCACGAATGATTGTTATATTGAACCTTTTTGTTACAGTACTACCACTTTTTTCATTGGCAATTACATCAAATTCTAATTTGATATCATCATTCGCTGAGAAATCAGAACTTAATGCATATGCAGTACCAACCATGAAACCATCAGCAGTTAAATCTAGTCCATATTTTCTTATATCATTGGGTGAAGAGTCTTGTACTATTCTGTACGTAACTAACGTCCCTGACGCTTTAATTTGTGGATATACTGTGTGACCAAAGTACTCCCCGACATGAATACGACCTAAATTTGCATCAGTTTCAAAATCAATACCACCACCAGTACTAGCATTTATTAGAATTCTAAAAGTTCTTTCATTTCCAATAATGTTTGACCCTAAGCGAACATCAAATACACCAAGATCATCCCATGCTGATTCATCAAATACTGCATATTCCACGCTATTTTCAATAACAGATTTAATTACATATGGATACACGTTATTATTTTTAAGTTGGTATAAATGACCGGGCTGTGCTGCACCTTTAATATAATCGTGGTTATCAGGACATATCCACATCTGATAAGCTTTAAATCTTTTACCTACGTAAAATGCATCCTGTGCTGAATTATAAAAGGTTGTTATAGGAACTATTTTTGTTCTGAAATATCCGTCAACCGGTTCTGAATCATAAATCATGGTTTGTAATAATTGACCATTAGCATTGAATTTTAAACCAGTGTCTACCATATTACCCAACGTATCCATTATGACAATATCTGATTCCTCTTTAATAGTAGAATCTGATGGTACTATAATTGTCCCATGACCAGTTATGTGATCAGTTGGGATTGAACTTAGTGTAATACGTTCAATTTGATATGTTGGAAAGAACACTCGGTTAGATGTATCATTTGGATATAGTGTTGCATCCAATGATGGATTGTATCGTCTAGTTTGTCCATATGCATCAACGAACAACCGACTATCAGCCCCATACCCTAATGCACCTATTGTATATTTTTCACCCCTAGCAATAACACTAGGTGTTACCCAAATTTCATCAGTAGTGTCATATGATATATCAGAAGTGGTATTACCTAATATACCAGCAGCTTCTTGGTTAGAAATTTGCCCATCAGTAATAGTGACAATATCCATTGAATTAAATTCAAAATGAAGTTGTTCAGGGCCATCCCATATACCATCATCTACACAATGTAGTTTTAGTAAGTAAATATCTAGTACATCAGTACTGGACGTTAATACAAAATTATTTGCTAATAGCTTAACATTATGAACACCAAAGATTTTACGAGTCCCAGTACTACCAGTGGAGATATCAACAAGTGTACTTTCACTTTCACCAACTAATAGGGTAAAGTCTCGTTCTTCTAATGTTTCACCACTACCAGTAATTGTAAATACTAGTTTTAAATATTGGTCATTATCGATTTTATATTCAAGACTTGTACCGTCATCGTTTTTTCTTAATTGAATTCGAAGGTAAGTAGTATCACCTTCAGCAATAATATTAGTATCAGCTTTCAAGTCCCAGCGTGGCTCAAGATTTGCCATATGTTTTATTCTCCAAAATGTTTAAAAGCTACCGTATTTATAACAATAAAGGATACACGAGGTATCCTTTAACTATTATTCTTTTTCGGTTTTTGGAGTACAATCCATTTTACGAAGTTCTTTTAATTCACTTGCATAAATTTTCCAAATCTCTTCATGGTTATCAAGTAGATGTTGATAATCATCCATTAGTCCTAGAGCTACTTGAACTTCTTCTAGTGTTTTCTCATAATTTTCCTGAGTCCAACGATATGATGCATAGTTTACGATATTTTGAATATTATCGTCAGTGGCTTGAACATCATCATTTAAAGTAGTTACGAAATTTACTAGTTCTTGTCGGTTTTTCAAATCTTTAATTTTAGAAACCATTTCATTTTCAAAACATTTAGCAACCAATGCTTTATAACGTACTTCAGCTTCAGCTTTCGCTAGAAGATTCTCATAGCGTTTAATATAGTATTTGAACCTGAAATTAACGAAATCGCGAATCAATTCTGACGTATCATTGTAAACTTTAACTCGACCATTTTCACCAAGTACTACTAATGCTTGTGTTAGTTTACTGCTTAATCCAAAATACTGGATAACATCATGTTCAGTCCATTTTGCAGATAAACCACGTGGTAATTTAATGGTGATTTCAATGGTGTCAGTACTGTCATTATCGTAGTCTTTAATATCACCACTATCAGACATTGCAATTAGCTTTTCAATAAATTTATCAATTTTAACACGTGGCGGTAAACCAAGAATTCGAACAGTACTTGCATCAATTACTTCAGCCCTACCATAAAATTCATATTTGTTATCACCGAGTTCACCAACAACTTCACTTGCACCTAGGGATACCCAATATGGCGTCATTTTCTTTAGTGGCTTTTTGTTGATTACAGCTAAACAGTTATCAATTACATCTTCAATTCGGTGTGGTAGGATCAAACTTTTATAACCAACCGACATACTATCATTTCCGAATAGTGATAGTGGAATTATTGGAAGAAAGTGAGTTGGCTCCATTGTAGTACCATCATAGTTTTCTTGCATTGGTACAATGTCCATATCTCGAAGTACTAGAGCTTCTGTTATATTAGTACGTTTAACATAGGTATAACGTGCAGATGCTGGAGTTGAATTTACCTGCGTACCAAAGCCACCACGCTTTCCTATTAGTGGGTAGTTATTCGCCACTGGGCTTGCAAGGTTCTGCAATGTACCGGATGCTGATGCGTCACCGTGGAGATATATACCATCACTGATCATACGACCTGCGGCAGATACTGTTTTAATCTCACCTGAGATTTTACTTAGCGTAAAAATAGCCTTACGCTGTGAGCTTTTCAATCCATCAATACCGGGGATTGCACGGTCAAGAGTACTGATAGAATATTCCAATGATGATTGGTTAATATAGTCAGAACTTTGATATTGTAATAGAGTTAGTGTTGCATTTTCGATTGCATTACTTGCTTGTTTCTTTGTTGATTTAGCCATTCCTTTGCCTCTTTGTTATTTTGGGGTACTTCCTGTACCCCTTTATAGTACTGTTACTCTTCCATCCAAGCTTTGCGGTCATCTGCTCGGGCTTTATTAAAGATCAAGTCAAGGGTTGTACCTAGACTACCATCATCAATAATTGCCACTGCAACACCATTGGTTAGTGCATCTCTGAAGTTACTCTTTTCTAGAGTACCTAATCCTTTAGCACGGGTTGCTTTCCAACCTTTCCACTCTTCTGGATTGTACTCATCCACATTGTAGCCATAGTAGTATCGACTTTCTTTTCCCTTTTCAAGGATGATGAATGGTGTTTTGAATACATAGACAAATGGATCATTTTCATCTGCAAATAATTCAGGCCAGAATTTATATAGGAAGTTTACGATTAAAGCACCAATGTTTTTACCGTCCTCATCTTCGTCAGCACAGATATAAAGCTTACCATAGTTCAAATCAGAACGTATTGCTTTCGTGCCGGGAATAAGGTTAATCGATGCCATGATATCTTTAAGAGAATCACTGTCCATTAGCTCTTTGGTTTTTTCAGTACCATTAACGTTCATGATTTTACCACGCAATGGTAGAATTCCATGAACTTTGGAATCACGTGCTGCTGACATGTTACTCACTGCTGAGTCACCTTCTGCCATTAGCAATATGCATTGTGAACGATCAGTACCAGTTGCGTCAAGCAATTTCGCAACTTTACCTTTTAGTAATTTCTTAGCTAAACGGCGATCTTCATCTGCATCTTTTTTATTCGTCCTCGCAGCAGTACGTTCGAAAATTTCTTCAACCCAATCTTTATTCTTTTTAACAAGTTCTTCAAAGAATTCAGAGGTCATTGCTTTCTGTACTGGTCGAATGACGTTTTCGTTAGTTAGTTTTGATTTGATTTGTGAGTTGAACGATGGTGCGTTCATGGTGGTCACATTATAAATCAATAATCCTTCTTCAATATCTCCACGATTAGGCGACATTTTACGCTTCTTCGCTTCTTTCTCAAGTGCAGCACTAACGCCGGGAGAAAAGTACTTCTTGAATGTTTCTAAATGTGTACCACCATCAAATGCTGGTGCATTGTTAACAATACCTTGCATATGGAAGTTTGTGTTCAGAAAGTACTGTTGAATCCAATACTATCTTCTTCTACATTTAGTGACATCATTTTGTTAGCACCAAAGAGTGTCTTCTCTGTGCTTGTCTTAGTGGCAATACGAGTGCCATTAAGGATAATTTTGTATGTTGGGTTAGCTGACGCAATTTCTTTTAGAATACTGAATACTAACTCAGTTGGTAGTTTTCTATTTTTGAATACTTCAGGGCTTAGTGTAAAACTAATTGAAGTCCCAGTTTTGTCCGATTGTACTTTACGAATTGACGGTTCTTGAATGTCAAGCTCTGGGAATAGTAATGTTCCTTCTTTGAACTTTTGATTGTACTTGTAGATACCATCATATGCATCATTTGATGCGGCTGTTTTATAAGGACGACCACTGCGGTGAATTTCGATTTCTGCTTTAGAACTCACGCACATAGTAATAGAACCACCTAAACCATTCTGACCAATTGTACCCTCACGTTTTGAATCGTCAAAGTTTCGACCAGTTTTAGTTTCAGTTAGTACCATTGTACATAGGTTGATGTTGAACTCAGGTACATAGTCGATTGGAATACCACGACCATTATCACTGATTTCAAATGATAGGTCATCTTCATTGTACTGGATTTTTAAGGATGGGTCTTTAGTACCCGCTTTTTTGAACTCATCTAGGGAGTTATCAACAATTTCTCGGAATGCTGTAATTAACGCTGGAACCCATTCTAGGTTCTGTACGTTGTAACCGTCTTCACCGAATAGCAATACTTGGTGTTCATGAACAGAACGGGAACCTAAGTACATTTCAGTACGAATTCGAGCATGTTGATAATCGTTAAGTCGCTGAACGTCATGTTCAGAAAGCACGGATGAGGATTTTGTTTCTTTTGCCATTTGCATTCCTTTGTCTCTTGGTTTCTTAGCTATAGTATTATATCACATTTTTGTTTCTTTGTCTCAAAAAAATATCGGAAACATCACTGATGTCTCCGATATTATTTATCTTGTGTTTATTTCGTCAAGAGTAACCTCAACTCAGCACTAGGGCTATATTCATCATCACTCCAATACTTGTGTACTTTCTCTGGAGTTGCACGTGTTAGTACTTCACCGTCCCCTACAACATATACAGTATGATTTGTTAGCAATCTAGTCCAGAACTTGATTGCATCATCACTATGTAAACCATCACTAAGTATTGAATATCCAGCATTTAAGATATCCATGTACATTTGATACACAACACCTTTAACATTGCTTTTTGCTGCAACAGCACTTTCTACGAATACATTAGGTACACCAACGACCGCATTATTACTTATATGACCACTTAATAATGCTACTTGCTTACCTTGTTTATCGTATGCAATAAATCCTGAACCATTTTTAATTCTCATGACATCAAATCCGTCATGTTGAGCAAAAGGAACCATATTATGCTTACCTGTCATTTCAGCAGACTTATCAACAAATTCATCACGATCTTGGTTGGCAAACGCATCAAAACGCTGTGGCATCTCATTCAACTCTTCATCTTCACCAAGTTGATTTAGTGAATTGGTAGTTTTACCTAATTTTTTATTTTGGGTATCTCTACTAATTTGAGTACTCTTGTCAGCTTGATCAATATCATCAGCTATTTCAGCATCCTGTACTAAATCCATAAAACCACGCATACTTGATTCTTCTACAGGCTTTTTGGATGATTCTTGAACATATTCCCATATATTTTCAAGACTATCGGGTGTTAATTTTTTATCCATATTTTTGAATATCCTGTTAAATTGTCTATCGGTACTTTCTAGATAAATCTCGAATAGACGAGTCATTACTTGTTCTAAATCCTGATAGGTAATTCCAGTTATGGTATTGTATGATTCTGCATTGTCAATTTGAACCCCATCTCTATATCCAGCTTGCATATATATTGGATAACGAAGCCCTTGGAATCGAATATAAAGCGTACCTTCATCAAGTGAAGCATCTAGATTTTTACCTTCGGGTTGTGCACCAATTTTCTTAATAGCATTATTGTACCATCCACCAAAAGCATCAGCAATTTCTTCAATGTCCATTTCTGAACCGTCTATCTTGTGAGCTAGTTCTTTGATAAAACGGTCGGTCATGTTAAATGATTTAAACCAAGTAATATAGTCCAACATAATTTGTATTTTATCAACAGGAACATCGATATTAATAGGTTCACTTTCTGAAAAACGACTCTCCCACGCAGTAATCAGAATATTACCATTATGTTTCATGAACCGTACTATTCCACCATCATCTAGGTGATAAACAATTGAATGAAGGTTGTTGTATGGATTAGTGTAGTCATCTGGTCTTTTTCCATGTATACGTTCTTCCTCAACGTCACTTGGTTTTAAATTGTTTTTAGATTCCATAGCACGATAAAGTTGAACCATCGGATCATTTTTATCTGCATCTTGGTCTGGTCCTTTTGTTGTAGAATTGTATAAACGAGACTCGCCACCATCAACATCTTTAGGTTCTAAATCCAATTCTGAATCAACTTCGTTTTCCATTTGTTGATAATGTTTAACAAGTCCTTTGTAAATTAAAACCATATGCTTTTTGGCATTAGCATCTTCTTTATAATTTTTTAAGGCTTGATACACCTTACCTTGACCATGAGATAAACGTTCAAATGCATGTTTGATTGCACCTTGAATATCACGGTTAATATTACCACTTAATTCGTTATTATCTTTTTGGTTATCTAACCATAAAATTCCAGCGTTTATCATATCTTTTGTTTGTGGACCAAATTCAACACCACTTGCATGATAAGAATCTTGCATATCACTATAATCTTTTTTTCTCGCTACGTTGGCATCTTTGGCAGAACTAAGTCTTTTAGTCACTATTTGTTGGAATGCATGTTGCATTTCATGTTCAAGTGAACCCAAAAAGTAATCCATACTTTGCATTGTCTTTTGGATTCCGTCAGTACCATTTGTTGTGGTGAATTGATAGTATTCGGGTTTTAATGATAACACAATATCAGATGTATTATCATTTACTGTCTCTTTGTGACCGCCAGCTCTGTTGTCATAATAATTAGTGTCAAACGTTACGAATACATTCATTTTTTGTATAAAAGATTGTACTTTTTCATTTTGCATAGACTTAGGTAACTCACGCATAATGGCAGCATGGTCAATTGGCATCTTAATACTTTGATTCACATACTTACGCAGACTAGCATCATTCAGTACTTGGGCACCATATTTTTGTTGGAAACGTTTTAAGAACGGCAGAATCTTAGAAGCAACAAGTTGATCTAAATCATCATCTGTATTTTTCTGCATCTGTTGGAATGATTTATAAGCATAAGTCAATACAATAGAAGAAGCATATTTTTGCATTAGTTTCAAAGAACTTGGCGGTACTGGAAAGATACCAACACCACTTGCTTCATCAAGTATCTCTTCTTCAGTTACATGTTCTGGTTTATCTGAACCCTTTTTGAGAGTTCCTTGTTTTTTATCTGCTTGATTCCATTCTTTAGCTGCACCAGTACTAATCCCAGCCTTTTTAGCAAAGTCTGGGTTATGTGCTGCTGCTGCCATGAATCTAGCTTGTGCTTTAGATTTACTTGGCATTACAAATTCCTTAAATTATTAATTACTTCCATGTATGCACGACTATTATGCATGATATCTATAACCTCATCCCTGAATTCATCATTGGAATAGTACCGAATGAATAACTGGAATAAGTTAACAAACTGTTTTAATGATAGATAATAATAAATGCTATCATCACTGGTAGATACATCCACTTTAGTATCATTGCTTTTTTCTAAAGAAAATTCTTTTCCAAATAGCATAAATTTATTAGGTGCTATTCTTTTAAAATCTAATTCATAATAACTTGCGTCATCAGTTATTAAATCAATAGCTTCTTTTATATTTTTATCGGAAGCTTCTTTTAAATCAGCTTTAAGAATTTCCATTTCATCGATAACATCATCGGCTTCAAACCACGGAGATTCAGAAATAATACCAGCTAAGTTCAATGTTTTTTGAGCATCTAAATGTACTTCTTCTTCAGCATTACCGAATGATAAAGTTATCATATAGTCGTTCTTAGTTTTAGCAAAAACTATTTGCCAATGTTCTGAATTGGATGACACCAGTACTGATTGAATATTAGCCATATTATGACCAAATACTTGTGTATAGAATTTATCTTCTTTGGTTTGAAACATTTTATATATAGATACTGGAATATTTATATTTGCTTCAAGTTCCTCTGATGGTAGATCAGTATGAGCATAGTCAATACCATTTTGCTTAAAATCGTCATATATAGGTGATGCTTTGGAATATATTTCCTTCATCGCTTTTTTATATGCAGCCTTATCATGTGTGTATAAGTAAATTAAAAATCTACGTTGGGATTCATTGTTTTCTACCACATCGTTTATTGCATTTTTTATAGCAGTTGATTTGTTTGATTCCAAGCTATTATTGAGGGTGTCTTTTTCAAGTACACCAATTACTGAATCAACTAAGTTACCTAATTGCGGAGTGTACTCAATCCCCGATGTGTAGTAATCGGCGTCATCTGTATCGTAGTTTGGTTTCATCTCTACTTGTTTATCATTTGCATTTATATTTTTCATTATATTTTTCAACGCCATACTTTGAACAGTATGTTGCATTTCATGATATGCAGTACTCATGATATTATTAGCAGATGTTAACCAATCACGTGGATTTAATCTCGAGGTGTTAACCGTAATTCTTAAATTAAAACGACCTTCGGTTTCTTGCTTTCCATGCGATGACGAAGAACTATTAGTATCAATGTACAATTCTAGATCATATTGGTCTTTTAGTAGTTCAATTAATTTAGGTGTTATACCTTTAAAGTTTAGTTCTTTGAAGAATTTATCAGAATCAAGATTTAGCTTAATACTTTTATTTGATATTTGCATTGCAGTTTGTGGTGATATATTTTTAGCACCGTATTTTTGCTGCAATTTCCCCATAGTATCATACCCAGTCTTTTTAATTTTTTCGAATTCTTCAGTACTTGTATTATCGGTTTTAAACATTTCCATTCGTTCTAGGTATTGTTTAATTTTAAAATATAAAAATGAAGATATATACTTATTAACTTCTTTAGTTAACTCTTGTGGTACTCGAATAATAGCTTCATTGATTTGATTATAATTCATCCTTGTCATCTCCGCGTAGCTTAATCATTCGTTTGGCGATGTTGTTTATTTTATCTCGTATCTCCCGTTTCACAATACGGCCTGTACGGTCGTTCTTCCACTGCAAACCCTGATAAGTATAGGTATCACCATCTGGTGCTCTAAACTTGTGTCCTACTGGGATTTCGACGGTTTTAAGAGTATCTGGTGTGAGAGCATCAACCCATTCTCCAGTACTGACATCGTATTTTAAACGTTGCTTAACGGCATTGGGATTGGTGTCGAACTTTTGTTCAGGTTTGGTTGCTGCGGAAATTTTGCGATAGGGATATCGGTCGCGAATATATCGCCATAGGAACTTCCCCTTACTGTCCACTCGTAACATTTGACGAACCATTGCCTCTGGAACATCATCATACTCATACATATCACCATTTAAGAAAGTAATATATAAATCCTTTCCATTATGTTCTATAGTTTTCAAGTGAGATGAGTCTACATCAGTGGGAGCAATAGCTTCGAGTATTCGTTTTAATAATTCATTATACATAAAAAAACTCCAAGGTTATTATCGAGTATTTATCTCGTAAAACCTTGGAGTTATTTGTTTAGATATCGTTCGGGTAATCGCGACGAATTAATGTTTCAAGTGTCTGTAAAGCTGCTTCATAACTTTGCGGCTTTAGTGGGCTTGGTACATAATCGTAGCCAATGTTTTGTGATAATTGAGCATTTGCATTCTCAAACATCGCACAGTATGTAATACACATTTCTTCACTGAATGTTCCGACTGTGTATGCATGTTTTTCGCTATTCAATGCGGTAACGGCTTCGATTGCCCGTTCTTCACTGAAGTGAAATAGATCCATGCACATTTCCATTACAAATTCTGCTGATGTTTTTTTATCATCAAGTAGTACTAAGTCAAACTTTGGAACACTAAGTACATCTTGTTGTGGGTTATGACGGAAAAACAACTGCAAGCCAAGTTCTAGTACTGTTTTATTTACAGTTTGTTGTTCTTGCGAACGGGCTACCGCTTGGACATATTGAGTAATGTCATGTTTGCCAGCAACGTAGTAGTTGCTTTCACCGTATTTTGCTTTAATAACACTATAAGAGTCTAGTGAGAATACTTCTTGCACTTCAAGTTGTTTCATGTCTAATTCCTTATTTTGTCTTGATTACACAGGTTGCCTTTTTACCTTGTACTTCAACTTTCTGTACGAATTCGACTTCACCAAGGCGTTCTACAAACTGTTTCAAGAATGATGTATTTTTTTCAAGTAATGTTTGATTGCCAGCAATGCGACCTTCAACTGCCATAACGACGCGTACTTGTTTACCGTCGGAAAGGAATTTAGAAGCTGATTTCTCTTTCACTTTTAAATCGTTTTCCTGAGTTTTAAAAGAGAATTGAACCTCTTTTACTTGAGTCATGTTTTGACGTTGCTTACGTTGTGCTTCTTTATCAGCTTGTTTTTGTTCAAATTTGAATTTATTCAAATCAATGATTTTAACTACTGGTACGTCACCAGCGTTCACTTGAACAAGGTCAAGTCCTAAAGCGTCAGCACGGTTTTGAGCTTCGCTAATTGCCACCACATTGCTGCCTGCGTCAGTTACTAGACGGACGGATTTAGCTTTGATTTCTTTATTGGCAATGATTTCTTTCATATTAATTTGTGACTCCAGTCGTTTTAAGTTGCTGTCATTGTATGACATTTAAAGGGTTGTGTCAACCCCTTATTGTGTATGATGTTTACGATATACTTCTGCAATTTGTTGAACCTGAATTAACTGATTCTTTGCTAGCTCAGCTTGTGAGCGGGTTCGGGCGTTTGGTGCTTGAGCGATCATTTGCTCAAGTTCATAAATGACCTTCGTGAAAGCATCTTGGCTTTCAATGAAACGATCATAGAATGGTTTTTGTTCCATGTCAATAGACTCCATGTAAAAAATTATAGTTTAACGAATTCAACAGTACTTACAACACCAGTTAATGCTGGCACATCAATGTAATCCATATACACGTCACGTTGTAGCGTGGTGGTTGCTAGTAGTGGAGTGATAGTGCGACTGGTGATTTTCTGAACTGCTGCCATTTCTTGAACTAGTGATGATGCCAATGCAGCATCAATGATTCCTTTAATTACAGTTTCAGAAGCAGTGATTTGTTCATCATCCGTTTTAGGAACCGGCGAAACGGTACTCGCAAATGGCTCGTAGCTAATATATCCAACGGTGATAGTTGCATCAGTTGGGATAGTTGCTGCTGTACCTTCTGTATCAAATTCAACAGTACAATAGATTGGTACAGTAAGTTCGGATAGCTTGCGTTTGATCTGTTGCATACGAGTATAAGCAATTGCTTTAGCTAACACTTCTGCATCAGTAGGTGTGGTCATATTTTCGGAATCAAAATCTGAGTACTCGAAAAAACGTTTATCATCAAGATCCTGACCGGGAACTTTGATTGTGAAAGCCTTGAATAAATTGTTCATCTTATTTCTCCATAAAGAACACTTTTTATTATTTATTTTTAAAAATCAAAACGATTAGTGTATTTCTTTCTTGCACTGCGGAAAGATGGGTGTAATTCATTCATACACCCTTTAGTCACGGCCCAGCGTGCAAAATCGTTAGTTGTGTTAACTAAACCACAGTGTACACAATATTGTTTACCAATCGTTTTCCAAAAAATAAATTTATGCGGTTGGTACTCGTATTCTTCTTCTTTTTTCATTAGAACATTCCATTTTTTCGGAACATTACATTATATCGTGGACGCGTCATAGCTGTATAGATAATTCGACACTTTGTGTCATTATTACGAATACGTTCAATGAAATCGGTATCGAACCAAATATTATCAAAAGTACTACCCTGTGATTTATGTGCTGTTGTTGCATATGGATAGTTGATGATGTTAATCTTATTTTTGATTATATAATAGTCTTGCCATTGGTAAGCACGTTTAGTAAGAGGGTTCATATCCTTACGTTCAATCTTTTTAATCAACTTATCTAAGTAGTCATCGAGTCCCATTTTAGATTCAGGACCAACACCTAAAATATAATTACCGTTAGGAAGTTTGAACTGCCAGCAATCAATACCTAAGAATGCCTCTTTACGAACTTCAGGACATTGAATAATTTCCTGATTCATATATGGACAGTTCTCGGTTACCGTATCAAACACAATAGGTTCACCTTTAACAAATTCTACATCTTGATGTTTATCAAATAATTCACTTCTGATGTAAATGTTAGACAAACTAACACGGTAATTAGTATAAGCAATAATTTTATTTTCCTGAACGAAGTCAAAGATCTTACTGGCTGAACCTTTGTGTTCTAAAATCATTTCCTTATACACGTCCAAGAAAACTTGTTCATCGTCTATTGGGATGATAGTATCTAGACCATAAGTTGTATCCAAAATTGCTAATGGATCTCCATTAGTACCAATGCATTCACGAATTGATGTTGCAATGCTTATGATTGGGTTATCCAACGCTTGGCGTAGTACTTCAGTAAGTTCATACTTAGTTTCTACATCAAATGTTGGGCTTAGTTTTGATTCACCCATTGTACCCTCAGATTCGACCGGTGGTAACTGACATGAATCACCTACAAAAATCACTGCTCGACGCACACGATACATTTGGTCAATAATGTGCTGATACATCTCATCAGAAATCATTGAACATTCATCAACAATAAGTACATCAACCATCGAAGTACTATTTTTTGATTGGGGATCATGTTTTAGTACTTGACGACTCTTTTCATAAACTAACTTCAAACCTAAGAAAGAGTGAATAGTACTAACTTGTGCATCTTGTGGTGAAAGACCAACGTTTTGCATAAGCATTTTTCGAATTACTGAGTTTGCTTTATGTGTTGGTGATGTTACTGCAATATTGTAGCCCTTATAAAGGCTATCAACGATCTCTGCCACTAGTGTGGTTTTTCCTGTACCAGCATAGCCAACTAAGACACATTCAGAACGTCCCGGCCAGTTGTGTACGCGTTCAATAAAATCGTCGTATATCTCTTGTTGCTTGTCCGTAAGCGTGATGTTACTCATAGCGTCTCCTTCGCTTCCTTTGCTGCTGCTAGTGCCAGTTTATCGGCAATCTCGTTGTAGAAGTCTTTGTTGTGAGCTTTTACCCACTGATACTTGCAGTTGTCACCAAGTACATCAATTTCTTTCCACAAATCTAGATTAGCTTTGCAATTTTTCCAATTTTTCTTTTTCCAACCATGTCGCCATTCGGTCATTCCATCAACCACATATTTCGAGTCGGATATTACTAGTATTTCTTGATCATAACCGTAGGTTTCTTTAACGTATGCAATTCCACTCATGGATGCAATTAATTCCATTCGGTTATTAGTGGTGTACTTCTCTCCAAAAGAGAATCGACCTATTTCGTTTCCATCTTTTAGTACTACGATTCCAACGCCACCCGGCCCCGGATTTCCTAAACATGAACCATCCGTGTAAACTGTAAACATTAAAGTCCTTTTATATTATTCCAATATTCTACTATTGTTCCATCTTCCAACATCTTGACCAATCCCAGTTCAAGATGCACATTACAATCACTGTGTATATCAAAGTGTGTGTCACATTGGTAATCACCACTAATTTTACTTAGTATTACGGTATCAACAAAGGGTAATGCAGTCCTATAAAGACGAGCACCACCAATTACCACACAATCAGGATTATTACTAATGATTTGCCAAATTGATTCTTCAGGTAGAAAAAGTACTGAAGGGTTTTTATCAACTTCCTCTCGATTAATATAGTCTCTTGATAGTAAGACAATATTCAATCTACCGGGTAGTGGTTTTTTAGGAAGAGATTTCCAAGTGTTATAGCCCATAATGATTATCTTACCGGCAGTCTCTTCCTTGAAGTGTTTGAAATCGGCAGTACTATGCCAAGGTATAGTATTATTAATACCAATGCCGTTATTTTTATCAACTGCTAATATCATTGATGACATTTTTTGATTAGATCCTTGAATTTAAGTACATTTTCAACATTCAACCATAATAATAGTGTAATGGCACATGCTAGTACTGGTGCATTAATAAGTGCAAGTACTAGTCCAACGTGAATGCCATTTGCGAAAAGTAGGTGAACAACCCTACTATTGAAATCCACATTTTCTATATACGGTAACATTTTTTGCATTTCAGGTGTTAGTTTTTTACCATCTTTGATGCGTTTAAGATTTCGAGTAACATTGGTATAGTTGAACCACGCTAGTACCCCCATAATTGTTATGAGAACCCAATATATAATTTGAGAAGTGAGAAGGAATCCTGATGCGGCAAGAGCGGCAAAAAAGCAAATCCCAACTAGATGAAAAATAATTGACATGTGTAAACCTCGTTTTATGTACGTTCTTTATTATATCACAAAGTGAATAGTTTGTCCCGAAAAAATGCCTAAATCACCTAAATACGTTTATAATAAAACAAAAAGGGGATAAAAGGGATTATGAATATCAATTTTGATTCGGGTATGATTACTAAGATCCTAGAAATATTCTCTGGAATGCCTATTATCAGGACATTCGTTATAACATTTTGCTTTTTAGTTGGCTTCGTAGTGTATCAAACATCCGATTCTTGGATTAAGTACTTTGATACTACTTTGAATCACCAAACACAAAGTGAATTGTTTAAACCAGCGAAGTCCAATATATCACCTGAAGCTATTAAAAACATTGAATCTGCATTAGTAGATACAATGAACCAGCATAAGGATAAAATTGGAATGATGTTGGTATATAAGTTTGTTCCTGACAACAATACGTTCTATCAAGGGAGAATATTAGTGAGTGGGTTAACAAACTCCAGTACTAATTTAGATATTAAAAAATATCATGGGGAGTGGCTTCCAATTAGTGCGTTTCGTGCTCAAACTAATACTTTATTAAATGGTCAGATATATACTGAAGAAATCCAAAAGATTTACACGACATATATGTCACCAGATAATGAGAAACGAGAAGAGTACCTATCACCGATCAATTTCCCTGCAATCGTGAATGATGGAGCTACATATATGGTATCAGTACCAGTACGCTACAGCAAGATCGAAGGATATGTTTCTGTTTACTTTAAAACTGTCCCTAAAGACCAAAAAGAGTTAACTGAATATATCTCAATCGCAAAACAATTGGTTAGTGATGTAGGATACTACATCTCATTCTAAGGAGATAACATGCTTAATTGTACAAACAAAAAATCACCATTAGGAAGATTCTTGGCGTTAGTCTCTTGTCTTCTTCTTGGATTAGTTATTGTATTGAATATTAATTCTGTTAAGTCAACTATTTCTGATTCCGTGACTACTGTACAAAAGCATGTTGATCGTGAATCATACGAGATTGAAAAAGTCAATAAACAATTTCTCACCATCGTAAAAGAACATAGCACCATTAACAGTGTTGTATTATTCAAATTCATAAAAGATGATAAATCGTTTTTAATGAAAGGTCATACCGGTATCACTCTGGTTGATAGAAATGGAGTAGCTGGGTTCAACTCTCACATTTTTTCAGTTATAGACGATAATAATTTTATGCAAGAAATACTTCTTAATAAAGTTCATTATGAAAATATTGATTCTAATATTAATCAGTGTATTAATTTTTATAAATTAGGAACACAGTACTTCTGTGATGAATTTAAAAATGTAGGTCACCGTTATAAAACAGTCATAACCATTCCCGTTAATAGTAAAGATGGTTATAGTGTTATAGGGTACGTAATGATAGTACTCAATGGTCAAAACAACAACATTGAAGTAGAACAAATCGTTAACGATGTTCGAACACAATTAGTCGTGGTTCAAGATTCACTTAAATATATAAAATAACAAAGGAGGCTTTATGCCTCCTTTATTTTTATTTTACAAACTTAGATAGGTCAGGTTCAAAGAAGTTTAAACTTTTTAGAATTTTTCCATCTTCGTTCCGTTTGATCATCCAGTACGTTTTACCGTCAACATCAACACTAGTAACATATACATCACCGTATTTGCCATCACCTTCTTTGAAACGGGTCTTTGCACTTAGCCATGCATGTTCTTCGGTTGGACTAAACTTGCTCATATTTGATTCATGGACTTCGTTAAATGCACCTGCTAGATCAACTTTAATGTCAGTTGCATAGTCAAAAATAGTTCGTACGATTTTAGTTAGCGACTCATTAATATGAGTCATGTGACCGTACTTGAATCCATTAAGAAATAATCCCAAATCATAAGATAATGAACTTACTGTGCGTTCAGTAATGTGAGCAGGTGCAAGTGTTCCAGCAGCAACAGAAGGAGCAGTACGAGTACTGTCAATCTTAGTTCCAAACGCTAACGCCGCACCATAAGTAACATATAAGATATCACACATACCATCTAACGCACCAACTAAATCGTCTCGTTCTACGCAGTATTGGAATTCATTTTTACCAGTGATTTCTTCGTTGATTAGACTATGGCGTAACTTCGCTACTCCATAACTTACGAAGGTTGGGGTTGTATTAATTTGTTGACCACCAACTTTCATGAACTCAGCAACTTGAGCAATTTGTGCTTGTACATTTGACATTTGTATTCTCCATGTTTTGTTTCACCCACACGTCACTGTGTGGGTTTAAATAATTATTTGCGATTCTGACGACGTGATGCACGAGCTGCTTTATTAGCAGTACGGTTGCGTTCTTTGATTTTACGATACTCAGTCTTCTTCGCATCTTTACGTGCGTAATATCCTGATAGCTGGGAAATGATTTTTTTAGAAAGTTCCAAGTCTTCTGGAGTTAGGTCATATCCAACTTCATCACTTGCGGTATCACTTGCGGTATCAATACTTTCTTCTACCATTTCGTTAAGTGCGTTCTTATCCATTTTTTTCTCCTTTGTTATTAACAACTCTATTATATCACATTAAGCCTCTTCTGTCCCAGCATTCGGCCTAAAAAATAAAATTTTATCTTGTGGAATTCGAGTTCCGTCATGCATCTCAATCCCATTTGAATATGTGTCGGTCACAATTCCAACAAGTTGGATTTCACCCACTAGTACTATTGTGTACTCTACACCATGCATAAATGAAAATATATCCATTTCGTAATTCTCCATGTAAAAAGGGACACATACGTGTCCCTATATAAATTATAATTCAAAACTAAAGAAATCGTCCAACTTGATATCATTAGTAACGCCACCAATGATATAAGAACTAATTTCAGTTTCTTGTGGGGCAACCTGTACATCCGCTCCACTAATCCATTCTACCGTCCAAGGTAGTGGGTTATTTTTAGAAACACTAAATGGACATTTAACTCCAACTGCACCCATACGCTTAGAACCAATCCAACGGATGTAATCTTTAAGAATTTGTGCATTCAATCCAATGATAGAACCATCTTTGAATAGATAATCTGCCCACTCTTCTTCCTGCTTAATTGCATCCATGAACATTTCTTGTACTTCATCATGACACTCGTCTGCAATTTTAGCAAAGTCTGGATCTTCTTTCTTAAGTAAGCGAAGAATCATTTGTGTTGCTGCTAGATGTAAATTTTCATCCAATTTGTTCAGAAAAGTTCGTTATGCTTCTCCCGTACTTCCACAGCAAGAAGTACTGCACTATATTTCTATAGTAGTTCAGACTATATCATAATCCATTTCTGGATTCCTTACGTTTCCACTCACTTGAGTGTACTCTACTCCCTTCCATATTTCTATGTGGTTTCGATAGTCGTTACGATTTAGATAGATAATATTCCCAGATTGATTTCCACTGTCTTTTAAGATTAATAGATATAACCATTGATGTTTTCAATCCATAATGTTCTGCAATATCTTTTAACATTACATCACCTCGATTGTGGATAGCATCAATTATATTCAATTTTTCTTCAAACGACAAGTTATATTTGTTTAAACCTGAATTTTTTATGTGTGGAATGGAATCTTTATACTGATCATACAAAACTTTCCATTTTTTTCCATATTTTAAATCCGATATAACATGCGAAGGAACTTGAGTTAGTTCTTCAATTTCAGAATTACTTTTACCTTCGGTCAAATAAATAAAACATTTTTCTATTTCATTTTTAGTGAATTTTGACATTCCATTATTTTCACCCGATGAACCATGAACTAACTTCTGTCTGGTACTTTCTGAAATGGTTGATTTACCACCAGAACCATATGATAAATTCGTTAAAACACCACCTTCGAACACCGGTTTGTATTTTAATATCAATTCAAGTTCATATTTTAGTGCTTTTTCTTCACATAGATTGTTTTTTTCTATTTTAACATAGGGAGATAAACCACTTTTTAATATTTTATTATATTTTCTCATAAAATATTTATTTCGTGAATCATCAGATACTGCATATGCACGGTTACCTTTTCCTTTACCAACATAAAATGGTTGTTGGTCAATTGGGTTATACCACACATATACGTAAAAAATATTATCTTTCATAAATCATCCTTCAAATGTATATTTTCATCTCATTTATAGGATTATTTATGTAAATCTCGGTATTGTCTTCACCATAATGTGCTAAGATGTTCACCGATATATAAGGTTTTTCGATGTACATTACTGTACAAAGCCGCCATGAAATTAACGGCAAATCAAACGAATAATTTTTGCATTACCTTCAAGAAGTTTATTCTCGGCGTATGCCCAACTACATGCAAACGAGACATAAAATCGAATACCTTCTAGAATGTTAATACTATTCAAGCATAACCATAACTTCTTTTTCAATTCATACATATCAACTACAACAGTTTCACCATTGATTGTATGCGTACCTACACCTAACATTTTATAGTAAGTACCGGTGATATCCAAATCATCGTAGTACTTTGCAATATCAGCAGCACAGTCAGTAATTTCTGGAATGTCCAACATAGTATCAAATACTTCTGATGGGTTTGCATATACGTTACGAATGATGTGAGTGTAAGAACGACTGTGAATTGCACCTTCAAAGAAAGCCCATGTTTCAATGAAGTTTTCTAGTTCAGGTAGAGATGCATATGGTAGTAGCATCAAGTTAGGACCACGACCCTGTACAGAGTCAAGTAGAATTTGACGCTTTAGGTTAGAGGTGAAGATATGCTTCTCGTTATCACTAAGTCCGGCGAAGTCAATCTTATCCCGGCTTACATCTACCTCTTCTGGTGTCCAATAGAAGCTTTTCTGTTGTTCAGTTAGTTTTTCTAATGCAGAGTACTTTACTGATTCGAAACGTTGAATATCTACTGATTCATCAAAGAACATATTCTTTTCTAAGTGTGACTTCTCATTTATTTTAAATACTGACATTTAATTTCCTTATAATGGGTATAACGTAAAATCCCACCGAAGTGGGATTTGATAATTTAGATTTTGCAACTGTCACAATCATCTTCATCAGGTAGATCAGGTAAAATAAAACCACCTTCAGTACTAGTTGTTTGTTCATGTTGTTTTTCCATTGCTTCTACATCAATTTCACCACTACCATCGTTGGTATTCATGTAGTAAAGATTTTTCAAACCATACTTATAGCATAGTAGAAGCTCTTTAAGTAGCAATTTCATTGATAATTTATTATCCGGGTAATGTTCTGGATTATAACTGGTATTTGCACTTATGCTCTGGTCAATATATTTCTGTAGTACTGCACAGATTTTAATATAACCTTCATTGTTGGTTTGTTCCCAAAGTAAAGTATATTTGTTTTTCAATTTACCAACTTCTGGAACTACTTGTTTTAGAATACCATCTTTTGATGCTTTAATGGATACTAAACTGCGTGGTGGTTCGATTCCATTTGTACTATTACTAATTTGAGCACTTGTTTCTGCTGGCATAAGTGCCATTGTTGTTGCATTTCGAATTCCATATTTTGCAATATCTGCACGAAGTGTATTCCAATCCATTTTCAATTCGGAACTTACTAGTTCGTTAACAGAACGTTTGTATGTGTCAACCGGTAGAATACCATCAGCATACTTAAGGTTATCAAACCATTCACATTTACCTTTTTCTTTTGCCAATTGCACTGAAGATTTAATTAGGTAGTATGACCATGCTTCAGCCCATGTGTTGACCGTTTCCAATGCCTCATCATCGTAGCGTAAGCCACGCTTAGCAAGGAAATATGCTAGGTTGATGATTCCCACACCTAATGGTCGATAAGCCCGTGTTGCACGTTCTGCGTGGATTACTGGGTAGTCCTGATAGTCTAGAAGAGAGTCCAATGCACGAATAGCTAAATCACATGCATTTTCCATATCTTCTGGTTTATCGAAGTTTCCCCAGTTAATAGCACTTAGAGTACAAAGACTAATAAGCCCATCTTCGCCTGAGTTTACATCTTCGAATGGAACTGATGGTAATGCAATTTCCTGACAAAGATTACTTTGTTCAATAGGAGCAACTGTCGGGTTAAATGGTGAGTGTTCATTGGTCAAGTCAATATTTTGAATATAGATACGGCCTGTTTCTGCACGTTGTTGCATTAAAGCAGAAAATACTTCAATGGCTGGGACTTGTTTTTTACGAATGCTAGGATCCATTTCATACATTTTGTATAAACGATTAAATTCAACTTGGTCTGCACAAAATGCATCATATAAACCGGGAACATCACTTGGTGAGAAGAAAGTAATAACTCCACTTTTAGTCAAACGCTCATATAGAAGTTTATTGATTTGGAAACAATAATCACTTTGTCGAACACGGTTAAACTCAGTACCTTTGTTATTTTTTAGTACTACAAGGTTTTCAAATTCTAAATGCCATAGTGGGAAGTGAATTGTTGCTGCACCACCACGTACTCCACCTTGGGAACATGATTTAACAGTTTTAGTACTTGCAGAAAGGAATGGAATCAACCCAGTGTGTACTGCGTCACCACCACGAATTTCAGAATCCAATGCACGAACACGTCCGTAGTTGATACCAAGACCCGCTTTACGCGAGATATAACGTAGGATAGCGTGGTTTGCAGCACCAATGCTATCAAGGCTATCACCCACGTTTAGAACCACACAGGAGCTGAATTGACGCGTATTAGTGCGTAATCCTGCCATGATTGGAGTTGGAAGACTGATATCAAAGTTACTAATTGCATCATAGAAACGTTTCACATAACTCATACGTACATCTTTAGTATATTCCATGAATACAATGGCGGCAATCATCATATATGCCATCTGTGGTGTTTCATAGATTTGTTTAGTTACACGATTACGGCAAAGATACTTACCTTCCCATTGTTTCATTGCTACATAGGTGAATTTATCATCACGCTTATGTTTAATGTACTTACCAAGTTCGTCAATTTCTTGCAATGAATACTTATCTAGTATTTCAGGATCATAAATTTCTTTATCTACCATATCCTGTACATGTGCAGTAAATTTGTGAGGTTCATAATCACCATACACTTTTTTACGTAGTGAATAGTTTATCAATCTGCCAGCAGCGTATTGGTAATTAGGGGTATCAGCCGAGATAAGTTCTGATGCTGCTTTGATTAGAATATCATGAATAGCCGTTGTTTCAATACCTTCAAAAAACTGTAGCTGTGCTTTTACTTCAATTTCTGAAACTGAAACACCTGCTAATCCTTCACCTGCGAAAAAAAGAATCTGGTGAATTTTTTCTAAATCTAGTGCTTCTTTCGCACCATCACGTTTAGTAACGTTGATCATTTGACTTCCTTGTGTAATTATTTTGTTTTTTATTTATTATGGGGAATAAAAAGGCGGGACTCGCCTTTATTGCTCATCCCACCCTCTTATAATAAATTCAAGTGTAATACTCGAAGTACTACCATTGTTTACTGAAATGGTTAGTCGTTGAGTACTAGTATCATATGATGGTTGCTCGAAGTCTATTTCAATTATACCATCAGTTTTGTTTGTGTTGTTCTGTTGAGAAATTAATACTCTAGTATTATCAAATGCTACAATTTGAACTGCACCAGTTTCAAGCAACGTAGCATCATCATATGCAACATACTCAAGAAATACCCGAGATGTTGAGCGAACGGTGGTTACTGTAGTTTGATTAGGTGCCAATTGTAGAACATTAGGTTTATTAACGATACCGTTAACAATTCCCCACGGTGTAAATTCAGTTACGATTTCTACGTTTTCTTTTCCGCTATTAGGTGCATTAGTCCAGTTACGACCTGCAACTAAAGAAGCAGGGTCTGAACTACTTGGAAGTCCTATGAATACACGGCCTACGTCAGTACTGAATCCGATTTGACCTTTCTCAAGTGCATCAGGTAAATCACGTTGCTTACCTGATCTCACTTGCTGTAAGGCAATTTGTTTTTGTGCCATAACTAAAAATCTCCTATATTAGTATAGGATTATTTATTTTTTTTGGCTTCGGCTTTAACTTCGGCAATTCGTTTTTCGATTAGCTCAGTTAGAAGTGTGCTGTCAACTGCGTCCAAAATAGGTTTTGGAACTTCAGTTTGAAGTAATTTGATATATGGCTGGAATGATTTGTATTCTTTGGTTGCTAGTACTTCAACAACGGTAGTAACATCATCTTGATTTGATTCTTTGCGAACGATAATAACTTCATCATCTTTCAATTCTTCAACAATGACTTCTTGTTTGATTTCTTCTTGGATAACATTATGTTCTTCGGTATTGGTTTCATATACTTCTGCAAGTTCAGGAGCATTAACTTCTTCAGTACTGGTAACATCATGGGTCATTAGATCAGCAAGTTCTTCTGCGATCTCATCAGCAGTTTTACCACCACGTGCTTTAACGGTTTTAATACCTTCAATAAGACGCTGGGAAATTGGTAGTGCGTCTAGTTGTTCATCAGATAATTCAATTAGTTCATTGATCTGATAACCTTTACTTTCAAGTGCTTTAATTGTAAAAATATCTTCTTTCATTGCTCTGTTCACTCTTTTATGTCGCCTTTCATAATGTAATATTGTTCTACTCGTTCAATCCAACCTTTCTTAGCATCTTCAAAATCCTGACCTTCAATTATGAATTCTTGGTATTTTAGGTTATTTGGATCTTCTCGAACACAAATAAAAATAACACCACGGTTAATATCTGTTCCGAACATTTGATTATGTGCTATTGCATATGCGGCGGTTTGTAGACGGTAGTTTTCTATCTTGTCCCACTTTTTAGGTTTACGGGAATTCTTGTAATCCATTATTGTTGGTATTCCATCATGCATTCCAACTAAGTCAGTTGTTCCAGCCCAAAGACCTTCGTAAAATAATGGTACTTCTTGTCCCCATACTTCATTAATTTTAGGCCATGCCTCACGTTGAATAACGTCAGCCATACTTCTTGCTAGTACACGAATTGGCATCCCACCTTGATGATCTTCATCACCGACAAGGCGTCTTTCCAAATTCTCATGCATAAAGGTTCCGATTGTACAAGCTTCTAAAACGATTTCATCTGCCTTGGCATCGCCAACAAATGCTCGCCATTGCTTTAAACCGTCATCATCTGAGGTTGCACTCAAGATGGTTGTAACAGATGGTAGGTTCCCGGTTGGGGTAGAATAAAGGCGACCTTCTGGGCCGCCTTCAATGCGTTCATAACCAAGATACTCGTACCGATTTGTCATAGGGGGTGTGTACATCCGTTGTACTCCTATTATAGGACATTTTTTGTATTTTGTCTCAATTATTTTTGTCTCATGCTGCTTGTTGCAGCTTTGGTTGCCATATCGCTAACCATGTCTTCCGAGCTTTCGCCCTCTTCACTTGAACTACTTTCGTCTGCACCTGCAAACTGAACCATATCAGAACTTGCGTCCTGTACGAATGGAAGAGAATTTAAAATATCCATCATGACATTGTAGGGTACGTCGATATTAGTACGTTTTTTAATTTCTGCAATTAATGACTGTATACTAACATTCTCACGACCGCTGGCAACCAATGATAAAGCAACACTTGTGATCATGTTGCGAATATCTTTTGCAGGTGCATCTTCAGTTAAATCACTGAATCTCATAATGCACCTCTTATTTTAGAATACCAATTACACGTTTGATTTTATTTTCATTTTCAGTAAGCCAATGTTTCATTTCAGTTTTAGATTCAAAGAATTTATTCCCAATTTTTCCACTTTTGCTTTCTAATTTTACACCAACACGTGGTTTAGCACTTTCACGCATTTCACGTTCTGCTGGTACTGGTTCGGTTAAATCAACATCGACTGAATCATCACCTGCATCCAAATCCGCATCACCTTCAAAATCAAAATCTGGAGTGTCAATATCAACAGAGATATCATCTGTTCCACCAATAGAACTAACATCTGGAGAACTAGTAATGTCACCAGTGAGTTTTAGTGTTTCAGTACTAATCTTGTCTTTAACATCCATTAGTGTTTTTACTGCATGGTCAAGTAGACCACTGATGTTATTACGGAATGAATCTGCACTTTCTAAACCATGTTCAGCTTTAATACGATCAAGCAATGGTCCAAGTACGTCAACACCCATGTTATTAATTACTTCAGACTGACGTTGAAGTTTATCTACGATTTCACCCTTAACTGCTAGTACAATCTCAGCTTTCTCAATATTTGATTCAGTAAGCTGGACGAATGTCATAGCATGTGCCTTAGATTCGGATTCCATCATCTTTTTAAATTGTTTAGACATTTCTTATTTCCTTATAAGATTAATTCCCTAATTTATTTACCAATATAACCTTCTTTCTTTAAGAAGGTAAGTACACGTTCTTTTAACTTGTACGCTTCCGCTTTCTTTTCAGCAATGATTATATCTAAATCTTTTGCATCATCGTAGCGAGATTCTTTAAGTACAGTTTGTCGGTCTTTAGCTGCTTTCAATGCTTCATTAACTACCGATGTGTACTGTAATCCTGAACTAATAATACCAAGCATCTTAGTATCGGTAATCATTCTACCTTCATTTAGTAGGTTGGTAATAGTCAAGGCAGCTTCATACATCATGATACCATCCATGATTTTCTGCCCACTATGATTTGACTGAATACTATATATTTTAGTACCTTTAGTACCTTCCACTACTCCTTCAACCAATGACCATGCAGTACTAGGGTTATTAAAAGAGCGAGATTGTGTTGGTGTTTTTTGAATTGGTTCTTGGTATCCATAATCAATTACACCATTTGGGTTTTGTTCATAAATTCGGTTCAGTTTTTCTTGGTCTTCCCAATCATCATGACTTTCATACATGGTTTGAGGTTGTATTTGATCAGGAATAGAATCCTCTGGATTTAATAATGTTCCATAGGCTAATCCTACATCATTTAAACTGTTAAGAAGATTTCGTGTTGCATCATACGATTGTTGTGATGCCACTGGTTTATTAGTTCCTGCTTCGATCTCATTTAAAGAACCAAGAATATCCATAAAGCCACTTACTTCATTACGATCTATCATTTCTTCTCCTTAATTGGTACATAAAACTCTTCATCGTCAATTTCTACTCTATTTAGAATTCCACGAGATACCAATTTATCAGACAACTCCTGATAGTAATCAGGTACTAAGTCAACTTTAACCTTTCCCATTGATTTTATCTTACGAAGTATTCTGTACTCTTCATTAGATACCATTACTGAAATGCCAAATTCGTTCTTGGCTAATCTCATTACCTACCCCGCATTCTAGTACAGAAATCTATAATTTGATCAATCATATCATTATCAGCAGCAGTAGCATCATTACCCATTGGACTTTGTTCACCACTTACATCTTCTACATTAGAAGAAACAGCATTACTTACTGCTTGAATGATTTCACCCATTCCCGGTGCAGTAGTGCTTAATGTGGATGGACCGCCGCCAACATTATCATTAGTACTTGGTGGTCCCATTACTTCATCATTCGCTTCCTGTGCAGATAGTTCTTCGTTGATATTAGTTTGCCCTTGTTGTTGAACAGTTTCAACATCATCTAAACTATATACATCTACTTGGTTAGGTTGTGTTTGATCTTTAGTTACTACGAGTGATTGCTGTGTAGTTGGACCCGGATCAATACCTACTACTGATTGAATTTGCTGAGTACCTTGTTGGTTTCCCGGTACTGAAACTTTAAATGCTGAGTTATTAGCATTACGCTGAATGTCAGCCTGTTTCACTTTAGCTTGAGTCTGTGGATTAATCTGTTGTTGTTGAGTTGTAGTGTTACGACCAACAATTTGATTAGCTTGTAAATTAGATGTTAGATCTTCATATACTAAAGTTCTTAGTTCATTTAGTGTAAGATGTGTAACATCATGTACCATACCTTCAATTGTACGGTAATGTTCAATTAGTTCATCTGGTGATAAATCATTGACGAGATTGATACTCTCATCTTCTGTGATCATCGTACCATTGAAATAGCTATAACTCTCGAATGTACGAGATTTATATTTTTGTAAAATTTTTAAGATGGAATGATTATCTGAATTGTCCATAGCTTGGTTGATAGCGACAAAATCGCCAGCATCCATATTATCTAAGACAACTGATACATCCATCTGCAAACCATTCGCATCAGCGAACTTTTGCAATTCCGTTGCGGTTTGTTGAATATCCATTGTATCTCCCAAAAGAAAACCTTTACTTTATTTAGCCATTGCAAAGGTTTGCTTGCTTATGCTTATATTACGTGTTGAAGTAACCATATTAAATCTAGTTACCCTAGTCTTGTTTACCATAGTTGGAAGTACTAAAGGTATTCCGTTCAAATTGATATGAACATTAACAGGTAAGGCGAATTTGAAAGTACTGACTATACATTTACCCCATGATGGTGGTAATGCATAAAATTCAGAATTGTTTCCCTTAGACAAATCAACCTCAGCTTTGATAACACTTACCATCATGGGATAATCATATTCCATAACTGATTCAACAATTCTAGAAAGATTCATTGCACCTGTAAATTTACCATCACTTATAGTTGGTGTGCTACCATCACCTATATCAACAACCGTATTGATTGTGTAAAACGTGTATGGTTTCATTTTTTATCCTTTTTACTCTTTTTCATTTCAACTTCATTGTAGCCACCAAATAAATTGGTAGCGGGCATTCTTTTGAACAATGGAAAATGAAGTCCAGTACTACAAGATGCAATGTTACCTGCACTAGTAGACCCTGATGATGCATTCTCTTTAAGTTTCTTATTCATCCAATCGCCCTCCCTTGGGTAGTCTTTTTTCATCAAGAGCTATATTATCTAATCCACGCTGAAACTTTTTATAGTCTCTGTTTTTAATACTTAGAAACAGACGCTTCTTTAAGTCTTCAGCATCTTCATGATTAAATTCAGTATCAATATACTCAAGTAAGTAAATTACAGAATTAATGGCATTATCAGCCTTGGAACTGAAATCCTGTAATTTTCCTTTTTCTGGTGTATAGTTAAAGATACTATCAAGAAGAGTTTTCTTTTCACCTGACATGTATTATTTCCTATTCAATAAACTCCTGATAGCTAGCATATTTTCATTATTCACGCTAGTGTCATTTGTAGTATTTATAACAGATGAATTGGAAGTATCCTGAATACCGGGAGATTGGGGTGCAGGGATGCCATTAGATGCGTCTGGGACGCTCGGTGTTGATTGGAAATGTGAATGAAGCATCTGCATAGGGGTTTGAATTTGTGCGGCTGACGGGAATCCTGTAACGTTTCCACCACCAACTTTCAATGCACTGTTCGCATCACTATGTTTAAATCCACTTCCATCAGTTTCCATTTGCTGTACTGTAATACTATGATCTAGTACACGTAGACTATCGGTATTATATGACATACGTAGTTTAGAACCAACTGCACCACTGTTACGGGTCTTCTGGAAGTCAAACCACATCTCACCCGTCTCACGACGTGCTTCAATATAGATAACGTTATCCGCAGTATAGATTTTAGAAATACCACCAGCAATTTGTGATGTACTTTTCTTCTCTTCACTAATACCACTACGGTTAAACTGACACGCTGTTAGTACTGTAATATCCATTTTCATTGCTAAGGCACGAAGTTCTTCAGACACAAACTTATCCTTAACGAATGCGTTTGATTTGTCATTTGGGCCACAACGATCGGATGTTAATAGATCTAAGTAGTCAACACACACGTAATCTAACTTCAACCCAGTTTTAATTTGTAGTTCTCGTAGATAACTTTCAATGTCATTAACTGTCGTTACTGACTCTGGTAGACGCTTTATGCGTAACTTACCATTGGTCTTCTCTTCTAATTTAATCTGCATACCAGCAGACTCAGGATTAGCTTTAACCGCTTGGTTGTTTTTATTCACCATCATGGAATAGATACGAACTGCAACAAGATCTTCTGCTAGTTCTAGTGAAATATAGGCACCAATTTTTCCCTGTTTAGAAAAGTTTACTGCTAAGTTTTGTAGTACTATCGATTTACCACCACCAGATGCAGCAGCAAAGATTTCTAATTCTTGACGACCGAAGCCACCATATAGTTTATAATCTAATGTTTCCCAACCGGTTTTAAATGAGCCTAAGTTGTCATTCAATGATCTGATTACATCTTCTGGATTTTCATAAACATCCAAACCCAATTCGTTCTGAACACTAACTAGCATTGCTTCTCGAATTAATTCTTCGATGCCACCATATTTTTTCTGATTGACTAATTCCATACCTTGTTGTACTGCTAAGGCCAATGCTTTATGACGGCAGAACTCACCAATGTCATCCAGTATTGCTTGCTCATTTAATGCAGTTACTTTCATTTCTGGAAAACGGAAACCACCTTTGAATTCAATATCATCTAATGTTGGGCTGGTATTATATTTCTGTGCATGTTCTTGTACAAATGAAATACTGTTATGATATTCTTTATCAAAGTAATCTGGTTTAAGAATCCCCTTACAACGTACAAATACATCTGGATTACTGAAAACCTGAGATAATAGATAAAGTTGATATTGAATCCCATACTGCTTAACGTCCGTGTTTACTGTTGCCATTATTATTTCCTCAAATCCATTTGCCTTTTTGTACTTCTATTTTGAAAGGATCATCAATTATACTTTCGTGAATTAATTTCACACAGAATAACCTTCCATACTTAGAACATGCTTCATCTAAGTCTTTTACATGACGGATTCCCCTTCCATCAACTGTTCTAACTGTTCCATAATCTGGACACGCAATACTAAAACCATGTTCAATTGCTTGGTCAATTGCACGTAATCCATCTTTATCGCGATCTGGAACTATTACTATCTTCTTACCATTAGCCTGTGCTACTTTTAATAGTTCAATCTGAGCGGTGGTTAAATGATAGTTATTTGCTGATACACCACCCATTAATGCAGCATCAATCGGCCCTTCAGCTACCAGTATAACTTTTAACCGCTCATCATTGAGCAAATCAAAGTTATAAAGAAGGCTAGTACTTACTTGATTCACATAACGAAATTCGCTATATGGATCTTTGTGTCTAGCCGTATATCCTATTACTTCGCCATTCATGTAATAAGGTATAATAAACCTATCATACATGCGGTGGTCTTTTACTGGACTCCAGTATAGATCCAAATCTAATAAGTATGGATTTCTACTATTGACCGCTTCCAACACACTCATGAATTGTGCTGGTATTTTATCTTCTTGTACCCACTCTGAAAATCTCTTTGACTCAGGTGGTAGTTCTCGTTTTGTTATTCGTTGAAATAACTTATTGGTGGCAGATTCTTCTACTTCATATTCACCGCTTTTAATCATTTCATCAATGAATAGTTTTAAAAATGCAATATCTTTATCTGATGCCCCATATGAAATGAGCAACGTTTCCATATCGTTGCTCATATATCGTCCGGGTTGCCAGTTTACTTTGATATTACAGTTAAAGCAGTTGTAGCCGATTCCACCATCATTATTAAATACGTGATTTCCACGTCCGCGTGTATCTGGTCGTGGTTGTCCTCTGAATACACAAGCTGGGCAATTATGATGCTTCCATGCTCCCATTGCTGGAATGGGATCTTGCATCAAGTTCGCCACAATGATTTGAACCTGATTCATATTTTATCCTCGTTGTACGTTGATTATATCACATTTTATCAGATTCATCCCAAGTTTATCGTCTGATCAATATTTTAGGAACAGTTAATAAAGGCTTGTATTCTTTTACAATTTCATTAGGTGGATAGTTTCTAACTACTGGTGGAATGCAACATACTGCTCTAACCCACATGTAATTACCTTTGAAGTTAAATGCTTGGATTCCATCAATCGACCTAGGGTGACCATGTTCGTCCCAACCACTTTCTATGTAATCCTTTCCATCCAACTTAATGATGAACCATTTATATTCTTCACTATCCAATGGTGCGTTATTCGCCAAACAACCTTGTAGTTGTATTCTACCAATGAAATTCTGGAAATAAAATGCAATAGTACTTAAACCTTCAACTAAACCATACTGACAACCAGCACGAATAGCAGAAGTCCTTAATATATCAAAATCACCACGAACACCATTACCAATAGGCTGTTCTGATTTATGGACAACTGGTAGCCATGAACTATTATGTTCTGAACTAATTTCAGTTGATCCCACAAATATAGGTGCAGCTTGATCGCTGATTATTAAATCAGCACTAGCTTCAAATCCTAAACCAGTATATAAGAATTCGGTTGGTTCAATTAAATCACCGTTGAGCTTTACTTTATGCATACTCCAACGATACTTAGAACCGGGACTTAAATCTTGTATTACACCAGCAGGAACTATGCAACCATAATATACTTTTTGTTTGTTACTTAATGTTGGTCTTGCTTGACCTGCTTCTGATACCCATGAAGGTATTATCTTCTCTAACAGTACATCAAATATTTTTGTATTGTTTCGAGCATCAAAAATTGAAAATGTTAAATATTCATCATCTCGTAGTAGTGTGTACTTACCATCAGCATTGTGAACTGAGAATGATAATGAATTGTTTGCACCTCTATAAATTACTACCTTTTCTTGATTGAAAGGCATGTTGAAATTGCCTAATGCAACTTCATTGTTTGTAGGGTACGTATAAACGCCGTAATGTGCCATTAGTTTACCTCTATAAATACTATGTACTTTTAAACTATATAATATTTATGGGAGTCCTATTAATGAGTAAAACATACCCACCGTATGTGACAGTACTAGAACATAACGGTAATATATATTATGGGATTATAAAGATTAGAAGTAAACAATATACAACTTTATACTGTTTCCACTTAATGGAAGAATCTCAACAGAAAGAGTTATTAGAATTATCTAATACGTGGTGGTGGCAATGTAACCGTACCATTCCTATTTGTCTTTTTATGCAAGAAGAAATGGAAAAATATGATTGCCACACCTTACGATTTAATACTGATAGTGTTAAATTTATTTCTGGTCCCACAATATCGTTGAGCGACCTGCCAACAAAACGAATCAAACGCCGAAATATAGCCCTCAAGAAGAAGAAGTAAGAAATTCAACTAAAGCATTAAGCTGTACTACAATCATTAGACTATACGCATATGCGTGAGGCTTTTTGAAGTACCGTAGTTTATTTCCTGCTCCGTCATGCCCAATCGTACCATAATCCCAAATCGTAGCCCTTACCTCTGCCCAACTATTCATACTCTGACATTGCCTTTTACCCGGACGAATCATAGCAATAAACATTGCCAATTCATCAACGTTGCATGGCTTCCAAAGCTGCAATAACGATATGTGTTTCTTTATCTGAGAAAGTTGTTCAACAATCTCTGGTACTAATAATAAAGTCCAATCAGGCTCACGTTCCATCAATTCTTTTAAATGTTCACGATCACGAACATGTTCGTATGCCGATTGAGAAAGTATATCAACTTTTTGATATCCTAATCTTTCGGCTTCTTTATATTGAATGCTAGCATACCCAGATACCGGGTCAACCGGTATATTGTCAAAGTGTATCCCACTTTTATGTACTAGTAATCCATCTTCTTTAATTAGCTCAACACTACGAATACACGGTAGTGAATCTATAACTTCTTTTGAATTTTTAACATCTATATCAACGTCAGTTCTGGCTTTTTTATAAGAAGTTTCCATTCAACTTTCCTTTTAATTCGGTAATTTCAGTTTTCATACCTGATAACTGTTGATGCAACGTTTGGATGTTTCGATTCAAAGTATTGACAGTTTTGTTCAATTCTTTAATAGCACGATCCTGTTTCTCAATAGTATTGATTACTCCTTGAATATGTCCTGCGTCCATAACACGCAATGTTTGACTTCCAAGGGTGATCTCGGTAACGTGTGCTTCTCGAAGAAATGTAATCTTCTGCGTTGGCTCAGGTGCATTTTCTGTTTTATTTTCTTTTTCATCAATTCGCGGCGTATTATAAATTGTAGGTTTTGATTGAATTGTGTTTGGTCGTTTATACATTTTACTCATAGTCCTGCCTCAGTAAGTAGGTTTCGTATATCATTACAATCGTTGATGTACTTTAATTGTTTTCTTTGATAAAAAGTAGGGTCTATGAATTTTACGAGATAGTCTAACTCAGAGCGAGATAAACGAGATAACAATGCATTCCCTACTTCGGGACGACTAATGAATATTAACCAAGGGGATATTTTTCCACACTCAAACCATTGTATGGCACGTACCGGACTTACATTGTAAAAAAAAGTATTCCAATCATTTCCAGTAATTTCAGACCATTCAACTAATGCAGGTATAGAACGTTCCACACCACGCCTAGGGTGTTCTTCTTTGATACATTTAATAACCCACTCTTCTACCGTCTTGTGTGTCATCCATTCGTATACTGGCTTTCCACTGGTAATGATGTTATCAATAAATTGTTCTTTATTCAAAATATCATTACTCAAAAGATACTCTGCAAATTTATAAAAATCATTGAAGTACTTTGATTTGATGAAGTGCATTAGTGGTTCTTCATTCTTACCAATACTAAGTTTATGCTTATTCATGAACGACATGTATAACCTAAATGCTTCACGCATTTCTCGTGATTCACGATTGTTATATCGTTCTCGCTTCTCGCATTTATGTGTTAGTACTGTTTCTTCTCTTTTAAATTCTTTGTTGCAAAACCCACATTTATATGTGGGTGCTTTCTTGGCTATTTTAGGTGCCTTTGCCATACTTCTCACACTCCGCTTTGAATAACTTTAAATAACTTTTCTTATCACTATCCTGAAAACCATAGTCATCAAGTAGTGTTTCAAATGTTTTTTTATCATAACCCAAAAGTAGAATCTTGTATTCATCTTCTGATAACTGTGAAGATATTAACATGGATTGCGTTTTCTTTATTAGTTCAAACAAGTCTTTGTTGACGTTCTTTAAACCTTTTGGGAAAGGTAACCACGTGTGGGCTTGCTTCTTTCCACCAACTAGTGATGATACGGAACATAATAGTTGATACACCAATTCAGGTGAGTTTTGTAAATCCCACATACCATCATTGACCATATCATTAAGCATAATCAATAAGTACTTATATGTAGTACTATCTACTAATGAAACAATTTCGAATCCATTGATACTAAATTCTTTCATTGCATTGATCAATTTATCAGCCGATTCTTTATCTTTTACTGAAAATTTAATACGCCAGTCATATTGAGAATGTTGGTACTTTGCAACACCAATACACTCAATGCCCTGATTTCTAAACTCAGTCTTTAACTCATTCAATGCATCCTTTCCACCCTTTGACCATTTACCAAAAATGGATTCTACTACTTTAGCAGAATAGGTGACTTGCATAGAATCATCGAGTGAACTAATCCAACGTTGAATCACGTATGGCTGAAAACTTTTCTTTTCATTCTCAGTAAGTGTTTCAAAGTAATCATATTGTGCTGTGTCAATTTTCTCAAGTAGAAGGTTCATATCAAGTTCAACTTTCTTCTCAACTTCATAAGCTTCATCCGAAGACTCTTTAACATTACCGAAATCAAACATTATTATATCCCCAAAAATAGATCTGGTATTTTTTCATTTTCATCAGCAAAAAACACGCACTGCGGATTAAACCCGGTACACAATGGTACTGCAAGTAAGTTTTTACGTTGCACCATCGGCATTTGCCATTTAGTTGTTAGTGTGAACACTCGTAGTACTTTAACACTCTCAAATCGAGCGTACATAGAGCGTATTGGATTATATACGTAAGCTTTTGGCTCTTTCATATTCAAGATGTTTTCAATAGTACACATCTCGACCATACCAGTATCTTCATCACCTAATAGGATTTGCCACCCTAATGGTACTTGAATTATCTTTTCACCAATCTGTAAATCAGCACTTAGACTATTAAATGATACAGTGTGATTAATTGGTCTGAAGTAAAAATCAGAATCACCCTGCTCACTCAAGTCTAGTACACAGTACATTTCGTCTGGTATTTCATCTGATACTAAATCCATTTCATAAGCATAATTTTCTGGAGTCAATATTTGCATTGTACCCTCCTTAGTTGTAATAGTCATTGTCATCGTAATCATCGTACTGATAGTCATCTTCGTCTTCATCAGTAGACCCAAAGTACTCCAACCCATAAGTATTACAAATTTCCTGAATTTTATCAGTATCAGTATCAACATATGCATCGAAATTACCAGTAATACTAACTACATCAACAAATGTTTTTGAGTCAGTACTTGCATATATAATATCATATTTTGTATTGCTGAGATATTCAGCAAATCGTGTTTGTATTTCATAGATGTTAATCCATGAATCACTATTAGAATAGCAACGATATACGTATGTATCAGAAGTTTCCAATTCTGGAATAAAATCTACTGAGAATACCATATCATCAATCAAAGATTCCTCGTTAACCAAGGAATCGATCTTATCAAGCGTTGCCGAATCGCTAATAAAAGCTATACAAGATCGAAGTTCCATTTCAAAATTTCCTTTTTAAGTTTTGTTACAGTTATATTATATCACATTTTTTGTGATTCATCCCAAGTTTTGCCAATCGTTCACTACCACATTTTCAAAAGGATATTCAACCTCTTTGTAGTATGCAGTTCGTTCTCTTGAATGTTTTGCTGAATATTTGTTCGTTCCAGAAATATCATAAATTTCAACATGATCTTTATCTTCTGCACGACGTAACCCACGACCAATACTTTGAATGGTTCTCACAAATGATTTACCCGGTTCAATCAAAACAACATTATATAATCGACTAATACTAATACCAGTACTGGCAACTCCATAGGTTGCAATTAGTATTCTGTTGTCAGCCCATCGGATCTCACCATAAGATGCTTCGCGATCTTTCTTCTTAGTATTTCCTCTAACGAATTCTGATTTTGGAATACCCAAGAATTCACATAGTAACTCTCCAGCTTCTAACCTATCAACTAAAACTAAAGTATTTCCACTTTCGGAAATTGCACCAATTAAAGTTGCAATATATCTCATTCGATCCCTATCAGTTACTAGGAATTTCATCTCTTCTGGATAGGTTGCAAATTTTAATGAACTTTTTAGTTTAATACAGTTCACATTACAAGTACTCAATATATTTTTGTCTTGTAATTCCTTAGCAGTAATGGTGTATATAATATCACCAACATTACACTTGATTTTAGCTGCAAGTACTGGGTCTTTGGGAATAGTCCCAGTTAATCCCCAACGCAATGGAATCTTACACATAACCTGCCCTAGAACAGCCTGTAATGCTTCAGCAGCACTTGTATGTGCCTCATCCACCATAACACACACGACGCCATTAATGAAGTCGTATATGTCTTCCTCGGTCATTGCAATCTCATCTTTCTTAGTCTTCTTCCACAAAGAGTTTAAAGATTGCCATGTAGTAATAGTATGTTGATGACCTAATTGTTTTTTATCACCATAAAACACACCAGCATCTAAACCAACCATTGCGTAATCATTATAAGTCTGTTGTACTAAATCAGTACTTGGTACTATAATAATACTTCTTCCATATTTTTCAACACTTTTAGATAATGCAGCGGTAATTAAAGTTTTACCAGAACTAGTACTTGCAAGCAATAATCCGTGATTGTTTTTCAAACACGCATTAACTGCATTAACTTGGTGTTCACGTAAAACTATTTTTTGACCTTCCATGTGGTGACCAGCAGGAAAATCAACATAATCAAAAATGTTTTCATCAATGTCATCAAATTGCATATCAAACTGAATACGCTCATCAATTACATCGATCATTACATTTTGTTTTTCTAATATAGGTAGTAACTTATCCAACATATGATAATAAGTACTTCCACCCATATTCATAAAGTTTACCTTACCATCCCAACGACCCATACGACCTGCTGGTGTATATCGTGCATAAGGAAGTACATAGGAAACTTCATTAATCATCTTATTTCTTACAGAGGGGTCTAGCCCCTCAAATTTACAGTTCACTTCATCCTGAAGTATTAGTCTACAAACTCCACTCATCCTTGAGTCCTTTTAAATCAATTGGTTCTTTCTGCGTACTCACATTCTATGGTGTAAGCCAAATCAGCATCATAATTTGGTAAATCGGAATTTAGAATGTCACTATTAGTTATCATCCATGTTAAGTAGTTCAATGGTACTTCTTTCATTTTCATGCCTTTGTGTTTACCCATTGGCATCAATTGGAATCGATAAGGCTTATCACAAAAAGCAATGATTTGTTCACCAATATCTTGGTTAGGGTCAATCTCCCCTCGTTCAATACATATTTCAACTAACCGTACTAATACCTTGTAACACATGAATACATCGTCTTTTGCTGCGTGAGCATTAATTGGGCGATTAACGTCTTTATTCAATCCGTATTTAAACCAAAGGTAACTTAGTTTAAAATTCTCATACTCCATATCTTCCGAAAATAGTTTTTTTGCTAAGCGTAAAGTACAGATCCATTTGCGGTTTTCGGTCATATATGATGGTACGATACCAGTACTTCTACGGTGGTTCTGTACATACATATCACGATCAAAAACAACATTATGCCCAACATAATATTCACGTGAACCAAATAGTGAATCAATATTCTCAATATCATCTTTATAGGTTCCACAGTTTTCTAAATCTTCATCAGTGATGAAATGCACAGATGATGCAATTGCTGGAACTGGCTTTAATGGCTTATAACGTTGCGTGTAGTTCATGATTTCATCAATATCATCATTTGTACTCATTGGAAATGACGCACTGAATTCAATAATATCATCATCTTCGGAAACACCAGTTGTTTCAGTATCATTTACTACTACGTTTTGTAAAAATTCTTCCATCTTATTCATATTGTTTTCTCAAAAGAAAAGGACGCATACAATGCGTCCTTAATAATTTAGTCTAATCTTGCGTCTTCGATTCCTTGTGCTCTTAGTTTAACAATATTGTTTAACTGGAAAGCTTTCATCTCTAACGATTTTATAATACTTGTGTACTGGTTACGAATATAAGCTACTTCGTTAATTAGTTCAGCTAATTCGGCAACGTCTTTGTCACCCTCAACATATCTTTTACAATCTGAACTAGAAAGTTGGCGTTTGTAATGTTCCAAGAAGTGTTTAAACTTCTCCGATTCCAACTGTTTCATTTCTATTTCCAATACTTCAAGTACTGCTTCAAGTTGTTGCAACTGGCTATATCTGGATTCATGCCAAGCCGGTAATTGCTGAGCTAGTTTCTCGATTATACCAATCTGTTTTACTTCACGGCGAGCCTCTTCAAGCTCACCATCATAAAATTCAATCATGTCAACAATCTTGGTTTTGTCATCTTTAATAACCCAATGCCAAGGTCGCATTACTCTTCTCCTGCACCATTTACATCTTCGTCTACACCAAAGCTTTCATCACCTTTCTCGTTTTCAGGAATATGATCAAAGTTAGGGTGACGGTTGAATTGTTCCATTACTAATTCCAAACATGAATTGGTATTTTGACGCCATGCTTTTTCAAACATTAGAATCTGTTCACCAGTATCAATGTCAACGTATAAATGACGATTGCCATTTTTTGTTATTAGTTCGTATTTCTGGAACATATCAAATAGACCACTTAGTGGATCCATACCACGTTCATATGGGATTTTAATTTCCACATCTTCGAATGGTTTATTGTAACGAGTTTTCATTACTTTACATTTAGCTCGAATACCGCTAACGTCAGAAGTCTTATTACCAGCTTCATCTTCTTTTAGCTTTAGTTTACCCATAGCTACTACAATAGAAGATGCATATACTAAGCCACTACCACCACTGATCTTTGGATCAGGACTAAACATATCTTGACTTTCATATGAGTGGTTAACGCATACTAAGCCCATATTCAATGCACCAATACTGTTAACACAGTTTGTGATGAATGCTTTAAGTTGTTTTGGCTTGTGACCCATATCACCTTTAAGGTTACCGGCTTTCATTTGGTCATTTGCAATTTCGGTATTTAACATACCAATTGAGTCAATGATGAATAGTACTTTCATTCTTTCATCACGTGGAACGTTCTCGTATTCTTTACGATAACCTTCAATGAACTCATAAGTAAATTTAGCAACATCACCAATCATACCCATGTTCATTTTTAGTAGTTTGTCTTCAGCAGTATCTACACCTAGTGCATGTAGCCAATCTGAATCCAACGCATTCTCAGAATCGATTAGTACTACAAAGATACCCTGTTTTTGTGCTTCACGTGCAATGTTACCACTCACAATGAAAGACTTACCACTACCAGATTCACCAGCAAACATAGTAACTTTACCTAGGGGAATACCCTTCTTAAAATCACCACTAATGCGATAGTTTAAAGCTAAATTACCAGTACTGATCCATGTATCTGGATCATGGAATCCTACACTAACACCAGAATTCTTTTTAACTGATGCAGCACTGTTTTTTAGAATATTAGAAAAACCAGACGATAGTTTCATTATTTCACTCCTTGAAATAAAACGGGGCTAATCCGTAGCCCCATATGAAAAATTACTTGTTACCACTTTTTAGACGAGCTACTAAATCAGAAGCAGATACTGCTGGTTTAGTTGCTGCTGCTGGAGTGGTTTGTGCCACTGGAGCAGTTACTACTGGAGCAGTCACAGTTGGTGTTTCAACAACTGGAGCAGTTACTGCTGGAGTTGGTTGAGCAACAGTCTGTTGTACTGGTGTAGTGGTGGTAGAAGTTGTACCGCTTGGTTTTTGAACGCCTGCTGGACGGTAAGCAAATGCCCATTTAGCTGGGTCGTAAGCTTTTCCATCAACAGATGCTTCGAACATTTCTGCGATAGCTTGCAACTCTTCTGGAGTCGGTTGCTTAGGCATAAATTCACCTAGATCGAAAAGACCGTATTGGTCGATTGCCGCTAGTTCTTCTGCATTTAGTGGACGCTCTGACATGGAGAATTGAGACATGTCATATTTGTTGAAGCCACCACCATTACGAGTTTTAACAACACCAAAGTCACGACCTTCTTGATAATGAGTAGGCATTTCTTTGATTCCCGGATTCATTAGGATAGATTTTACTTTATCGAAAATTTCCTTGTTTACTAGTACACGGCGAATTGGATTCTCTGGAGCCATATCATCTTTTACTGCTACTGAATCTGGTGCAATGAAGCACTGTAGTAGATAAGATTTTTTCTTCCAGTATTTGCTAGCTAGTTGTTTTAGTTCATCGTTGCCAGTTTCTTTAGCACTTTCATACCACTTACGTAGTTCGATTAGTACTGGGCAAGATTTTGGAACCCACATTTCGTTACATGGTACTTGAACACGAACTTTATCGGTATGTTGACCAACAACGCCATTGAATTCAAGGGTAATCATGTCACGTTCACGCCAGAAGAATGGATTGTTTTCATCAGCATCTGGTAGGAAGCGTAGGTTTAGTGCTTGGTTCTCTGGAATGTTCCAGAAAGCTAGGAACGCATCTGCTTGGCGGGTGCCAGTGAATGTACCGTTTTTGATTGCTTCGTTACGGTCTGCGTCTGCTTTTAATTGAGCACGAATTTCAGCTAGAGATTTCATATTGTATTCCTTTACATTGGTTTCTTTGTTTCATTTTAATTTTGCTTCTTTGTTAGCTCCAACCCATCCTAGGTCTTCGCAATACCGATAGAATTCATTTCCCTCGGTATGTATATTATATCACATTTTTTATCAAATGTCCCATAATATTTCAAGATTTTTTTAATGACTTCTTGTTGTCATACTTTCGTAATATTATTATATCACAAAAAATTCATTTTGTCCCAAGATAAGGGAGATATACTCCCTTATTTGTTAATCCATTCTGATAGTGTTCCCATTTCAGGTTCATTGAGAATCTGACGGTTGTCACTATTATATCCAATCAAAGAATTCCCGACTGCAATAATAAATCTTGCATCATCAGGTTCTAAGTGTGGTTTTTCACAGATATTACCTAGTACTTCACTGACTATTTCGTCTTGTATTAGATCAGCAATTTTTGAGCCGAATAACAAAACCTTGTTCTCGTCAGTAGTTGGTTCCATAGTGAAATCACCATCGGTTGGTACACACCCAAGACATACCTTCTTCGCAGCTTTACTTATATCTCGTGGATCGTAATCCCCAAACATATTGCGTTGCATAATTTTTAAATATTCAGGTAATTTTGAACATTCTTCCATTAAGTAATGCTTAGCAAAGCATTGCGTTTTATCAGTGTCATTAGAGATAGCACCAAGCCTTTGAGCAAAGTCGTCTATATATTTACTACCGATTCTAGGCATAAGTGATAGTCCAGTAACGGAATCTCTATATCCTCTTGGAGAACCAGACCTATTAAGGTAATCTTTTATCTTATTAATGTAATGCAAAGTTTTGCTTGCATGTGCATCTCTTCCACCAATTTCCAAATCCGATAGTAATGCTTTTAACATTTCTAAATCAGAAGAGGAAGTTTCCAAATGATTACTAAATTTATCTCCCCATTGACCACCCTCATTTAAGTGATGAGTCATTGCTTTTGCAGCATGAAGATTATTAGTTTTCATTCTTCTTCTTTCACCGTTACTCTCAATGAATACTTCTTTAATATTCCGAGTACGCGATCCACGAACTTCTTCTTGTACTCTACTCTTGTGTACAACTACCATTTTTGCCCTAGGCAATTGGTAATAAGAACGCATAGCAGATCCACTAAGACCTTCGTGTAAGGATTCTGTGACTTTGGTTTCCTCTACACTACGCATAGCAATATGCGAGAATTTTTTAGGCAAATTACCTGCACCAAAATCATTAATAGTAAAGCCATAACCATATTGGTTGGCTACGTTTTTGAGTCTCTTTAAGACTTCAATTGTTTGTTCATCTTTTATATCTGAACTTTTCCACAAATATACTTCAGGTCGTACATTGTCATCAGCATCAGGTGCTTGAATCATGAAGTTAACGGGACGTACATAGAACCATTTTGCCTCAGTTGGGTTAATAGTTCCAGTACCTTCATCGTCAAACATCATAATATTAAAACCATATGATGGTGCAGCTAGAATTTTATAAATGTCAGAACAAAGAACTCCTTGCATCATGTAGTTGTTCTCCTGTCAATGTTTTATAAATCTATTTATCTTGTGTAAGACATTAGGTATCCAAGAGGTTGATAAAATGATTCATCCGCTTCTTCTAATGTTTCACCCATAACATCAGCAGTACTATCATCCCAACGGGAAATAATATGCATCATTCGTACAATTAATAGTGAAGCACTTACTAAGTCGTCGTGACAACCAATCTTAGCCTTGAATACTCCATCTTCCGAACCACTTTTAATAAAGTCGTTGAGCTGGCGGTGTAATTCTTTACTAGCAACTTCCATTCTAAACGTTTCCATTAATTTCTGCATTTGCATACATGCAGTACTTTTAGTTTTACGTGTAGTAGTTAGTCCTTTTCTAACACGACCGGTACGAGTCTTCTTAGGTTCGTTAATTAAGGTTCCTGCAAAGTTTTCAATACCAAAGTTGTTTAACTCGATAATTACGGCTTCGCCTATGGCATTTCCTTCAAATGTCCAGAATAAATGGTCTTCTATATTACGAGCACCAAGTTCCTGCATTTGGAATGCGATTTCATTTAATATTCTACGCATCAATCTTACTTGCTCTGGAATAATAAGTTTGTTGTTCTTCCACTCTGCAACATGTCGCATTGTAGGTAATTCATATACCTGAATCGCGGCATCATCACCGCCAGTACCAGATGATGGATCATGTGCAACTATGTAAGTCATTCCGTACTCAATTGGCTTAAACCAACGAACATCATCAGTTTTACGAATAGGATCACGGACTGTTCTTTTCTTAATTTCAGAAAGCCTTACTGAGTTGATTAATGTTTCTTGGTAAGTTACAAACTCACAGTTGAATTCACGTTTGAATTTAGAAGAACCAATTTTATATTCTTCTTTCTTTGCCCATTCAATATCACGATCCGGGTGTTTATCCCAAGTAACCATCATCCCTTTAAAATCATTAGACCCCGGACCGTCCTCATCAAGTATATCACCATATTCATTAGTGAAGTTTTGAGATTCTGTCCAAATGGTTGCGAATTGATCATATTCAGTGTTCGGAGTACTGGTAATAATACATCTACCATTAGTACTTGCTAGCGTTGGTGATACCGCTGACCAAAATTCTGCTTGGTAACTTTCTTGTACGAATGCAAATTCGTCAAGATAAAGTAAGTGTACTGATAAACCACGAGCTGATGCTGGTGTGGTTGCTTTAGCAATTATACGTGATTTGTTTTCAAAACGAATTGATTTAACGTTATAACGAACCACACCATCACGAATAAAATCTGGACACATTTCATATGAAAACTGAATACGTTCCATAATTTCTTTTGCAGTTTCTTCTATGTTACCAAGTAATAGAATAGTTTTGTTTTCATGAAACATTGCATACCATAGAATGTATGCTGATGCCACTGTAGTTTTTCCCATTTGACGGGCTGTAAGCATTACGTTGTTGGTATTCTCTCGGAAGTTTCTAACCATCTCTTTTTGGTATTCATAAGGTTTAAATAATATCGGACCTTCTTTACCAGTAATGTATACATAATTTTCCATAAAGTAAATCGGATCATCAGTACAGCGATCTAGTTCGTCTAGCATCTCTTGTGTGTACTCAATAAGTTTTCCGGGTTTCTTTATCTTGGAATAATCTTCATGTTCAAATCCTGAACTCATAAAATAATCCTTTAATATGTTGGCACTATTGCCTACTTTTATTTATGAAAGATTGTTTTATGACCTCAAATATAGTTTCAAATGAAACTATATTATTTGTAATTAAAAAAGGATACCGAAGTATCCTTATAGTGATTTTAACTGATAGTTGGCTTCCATATAAGTTTTATATGGACCATATATTTCACCAGTATCTTTGCGTTCATTGTAATTATCCAAACTTAAAGTAAGTCTAGGGTTATATGAACCTTTTCCAGTTTGTACAATCCACCAACCGGGGATAAACTGTTTCTTAGATCTAGTACTTTTTCTAAATGTCGGATAGCCAGTAATTGGATCAATTTTAATATCTACAATCAAATCAGTATCGTTGACCGGATATCCCTCAATTTCTTTAGTACTAACAGTATTATCGTTTAATTCTTTTTCCTGTACTTCAAATGTTTCACCTATAGATTCTTCCAATTCAGATAATGATTTAAATTGAAATACATCGTCTTGATTGAATAGCTCAATACCAGTACGTTCCGACGTACCCGCACTATAATCTACAACAATGCCGAGTTGTTCTCCGGCATGTGTTTCAAGTATAAATGAATAATCAGTTAATTTTTTTAAAATAGCCATTATTCATCCTTCTTTAAAAATAGTTTGATATAAGATTCAGGGGAACGCTGAACATGTACTAAATCGTACTTTGCTGCGAATCGCAAAAAGTGTACTCCAATCATTGGAACGCTTTTATTGCTACGGCTTTTTATAACCTCATCCAACATATCAATAATTTCAGGTGGCTGCTTAGATAAGTCTACAAGCAATTGATTATGAGCATAGGCATCCTTTACTGTAATTTCCACACCATCATGCCTAACCCACCGATGATTCATAAATGAATTCCATGCATAGCCCTTGGCGTGGCGATCATCAAATGCTTCTTGTATTCCAACTGCTTTCCTAGAGCTTTTCATTCTTGCTCCCGGATATGCAGAGAATACGTTATCTGATGTATCACCCTTGATGCATTTCTGGAATAATAGAAATTCAGGATTTGGTTTCTCGAGTGGGACACCATGTTTATCAGTAACGTATTTTCCTTTCGTATCGAATACGCCATCCAATGTGTACAAATATTCTTGTACTGGATTGTATTGTTTTACGTTATGAGCAATAAGTTGTCTAAAGTCGCTGTCAGTACTGAGAATGATATGATCATCATCTGGGTGGGTTTGAATCCAACGAGCGACAAAATCATCTGCTTCAGCTTTTGGTGCTTTAAGCAATGTACTGTTAGTTTGAGTATCAACGAAATCGGTAAAGTCGTTAATCATTTCAAACATAATTTCCATTTCTTCTTTTTCTTCTTTAGTTCTAGAAGATGCTTTGGCAGTGCGGTTCTGTTTGTAGTTCTCATCATGATCCTTACGCCATGACTTACCTTCAGTACAGAATACTACGTGGTCAGGATTAAACATGTCCTGCATTTTTTTGAGGCCACTTAGGGTGATATGCAAAGCAAGTCCAGCTTTAGTCCACATGTCTAAGTGTTTTGATGACACATTAATTGCTCTATGGAAGCAGTTCTGTGTATCGGTTATTAGGTATAATTTTCTCATAATGAAAACTCCATTTTTCATTTATTTCTCTATTATTATAGCACATTTTTTCAGTTTGTCCCAACAATTGATAAATATTATCATATAAACATGTTGGATTTTTTCTCATTTATCTAAAGGTGATGAAAAGATTTGATAAATAATCTTAAGCAGGATAATCCTGCAAAAAATTAGACAAGGAGATTTTTATGGGTCTTAATACTTTTGATCGTAACTATGGTATGTCAGCTAATAGTCGCGAATACTGGGGTGGTAACAACGGTTTTGTAACTGTAGTTGTTTCCCTACCTGCTGATGTTGAAATCGGTGAAACCACTGTTCTACCTGATGGTACTGAACTCGGTGACAACGCTGCACAAACCGCACTATCCGCTGCTGAATATAACCAATTTATGATTGCTCAAATTCTAGCACAACGCTCTGTAGAAGTTACTACTTCTATGCTAGCGAAAGGTACTGTTGATGCTTCTGGTGCTGGCTTTGGTACTATCGGTGGTAACGTAATTGCTTTCGGTAAATCCGGTACTCTTACTGCTACTTCTTTCGGTATTACTTACATTATCGAACGTCAAGATGTTCTAACTGCTCAACCAGTTCGTCCGGGTTCTAACTACCCAGTTCCAGTTGATCCATGTGCTGAACTATCTGCATCTCTTGCACAAGCTGGTGCATTCCGTAAGAAAGATGGTACTGCTGCTGACGCTGTTCCTGTAGCAATCAAAGTGTTCGCATCACTTCCAGTACTAGTATAATAAGGAGAATAATATGTTAGAACGTATTAATGGTTTCTCCGAAGATAGCGTACTTGGTTATTTCCAAGGTAAGAACGCCTTAGCTTCTATTGCTATCGACACTACTGGCGATATCGCCCTTGTAGTTACTGGTGCTGTGTGCTCATTCGTGGGTCTACAACATTTTCTAAACACCCAAAACGCTGACGAAATCGTAGCATTTCTAAATGAAAAAGGTGTTATTCGCGTTGATGGTTCTCAATTCATTGAAGCAACCCTAGAAGCAGATTACACTGAGTCATTTGCTGCACAGACCAACCTAAAGCGTATCGTTGACGTTGTTCAGCAACGTGCTGTTATCATCGCTACTTCTGACATCGCTTCAGCTACTGCTGTTGCTGGATTCAAGAAAGTTGTTGATGGTGTTGATGCTGCTGCTACTATCGCTGCTGCTGATGTGATTACCTTCCTAGTAGAACGTGCGAACGTGTTCGACCGTGACGCTACATCTTTCCAAGGTGTTCCATCTGTATCAATCGATGAAGGTCGTCTACTTCTAGATGACTTGGCTGGTGTTCCACTAATGGACAAAACTGGTGCTGAAGTAATTCTTAAAGGTTCCGCTGCTGACGCCGCTGGTAACTTTGCTATCAAGATTTACAAATCAATCCCAGCATTGCTAGATTAATAAAAACAATAAAAAAGGAGAACGCAATGTTCTCCTTTTTTTTATTTGTAAAATTTAATATTCTCAGGTAACTCATCAGTCATTCGAGTTAAGTTTACATCTGGATCATCAGTGTACTCTTCATCAACTAATTTACGACCCCAATCACGAATAAAGTTTTCAATGATCTCGTCTTCGTCTGTACCCGGATGACCTTCGGCTTTTAATTTCTTCCAAAAGTATTCATTGTAATCAAACGTAAATTGTACTTCATTTGTTTCTTGTTCAAATTCTATATTAAAATCTGCCCACGGTTCCTTTCGAAGTGTGTACATTTCTTTATTGTACTCATGCTCAGTGATATCATGATATTTAAAAGCAAACTCAGTTGCTGCTATTTTCTTATCATCACCATCTTCCATAAGTTCAATCATCTCAGCGTCATATTCCCGCTCAGTAAGTTCATGAAACTTATATCTAACTTCCACTGATTTAGTATCTCTAGTACTTTTATTAATTCTTTTATGTTTTAAATCAACATCTAGTACTTTTAACTCGAATTCAAGTTCAGAAAGTTTGTTGTACTTCTTTTCTATTTCAACTAATGCTTTATCAATTTCATAATCAGTTAAGTATATATGTTGAGCACAACGTATATCTGCTTCATAACCTTCATACTGATAATTAATCTTTGCTAGTTCTTTTGCTTTTCCAGATAATCCCCAGTGGGCGGGGATAATCCAGAATGGTAATTTCTTAGCCATTTTTCTTGCCAAATACCTCGTCAATTTTCATGACATAATATGTCACTTTATCATCTTCTAATGGCTGATTTAAGGAAGATTTACCAAATACAATAATATCTTTTGGTTCAATGTTATGTTCAGCCCTGTCACCATTATTTAGGACACGACCGGGACCAACAGAAAGTACACGACCGATACAAGGCGGTTCTACGTTCGTGAGAATAATACCACCAGTACTGGTGGTTGCATTTTCTAATAGTTCGACTAGTACATAGTCATTAATCATTTTTAAAGTACTCATTAATAGCTCCTTGTTGTTGCAAACCAGTTACCACGATAACGGAATGTTGACCCTTTATCACCCGACGAAAATTCCTCACGAGTCATAGTAAGTGTGTCACACTCAGAACATTGGCGTGGTTCATCACGTTGTGCCAATTTGACGATTTTATCCTCAGAATGGTCACATGACTCATTCTGACATTTATATGTATATAATGGCATTTTTAATATCCTTATTGAAAAACCATAACTTTTGTTGCTTCTTTTTTAGCCCACAAATATGCTTCTGCTGAAATAGGATCACTCATGATCACTTCTAAACAATCATCACGATCTTCTAGTCCACCAAAGTGAGAACCAAGAGTCTCCATAGTACTTACAGCTTCACGAACTTCGTGTAATGTTCTAGGTAGGAAACGCATGAATTCACTATCTACTGATACGTTCAAGTAGTTAGTATTTTCAACAGATGCCGCATGTACATGTCCATGAATGTTTTTCTTACCACGCAACTCTTCGGGATGTAGTGGTGCATGTGATAGCCAAAATTCTTTGTATTTAAGTAGTGCGTGTGTTTCATCAAAAACATCAACTAACTTCTTCATTGGAATGTACTCAGTACAATGATTACCAGCAATAAGAATCTTTTGACCCGGTAATTCTTTAATCATTGGTAAGTAGTACTCATCAAAACAAATATCACCCAAAAAATACATTGAATCGCGTTTTTTTGAATACTCTTGTAAAATTTTAATAAAGTACAGGTCATTATGTTTAGTACTGTCAAACACGGTTCTGTACTTGTAAATGTTGCGGTGACCCAAGTGTGTATCCGCGATAAAGCGTGGTGTGCTCATTTTAGTACCTCTAATTAGAAAAGGGGAACTAAGTTCCCCTATTAGTTATTAGCAACCTTGAATGTAGAATTTAAACAATGTGATACCAGTATCAACAGTAACGTTTAACATCCCAGTCTTGGTAATGCCTAAAGAGATTTCTTCAGCATTTGAAGCTCGGTTCAATGCTTGAAGAAGACGATCAATCGCATATCCATAACCTAGATTTAGTTCACCGTCAGTTTTGGTGAATGCTAAAGCACCGCTATGGTTTGATTTATTCTTTTCGCCCACATGGAAATAAAGTGTATCGCCTTCAGTATAAGGAGTAACTAAGGCAGAGAAAGTTTTGAATACACTTGAGAAAGACTTTAGTTCACCGACTTTTGCAGCACTAGGTGTAACCTGTACATCAAATGGTCGTGGCGTAAAGCGTGGTTGATCAGGAATAAATTTTTCCGATTGAACAATAAAGTTAGTACTTGCATCATCAGATGTAAATGCTAGACTTTTTACAACACCATTCGCTGAATTGACTGCGATCTTTGCAGAGTCTGAGTTGTAAGTTTTTAGATTCATAAGACCTTGTAGCATACCAAGATTACCTAAACCGAAACGACCGGTGACTTCAGGTACATCTTCTTTAGTTTCTGCTCGCATAATTAGCGTCTTATCATCAGTGTATGCTTCTAGGTAAAGACGTTGACCTTCTCCACGGTCTTCGCTTGAAACTGCGATACAAGAGAATTCCATGCCGGTAGTTGTGTTTACTAAGTCGCGTAGTACGTTGCGTAAATCCATTTTAAATCTCCAATTCCATTTTGTTATTAACGTATCTTTTACGTTGTGACGTATGTATTATATCACATTATTTTACATACGTCCCAACTTTTTGTTTTTTATTTCCGACGACTTTGAATCTCGTCTTTGATCTCATTGATAAAATTAACGGCTTCTTCACCGGATAATCTCTCATCAACTTGAATTTTAAACGTGGTAGTCCCATCAGTATCGGTGAAGAAATAATCTTCTAGTATACTTAGTGGATTATAAGCTGCATCCATTAATGAAGATGTAATTCCACGATAATTAGTACTTGGCGTAGACGAACTATTACTGTACAAGCGATAATTTTTAGGCCACGGATCTTGATAAGGCCATGAAGGTTTTTCGTCTTTGATTGGTACTTTAATTTGTTTTGGTGGGGTATTAATTACTTGTGTAATTTTAACTTCATAAATGTCAATTAGATCACCATCAATATCAGTACTTCCCACATTTTTGAAACCAGCAATTTTTAGTACTTCACCCTCTGATGGGGTACGTGCTGCTACTAAAGTAATTCTACCTTGGGAGGCCAATGCCTCCCCAATGCGTTGAAAAATATTAGTCATTTTTTAGACTTCCTTTTACCATTCAAAGAATCCACTATTCATTTCAAGTGTGCTCTTTTCGTTGATTGCGATATCCATATTAAGAATACCAAATATATTACCTAACTTCTTGGTTAGGACTGATTGTTCCATTCCATCTTCGTCAAATGGTAAATCTAAGAACCATTCTGGTAAGTATTCAGCACAATCAATTGGGTAGCCTACAGCTTTTATTCCCATTGGATTTGGTTTTAACTTACAAACGATTACCTTAGTACCATCTGTTGCTTCTGGAACAGATTGATCATCGTAGATTTCCCGCAATTTATTCCACTGAATAGCTGAAAGTACATGCGAAACTGATAGTTTCCCAGTCTTCTTATAATCTTCTTCTAAGTTGGAGTAATTTTTAACGGTTCTAGGTTGACCTTTTTGTTGGATAGGTTTGTCTTTGAATAGCATCTTGAATGCACGAACTCGTTTACGCAACTCTTCTTCCGATTCACCAACTAGTAATGCAATTAGTGTTTCTTCAAGGAAGTTTTGAATATACTTTGGTGTATCAGAACGTTTAATTTCTAGACCCATTGCCTTGATTTCACCCGGTGAATCTCCTTTATCTTTACGGAATCCATCTTCCCAGTACTTCAAGATAGCATAACGTTTCTTCTTCAAGAATAATCCACGAGAACCAACCATTTCTAAATCGGCACCAACTATTTTACCATTTTCAATACCAGTGTTGAAAGTTTCATCCATAAACTCTGGGAATGATTCACCAACTTCATCACCAATTTTTACATACAAATCGACAACTTCATCTTTTGATAAATCAAATGGTAAGCCTTGTTCTTTCATATAGTGAGCTACACTGAAATATACTGAGTCAGTATCGCCATATACTACTACACCACCACTGTGATCATATGTACCTGTACATACTTCGTTAATTCTAGATGCCATATGTTTAGTCATGCTTCGACCGGTTAGGGTTACTGATTGACCTAAACGCTTATCAAAGAAGCGGGAACCTTTGTTAAGTAGTGCACCGTAAAGTGAGTTTAGAAGAATCTTACGAATCTGTTGGTTTTGTTTCCAAAATGCAGATTGTGCCTTACAGTAGGTTTTTTCTTCTTTAGTACATTTGATACGTCCATCTTCTAATAGAAGACCATTCTCTGTGATTAGCTTCCCAACCTGCTCAAAATCGCTCTGTACCAACGCCTGACGGATTTGATAGACAGGATCGTCTTCGTGTAGGTTAGAACGTTTCATCGTCTCAGAACGGTTGTGACGAGCCATAGCAGCACTTATAGCATCAACTGCTGTTTCTGGCATTTCCCATCCATCAGAATAGATGTGTTTAAAGTCAATCACCATTTTCTGCTGTGATTTACGCTCAGAGTACCATTGAGTTAGAATTTCAGGAATAACACCATTCTTGGTTTTATCAAACATAGTACCATTAGCGGAAAGTACAATAGTACTATCAGGTGCATAAATGATATTATATAATTCCTCGCCCGTCACTTGGAAGCTAGAACCATCCTCCAAATCGACTACCAATGTTTCTTTAGACTTTTCACGAACCATTGTGAATTCTACACTAGCAAATAAACCATGCCATGCTTCAGTCCAGTTTGGTTCAAACTTCTTAGACTTAGAACGAATACGTTGTTCATCTACGCGTCGTGCAAGATGTGCCTCTGTATAGTCTTGTCGAATTTGTCCTAGAATACATTCAGTACTCATTCCTAATGCACGTAACACGGTAGGATATAGAGAGTTGAAGTCAGTACATCCAAGATAATCGATGAGTCCTAGTACTGGATCTTGAACCCATGCACCCGCAGCTTTTGCAGATACCGGTTCATTATCACTACCATCATCTTCATCTTCAATTAGATAATCATAACGATCATCTTCTTCACTCTGTGCGTCTTCTTGTGGTTTTTTGTCAAATACTACTTCACCACGACTGTGTGCAAGATTGATAATAGCAGTGTCAATTAGTGCTACTGAACCCATTGTAGTACTGATTAGTACACACTCTTTATGTGCCAATCGATTGTGTAGATTGATGAAGTCAAGTTTTTCGTCAATCTTTTTAAGAAGAATACTATCCTGCTTTGAATAACGCAAGAAGGTAATATAGTCTTCTCGATACAACTTGTCAAGTGATCCTTCATAGGATACTTTATTCTCTTCTGTTACTTTTTCAGCAATATAATCAAGTTTGTAAGACTGTTCTACTTGTCCAGCATGTTTTTTATACAATGCTAGATAGTCTAGGTGTACTCGACCAACCAAGTCGTAAGTTACAATAGTTTTACCAAACATGTCAGCTTCACGTGTAATAGGTTTGCGATTCCACAAACACCAACGTGCAGTCATTGCTGCATTAAAGATTTTTTCCGTACGATTAACCATATACGGAATATCATAAAACTCACTGTTCCAGCCTGATAAAATATCAGAATCTTCAATCAAATCAAAGAAGTCTGTAAACATTTCAGTTTCTTCAGTATATAAAAGTACTACACTGTTAGGATCATTAGTTTCAGCATTCAAACGAGTTACAATGTCTTGTGCTTCGACTGTACTCATATCTTCTGGTGCAAGAGTAAGTACGTAATCTTTTCCAGTCCAGCTTTGATATAACGAAATTGCTGTCACTCGGTTAAATGGATTACTAGGGGGTGCATATCCGAGTTTCTTATGAAAGTCGGTTTCAATATCGAAAAACACCATATTTAAATCTGGAGATCCCTTACCCATATACTCTTTTGCAAGAGTTTTAAAAGTAACGTTACAATCAGATTCGTAAATTCTATGTCCTTGGTGTAATTCTACGGAGTTACGCATTTCACGTTGGTTAGAGAATGTATGTTTCTCTGCCATAGTACCGTGAATTGTTTTGTAAGATCCGTTTGGTGATTCTACATAGTATTCATAAACAGGATCAAATTGTCGTAGAATACGACGCCCATTTACCCGTTCTGCAACATGTAAAATATCACCAGTACGTTTTCTTTCCATAAATCCATCTATATACATCTTATTTCCTTATAATAAACATACTTCAATTAAAAAGCCTCCATACTAGGAGGCTGGGAACGATTACTCGTCGTCTTCTGGTAGATTACCAGTGATTTGAAGGATTGTTTCGATCTCATCCTGTTTGCGAACTTTATCAAAGAAGTCGCCTTTGTGCATACGGGTTGCAGCTTGTTTGATTGATGCAGCAGAAATACCAAGTTCGTCTGCTAGAGATTCAATGAAGTCTCCATAGGCTGCTTTAGTATCTTCTAGGTAGGTGAGCTGTACTACTGCGTTGTTTAGACCAGAACCTAAACGTTTACGTTGTTCGTCGTTTAGATCTTGAATTTCAACTTTATTTTCGGTCTTCTTAGCCATTGTATTTCTCCATGTATAAAAAAAGGCACGATGCTTCACTGCGTCGTGCCATTATTATATCACATGATGATTATTTTGTCCCAAGAATATTTTTCTTAAATCAAAGGCCATGAAATGTTTGGGTCGGTCAAGTCGAGTCGGGATAAGTCAATCAACGCCAATTCAAGCGTTTTTAATCTCTCCGCATCTTCATCAGTGAGTATGTTGTACTTTTCTAGTACTTGCAACTTAACTATCTCATTCAATACTTCATTGGTAAATCTTTTCTTCTTAGAGGTATTAATAGATACAGTTTCTTCTTCTGATGGAACCCTAGGGTGTATTCCTTGAATATTATCCCATGACCAGTTAGTAAACATGTCTCTGTCAAAAAAGTTTTCAGGTAAATCGTTAACCAATACTTCAGCAATAGTAGATTCAGTATTTGGTAATCCAATTTCAGTTACATCATATGCATAACTGGTAATCATACCATCAGAATCTACTAGTACTTTTAAAGTGTCTTGTTTAAATTCAGAAATATGTTCTGTCCACAATCTACCATCTTTATCAGAAAATATAGGATATGAGTCATATTTAATTTCAAAGTTGTTTTTCAAACCATTGAAATTAATATTCTCATTAGAACTTAAATGTAAACCATATACAACTTTCATAATAGTATCTCTTATGCGTTAGTATATGCTACTGTTTGCCAAACGTCATTAATCTGATATTGAAGCGGACGTAAGTATACCCAATAATTTGAATCGCCAAAGTCAGCCCACGCAGTCATTACACCACCCTGAATACTCTCAGTACCATTACGTTTTCTGAAACTTTGTAATGCACCAAAACGAATTGCCTGTACTGCTGAAAAATTAACGGTAATATTACCAGCACCATCAGCATTAACACCATTAATACTACGTGCTACGTTTTTGCCACCAACAGTTGCAGTGTTACTTGATACTGAAAGTGATGAAGTAGATATAGATGAAGTTGTTAATCCAGCAGCGTTGTTAAGAGTCATTTCACTACCACCAGCAGATCTGAATCTTAAAGTGTTGGTAGTTGAGTCATGATAAATTACTGCACGTTCACCACCAGAATTATTTCTGAACCATAATACTAAATTAGGATCATCAGAACGAATTGTTGCACTACTAGCAATAGACAATGAGCCAGTCATAACATCACCACTTTTTAGTACATATTTGTTGTTCGCTGCTGCTTCATTTAAAGCAAACGACGGAGTAGCAATGTTGTATAGTACTGCAACGTTTTGGTGAGATACATCCAAGTTATTCAACGTATGGGTGTGGGTTACCGAATCTGAACCACTAGTATATATTGCATTAGTAGTAGTTAAAGCAGTTTGAGCGTTAGCCCCACTTGCAGTGATTACTTGACGACCATCTCTTTCTCCAAAAATACCAGCGGCTTGATAAGTATTACCATCATTCCACGTTTTTCCGAAAATAAAGTAACCATCGTCTCCTCCTGCACCACTAGTACTGCTCATTTGACCAATACCGTGGAAATGTTGTGGGAATTGAATTGTGGTGTTACCGATACTAGCAGACGATTGAATCACACTGGAAGTTTGAGTAAATCCACCCAATGACATAGGCTTCAAATAAGCTTCTTGATTTAAGTTCGGGACTTGCTGGGTTACTGTACCAGAATCTCCAATCCATGTCCACCACATTCCATCAGCAAAACACCAACCATCGTTCGTTATGTACGGATTGCTTTGTGTCCCAGCTCGACCACCTTGACCGCCAGATACTCCACTCATTTGCTCTCTTATAGCATCTGCACCCATACCACTAGCCAATGCATACATCTGAATACTACCCTGTTTAGATGAAGTATAAAGACCATTAGATCCAGTGCTACCACCAGAAGATAGAGGGAAGGTGATGTTTAATTGTGTTCCACTAATAGATGCTTGTGGAACTGAAGCAGACATATATGATACACTATCAATCTTTTTACCTAATTGCTGATTGATGGTTGTTAATTGCTGATAGATAGGTGCAAGAATTACATCCTGTCCCAATATTTCAACCCAACTAGTACCATTGTGATATTTCATTGTTTTTGTACCATTATCAAATACCATTGCACCAGACTCACCCGAAGGTAATGCCCGTACTGGCATGACAACCGATGTGGAGTTGAATCTTATCGGCATAGGTGATGTTGGATTACCACCATTTACGATTAAATTCAATGATCCAGTACTAGTCATCGTGTTACTAGGATGATTAAAACTAATACTCATTTATAAATCCTTTTATGTTTATACTATAATGATATTTATTATAGAAGGTCATTCTCCAAGTCCGTAAATACTCCATCAATCATATTAGCTGCAATACTCTTAGGCATCTTGAACCATTCAGTACCGGGACTCCTAGTCGCATTCATTAACTTCAATCTGCGATGTACCTCTTTCTCAGCCTCTTTTGCATCATCAAAATATACCTCGTGGTATACCTCATAATCCCTAAACGGTGTTCCCGTCTGGTAAGTACTTAAACGTGTCTTCATTTCCGATTTCGATGTGAACCCAATCTTTACCCACTCAGGCCAAGCCGGATTAATTACTACATAACATATTTGCGACATAATACCCCCTTATCATTGGGAGTATTTATTATCGCTGAATTGTGAAGTTTAATCCCGCATCACGTAATGCCTTAAATCCATCGTGTGGCTTTAAATGATCCGGTACTACCGGCTTAGGGTTCCCCGATGCATCTAACTCTATAGTTGCTAGTACTGGTGCATCAGGGTATTTCGCTGTTAGTTTATCCTTGCACATCTGTACATAATCACCATATAACATCTCAGTACTAGTTGTCCTGATTATATCATCAATGTACTGCGTTTTACTATACCTAACACCATCCAAACTTATATATAACTGCTGGAGTGATTCACAATATGCAACCTCAGTACCCATATCAACTAACATATCAAAGCCACCTTCCAATGTCGGAAAGAAACCCTGTCTCGGTATGTTATATACCGTTACTGTCATGTCATCCTTGACTCTTAACATTTTTTTTAATCCTCTTCTTTACTATTAAAACTATTTACAATTTCTAAAACAATATTTAAGTACTGGGCATCAAAGGTTTCTGTGTGTCCATCTGGTAGTACGGATGAATCAACAAAACCACTAGGAATTGATTCCTTAAGTAGTTTTTCAAGCTTCAGTGCTTCAGTGCGAGTATTACAGGTAACAGTTGTCAGTACTTGATGTTCTGCACCTGATTTCCACTGTTGTTGTGTCATCCGACGATGTGTATCCAAGCTAATTCCAAATTTTCCAAAATTTAAACCATCTTTTACGATTGACTGTACATATAATTGTGTTGGGAGCGTGTTTATGTCTACCTCACCGTTGCATAATGGACAATGCTCTACTGTGCGTCTAAAATTTGCTGGTGTTTTTTGAAAATCATAGTTGTGTACTTTACAAGTAATAGTGCAGTTTGTTTGATTATTAACCCATATGAATTTGTCATAGGAATACTTTTCACCATGAAGGTTAACAAATTTTTGTATGTGCTCATCTAAACTTTTTACTTTTGAACTTGTAGTTCTTTCTTTTCCACATTCATAACATCCCTTACCACGTAAAAAATTATCAATGCTCATTGAAAATGGAATATCATGTTTAGTGCAGAAAAAATCAATTTTTGTATTTTTTCTGTCTATAAAGTTGGTAGTTCCTTTGCAGATGTAAGGTACATTACGAAATAAAATCTCATCATCAATTAATTTAAGATAATGTGGTAGTGGTTTTAAAAACCGTTCTGATACGGTTCTCTTAGAACAACCAGAACACTTACGGTTTTTCTTAAAATTATCAATTGACATAGAGGTAATCTCATCATTACATTCAGTGCAGAAAAAATGTATTTTTGTATTACCAGATTTTTTTGCTGATTCAAAATCAATGAACCCTATAAATTTCAATGGTAAATTATTTTCAACTATTACATTATTGATAATACTAATATAATGTTCTTGATGTTTTTTTGCCATTTTTTATATCCATGTAATTTAAAAAAATATTATAGCAAAAGAAAAGGGACTCGTCAAGAGTCCCTTTTCAGTTTTTTATTAAATTATAAATCTAACTTAGTTCACTTCAATTACATGAAGGTTACGTTGCGGATTGCAATTTTGCTGTAGTAGTCAGCAGCGTTACCTAGGGATGAAGTACTATCAGTCAACTGTACATAACCATAACGGGTTAAGAAAGTGGTCACTAATTCACCAGTGTTTGGATCCATTACAGTACCAGACGCCATTAGTGGGATGTACGGGCAGTAGAATACACCAGCATCAGTTTCAGCATTACCTTTGAAACCAATGAGCACGTCGGTCGAGTCGTCGGCGTATGTATCCACATAAATTTTCATAGTACTGTTAAGTACACCAACAAACTTAACGTTAGTAGGTGCATCGAAAGTACCTTCAGTGGTACGTGCGAAGCTAGAAGTAGTAGCAGACTGTAGAATAGTTAGTGCAGTTGGAGAAACAACAGCCCAGTTAGCAGCACCACGTTTGGTACGACGAGCAACTTCGTTAGCCTGACGGTTAATTAGAGTAGCTAGAGCAGCGTGTTCGTCGCCTACGAAGGTAGCAACACCGGTAACTTTAGACTGGTCATAAGTTACAGCAGCAGCACCCGGTAGAGCACGTAGTTTGTGTAGCAATTCTTGGTCGATTTCAGTGGTAACTTCTTGAGCGATAGCAGCCATTAGTTCAGCTTCTACATCGATACCGTGTTGAGACTGAGCATCTTGAGCAGATTCAATAGTCCAACGAGCAGATAGACGACGGGATTTCGCTTCAACGGTTTCACGTAGAATACGGATATTTACGCGACGACCCATAGTACCTTCTAGTTGGCTAGTAGGAGCTGCACGTGGGTTTTCGTTATCAGAGTTCACTTCACCGGTATATGATTTAGCGATTTTGTATGGTGATAGAGCTTCTTCACCAGCGATAACGCCCGGTGCGTTGTCAGCATATTGAACACGTAGAGTGTGGATCTGACCAACAGGACCAGTCATCGGTTGAACGCCGATAATTTCGTTAGCGATAACGGTAGGCATAACACGACGCATAATTGGTAGAATTACTTTGTTTAGTGTTGCGATGTTACCAGCGGAGGTTGCACCTTGGGAAGCACTTTCACGAAGCATTACTTTGCGGTGGTTCTCTAGTACAGTTTCCATAACGGTTTTACGGTTATCTTTTAGACCTTCAACAAGCTTCTCTTTTACAGCAGCCCATTTAGATTCAGTTAATAGTTGTGACATTATATATCTCCTTAAAAGATGTTTTTTCGTTTTTCAGTATGTTATTATTTATCCCTGAAAAAACTAGCTTATTAAAAATGTTTATTTTTTGTGGATTCCTGCATTACGCTCTAGAGATTTTAGGAAATCTAGGTCGTCGGAATCTAGTTCACTTTCGTTAATCATACTTTCTCGGTTGCCAGTAACGACTTTACCTTCAGTGAGAGTATTTTTAGCCTTAGTATTAACTGCTGGGCGGCTACGATTTGCAGCAGATTCGTTGATAGTACCTTTTAGTACAGACTTGTGGTACTTACTGAAATCGTCTTTAAGTTTCTCGGTAGGAGTAGCTTGAAGAAGTGATTCCATAATTTGTTTCTGTTGAACAGTAAGAGGCTTAACCAATTCAGAAATAATTGCGGTACGAGCATTTGTATCTTCCATGATACGCATTTTCTTTTTAGCGGCTTCTGATTCAGCTTTAGATTCTTGAAGTTTCATTTTTACATCGATGACTTCATTTTCTTTCTGTTTAATAGATTCAGTTAGAGAGCGTAGAATAGAATTTTCTTTGTACTGGTTGCTATAGAACTCAGTAGCGAAAGCTTCAAAAATTTTACGACCGAACATATTTTGACGAGCTTCACGCAATTCACCTTTCAATTCAACTAAGTTACGTTGAGTTGTTTCAGCGATATATTGAGCGGAAGTTTCGGTAATACGTTTAATTACACTCTGACGAGCTTCATTAATCTTTTGTGAACCTTCTGCAATTAGTTTGACGCGGGTTTCTACTAATTGACGTTTCTCTTGGTGGAAGTCTTTTAGTTCTTCTGCTAGGATACGGTTACTGAATCCTGCGAATTTGCCTAGACTTTCTTTAACGAGTTTGCTCTCGTTACGCATTTGTTTAACTTCTTCTGCTAGAACGCTATTAGCGAATGAACCGAAGTTGCCTAGGGTTTTACGCAATGTAACACGGTCTTCAACGAGTTTTGCTTTTTCGTTATAAACGCTTGTCATTTCTTCAGAAATAACGGTGGTCATCATTTTGTCTAGCCCTTCGGTGAGACGAGATAGATCTTCTTGATAGCGACCTTTCATTTCCTCACGCATTTCAGCAGCGACTGTTTGTTTTTCTTCATTCCATGCTTCCTGAATTAGCTGTTTTGCTTCTTCAGAAAGAGATGATTCTTTTAGAAACTTATCTAATTTAGACATTGTAATCTCCTGTAAAGTACTTAAATATTCGCACTTTTGATGTACAAATATTTATAAATTTATTTTGTTAGCCTTTTAATTTCTTAAAAAAAGCGTGAATTTCGTTTTCTACATCATTTGATGATTTAGATTCCACTATTGCTTTTCTGCTTCCATTAATAGGTGAACCGTACTTACTCATAAGAGATTCAAATACTGCCGTAGGATACGCTTCTGGAGCACTCGGTTGTGCCACAATGTCAATAGTTACGATTTCGAAATCAGAAACGATGCCATTATGATCCACATTACCTGAACCACGAGAACTAACACCCAATTTAACGCCGCATTCTAGCATTTTGCGAATATTTTCGCCGTGTGCAGTTGGAAGTAATTTAATCTCAGCCATACCGTTCTTACCTTCCATCCAGACTTTAGTAATCATTGCTGCTACACGGTCTAGGTTAATTGTAAGGGTTTCAGGGTGATCGCATTCACATAGAATACTTTCACCACTTACTAGGCGTTGATTCATATTTTCAACCGCATGTGCTATTTCAGCAAATGGGTATATACGTTCGTTTTTATTCCGCTGGTCAGCTTGGATTGAAATACCACGAAGGTAGCAATCTTTACCACCGAACGGATTATCACGATGTTCTAGTACAATTTTAGAATCACTGAATGAAGACCACTCTCTTATCATACTCATAGTTAATGATCTCCTTTCTTTGTTTTATTTATGATTAAAATTTTGGTTGTGATTTAGGTAGTGGTGAACGTGATTTATCCGCAGTGTTCTTTGGTTTTTTCACATCTTTCATCATGCCTTTCGCATTGTCCATAACGTTATTCATGTCGTCTACTTTTACAGATTCAGCATCTTTATTTTTTAGTAGATCACCATCGTTAGTAACTACGGTGCCGTCTTTGATTTTAACTGGAGCTACGCCGTCTACAGGAGATTTAGCGTTAGGAGCTACAGGGGAACGGGATTTAGATGCATCATTAGCTGGTTTGGAAACAGATTTCATTTTGTATGCTTCACCAACGCGTTCGTCACCGAAACTTACGTCTGCATAGTCATCGCCATCGTCTGAACCGAAATCAACTTCTTCTTCTTCAGCATTACCTTCGTCATCACCTTCAGCGTCAACATCGAAATCACCTTCGCCGCCAATGCGGTCGAACATTTTTTCTAGGTCTGCGAAAGCATCTTTGATTGATTCCCACTCGTCACCAGATGGAGCCTCGGAACCTTCTTCTGAACCAAACTCATCAGAAGTGAAATCTTCAGTTTCTTCTTCTTCGCCGTCAGAACTAAATTCATCAGCAGTAAAGTCTTCGGTTTCTTCTTCTTCACCTAGTGGATATTGAATTTCACCGGTTAGACCTTGAGATTGACCACCCTGAATATCTTCAGTTACTTGGTCGTCGTCATTGTCGGTAATTTCTTCAGCATCATCGAATTCGGATTCAGATAGTTCACAATCTTCTTCCATTTCTTCTTCTAGTTTCTTGTTAATTTCTTGAGCAGCTTCTAGGAAATACTTACGCATTTTCTTAGCAGCAACATCTTGTTCGTTATTAGCAAAAGCTTGAATTGCTTCTTGCAATAGTTTTTTGTTTGCCATTATATCCTCCAATAGATATACAAATCTTTTAAATTAAGTATGTCATTATTTATAAGTTTAAAAATTCCATTTTCAAAAAGAGCTTTAAAAAGCGGAATTTTTACATTGGGGCACCCATGCCACCCATACCGCCGTCACCTTCTGGTGATGGGGCATATACTACTGCAACAACCGTAGCACGTTTATCCATTTCATTAGTTTTGAAATCTCGGTACTTTCTTAGATTATTAAGTACTTTCAAAGTTAATTTTGGTTTTCGAGTATCAGTAAGTTTATAGACTGTCTGATCATCTTCAGGGTCATACATTGAATCATTTCGTGATTCAAATAGTTCATTTAACATATACATCTCCAAATGTGTTCACTTCGCATTGAAGTGAACTCATTAATATTATTTATTCTTAGAAAGAACTACCTAAATTATTAGGATTAAAATCACCATTTCCTGCTAATTCTTGGAACTCTTTATCAGCACTTTCCATATTTCCATCAGCGTCCATTCCTAAATCTTGCCCCGGATCATTTGGAGCATCAATACCGACTGATTGAAGACCTGCTTCACCGTCTGAATTTGGCTGTTGATTCATAGCATCTGGATTTTCCATCATCCAATTTTGTTCGTTCTCTACTATATCATCTTGGTCAAAGCCCATTTTCTTAAGAATGGTTTGTTTAGACATATAACGTAGACCATCAAGCGGCATGTAAGTACTAATAAGTTTAGCGTCCAACTCAGCCTGACGATATGAAGCAAAGTTAATTGGTGGGTTAAAGATAACTTCGAATGATGAAGCACTAATGCTATAACCATTCTTAACCATATAACGTTTGAATTCCATATCAAATACACGAGCAACTAAACGCTGATAACGCATACATTGGTTATTAAAGCGTAATTCACTTGCCATTGCTTGTGTTGCACCATCACCAAATAACGCTACACCACCATCATCTGGACCTTGTGGTAGATATGATGCTGGGATTTGTAATCCACGAATTAATTGGTTATTAAAATAACGCAAGTCATCTATTTGACCTAAGTTATCACCACCCGGTAAAGTTTCCACTGAGCTACCACGACCTTCAGATGACTGAGGGAAGAAATAGTCTTCTAGAATACTTAATGGGTTGTATGCTGCATCCATTAATGAAGTACTGCCACCTTTATTAGAAGGAATTCTACGTTGGTGAATTTCATTCTTAAATCGTTCTACATATGCCATTGCTTGGTGAGTTTGCATTTCACCTACATCGATTTTAAATACACGACGTTCAGGAGCACGTTGAACACGATAAATTATGATACTGTCTTCAAGTAATTCTTTTTGTTTGTATACTTTAAATATATTTTCTAGTATACTAGTACCGAAAGGCCATACTGGGTCTTGTCCGGTATTTAATGTTAAATGAACAACATGTTCTGCTGCGATTGGAATGACATCCTTTCTACCTGCTGCCATATTAAATGGGTCAGCACTATTTGCATTTCCGGCATTAGCATAACCACCACCCATACCACCGAATTGGCTGGCACCGGCACTTAAAGCATTTGGTAAAGAACCCGGATATGCCATTTTATCAAATCCAACTTGTAGGTTGGAGAAGATTTTATCTTGCATATTATAGGATACATCTCTCATAAAGTAAGCTACTGGATTTTTACCAGTTTCTTCGTTTACAAAAACACCCTCTACGTTCGCAGGGTTAACCCATACCCAATCCATAGTTTCTGGATCTCGAATAAAGAATTGGTCACCGTACTTAAGAAGTCCTCGTACGATTTCATATATTCTAGTTTTAAAGTCATTTTGGTCAGCCCATGATTCCAATCTATCTTCTAGAGTAGTTACTTCAGAGTCGCCAATTTTATCTTTATATCTAATTTTAAATGGTAGGCCATAGTCTTCTATACTTTGAGTACAAAAATCAGAAATAATGTCTAAAGCTGTTCGAATTTCTGGATCCTGATCCATTTGGTCATATTGTCGGTATCTATCAGTACGGTTAGACAAACCGGTATATACAACCGGTAAGTATGAAGCGTAGTTAGATTTGGAACCAGTAGTTTTAGAAGTACTTTTACCTTGTTCCATTTTGGAGGCCGATACTTTTGACCTCGCAGTTGTCATTTGTCTTATCCAACTCATGAATTTAATTCTCCAATTATGTCTGGCGTTGAGCTTCGGTATTCTCCGAAATTTGACGAAGTAGTTGAGCTGTTTGCTGATTAGTACTGTTAGATGATTCCATTGAACTTGCAATTGCTTTTAATGTTGATAGAATAGATTCATCATAATCAACAACTGGTATTGGTGAAGCAGTACTTGCAGTTTGAGTATCATCTTTCTTTGCATCGTCCGAAATTTGTTCAGGTTTACTATTTGGTGGAGTTGCCAGTACTGGAGGTTGTTGCGGTTTATTTTGTGCAACAGTTGCAGTAACTGGATCCTGTGTAGTATTGTTATTTATCGGAGTGTTTGGTACGCCATTTTTAGCGGTCTTTTTCCCATCATCTGGAATTGGATCTTCACTACTAAACCACCCTTTTGCAGTATCCCACCAACCTGATATCGATTTTTTCATACTTTCAAATGCATCTTGAATTCTGGTTTTCATATCTGAATAATTAAATTTAATATTCTTAATTGAGTCCCAATATTTTCCAAAATCATTAAAAACATCATGCACTGAACTTTTTAAATCATTTTGTGATTGAGTGATATCATTACCAGTCATCCAATCCCATATTAATCCAGCCAATCTTGATGGAATTTTTATTAAATCAGCCATCATATCATCAAACGCAGCTTTCACTTTGTCATATGAATCACCTAAAATTATTTTCATTATCTGACCCGGAACATCAGCCATAGCACCGAACATACCCGAAGTTTGAGTACTCAAATATCGATAAGCATCTGATGCGATATTTCCAAGTAACGAGAATACACCATCAGATTGTGATACCATGTCACTCAAATATTTCATAGTACTCAATTGTAATTTTGCATACATCTCATTAAATGGTCCAGTGAATGTTTTACTTATCCATACATTAAAATTACTAGTATACTGTTCTAATTGAGCATTGGTAGTAGTGTTACTTTCATTGAATAATTTTTCTTGGTTCTGAATTTTAGTTAATAAATCGGCTGCTTGAATATTACCACTTCGTTGTTGTGCAATTAATTCTAGCTTCAATTGTTCAGAGTGAGTTTGAACATATTTGTTCATTGTTTCTCTAACTGTTTTAGAGTCAGTTACACCATCACGCTGTAGCTGTTCCATCATATCTGCATAACCTTGCATGAATTGGTTATTATATTCATCTGGTAGTTGGAATAATGATAGTCTTGATGCGTTAATTTTTTGTAAAACTTGACCAGTTTCGCCCATACTTGAATATGCAGCATTCATCGCTTTGGTTACATCAGCAGCTTTATCAGAATCAAAGCCCCAATTATCACTCATTGCATACTGTGATACGGTACTGTCTAGTGTGTTACCCATTGAATCAAATTTGCCTAATAGATCATCGACCGATTTACCGACCGATTTGCTTAGGTTAGTCATTTGATTAACGAATTCAGCAGTACTTTGTGCTTGGTTCATATTCTTTAATGCGTTCTGAGATGAATATAATTTCTCATACTTAAAGTTTTTTGCTGCTAGGTCTGCTAATTGTTGTTGTGATACACCATATATTCCATTAACCTGTTGGAGATCTTGTAAAGAACCCATTAAATTAGAGAATGTTTGGATACCATTTCCGTACTCACCATCCATTGCAGCAATAGATTCACTGTTCTTTTGAATTACATCATTAAACTCATTAAGACTCATATATGATCCCGCAGCAGCTTTTCTTGCAGAGAGCATACCATCTCGTAGGGTCACACCAGCACTGTTCAACTTGTTATACATACTAAGTTGTTCGTTCATATAATTATAAACAGCCATACCTGCATCAACTACCGCCGTAAATGCGGTTGCGGCAGCCCCTACTGGACCCGGTATCATTTTTAATGCACCAGTGACTGAACCTAAGCTAGTACCGAAGGAGTTGACTACATTGCTTGCAGTGGCATTATTGCCTAATGTTGTTTTTGAGAAGTTCTTTAGTTCTCCAAATATGTTTTTAAACATACCAGAACTGGAGTTATTTCCACCAGCGGGTCCACCGGGACCACGCCTGCGACGGCGATCTCCGGGAGGGTTACCACCTCCTGACGGTGGGGGGTTACCATTACCACCATCATTTTTCCTGCTATTCTTTTGTTGCAATTTTAATGTATCAGCTAATATATCTCTCATTGCTGAAAGATCATCATTTGTTTTTGATTGCTCTAAAAGTATTTGTTGCAAGATAAAACTGTTATCAATTGCCATATACTTTCCTTATAAATAAATCATATAGAATTATTTATTATATGGAGTCCCAATGAGTAAGATGAACCCGTTAGCTAAGTACACTAAGATTGAAGAACTTTTTGTTAAACTAGCTTCTAATAACGTTATGAAATACAAACCTGAAGTATTAAAAAGTATTAAGTTGGGTGTTTGTGCGAGATCTGCACGTGATGAGATTATGTTAAACACACCAGATGCATTGATTGGTGGTGATGCAATTATTAAAGTGATTGAAAACTGTGTACCTGATATTGAAGAAGCAGGAGAGTTATATGTAAATGATGTTGAGCAATTATTAATCGCAATTAAAGTTGCTTCTAAAGAAGATCATTATGAAATACAGACTAAGTGTCCTGAATGTGGTCACGAGGGTGCATTCCATCGTGATTTGAAAGCATTATTAGAAACTATGACTTATTTTGAAAATCAGCCTATTCTAGAGCTATCCAATGGACTTAAAGTGTACTTTAAGCCATATACATGGAATGAATATAGTGATTTTGGTCAACGTATGTTCCAAGAACAGAAAAAATCTGAGTATATTGATACTTTAGAAGGTGATGATGACGAAGCATTCCAGTTGAAAAAGAAATTATTCACTGAAGTTTTCGAGGGAATGACTCAATTAAACTTTGATATGATTGTCAAAAGTATTGAGAAAATTGAAACACCTGATGGAGATGTAGTTGAAGAGTCGGAATTTGTCACAGAGTGGGTAAGTTCTTTACCTAAGAACACACTTAAACAAGTACGTGAAGCGAGTGATGAGATTCAAGAGATTGGTATTAGTCATGAAATGGAAGTAGGTTGTTCCGAGTGTAACCATGAATGGACAATTGATAAACTTCGTTATGACCCATCTCATTTTTTCGGATACAGCTTCTCATCGCAAAGCCAGAAGAAATAAGTAAATTTATTAGTGATATGGAACTGAATGTCAAAGAGTTAAAAGCAGCTTTGATGGAGATATCAGTCTATATCACTAATACGAACTATGAGACGCTATTAAACATGCCAACTAATGAAAGAGATCTTCTGGTTAAGGCATATAACAAAAAAGTTACAAAAGAAAACAAACAATAACCAGCATATTTTGCTGGTTTTTTTATATCTGTAATAATGTAATTTATATTATGTGATTAGCCAATCTACGATTGTCTAAGAATTTTCAATTATTCATAACTCATTTCATTCGTTATTCATAATTTCAATTCATTTAGATAATTGTTTTAAATTCTTATGTACTTTAATACTTGACGAGATTTGTAGAGGCAATTTCATCCCCCCGCAGGGGGATGAAGACAATAAAAAAGACCCAATTAAGGATCTGAATATTGCTTGACGCTGATAGCATCGGAATTATTGTATAGTGAATTTCTAAATTGATTAGAACGAAAGCGGGTTGCTCTGTTTCTCTCTATCACTGTCATGTGCAACGGTCGTAGTCCTACTACGCTACATTAAAATCCATACAATCGAATCTTAATGTTGTTCAAATTTTGGGCGGATCTATAGCCAGCAAAATCTAAACTCCCTTAGCAAGTGTGGTAAGGTGTTTCCTCATATGTCTATCTAGTGAACGTCAGTCTGCTTATCGCGTTCATTTATAGTGCCGCATTGCCGTGGGTGGTACAATCGCCATCTCCTAACGGGTATAATTTGCACTTCGCACGTGTGGTCTGCTCATCTGTCCTCTACATTTTCGAGTGAATCAGGTTTGAATTGTATGCTTTTACGCATCCACACTGGGTTATCTATATTATATCACATAAAACCGGATCTGTCCCGAAATTCTAAATACATATAGAAAATTATTAAGGAAAGTACTTAAATGGGAAAACGACGATTAAAAGATTCAAAAGATGCTGCAAAGTATCGTAATGAATTGTTAAAAAAACAAAATGGCATAGATCCTATTATTGGTATTAAGATTACTAAGCCAGTACTAGACCATTATCATCAAGGTAATCAACATTGCCGAGAAGTACTACAGAATGAAGTAAATGGTTGGGAAGGAAGAGTGGTTAATTCATATAGAAGATGTTTAGGTCATTTAACTAATAAGCCTATTCATGAAGTACTACGTAATTTAGCTGACTATTTGGAAAAAAATGGTAATATTAGTGAAGAAGATATGGTAATACACCATACAGCACTAACAGTAGACGTGAAAAAGTACAAGGCATTACCTGCAAAACAACAATGTGATATTTTATCATCATTTGGTGTTATTCCAGAGAGTAATGTCAAGAAAAGAGCTAACCAAGCCCGAAAATTGATCAAGGAAGGTAAGCTGGATATGCTTAATATAAAAAAAGGGAGCTAATTGCTCCCTTTAGTTTAAAAAACGTCATCAAGTGACGCATATTCGATAGTACTGAAACCATCTTCTTTAACAATCTTGAGTATATTCTCAGTTTTGCTAAGTAATTCCTCTTTGTGAGAGATAACAAACACATTTTTACGTTCAATCACTGCAAAATCAGCAAAAATTGTCCACATACGTGCTATACCTGATGGATCCAATCCAACATCAATCATTTCATCAATGATTACGATATTAATTGGTTGATATAGTGATTCATATGTATCCCTAAATGCTAATGACAATGCCACGTTAACACGTGTCCTTTCACCTCTAGATAATTGTTTAAAATCATATGACTGTTCATTCAATGTAATTTCAACACTTAGATCATTCATAAATTTAACAAAGTGTTCAGAATCACACTGTTCAATGTAATATTGAAGTCTAGTATTAAGGAACGTGATATTTTGTTCAATTATACGTTTACGAACATATGAATCTTTATTGAGTAGTAATTTTACCAAGAAATCTTGGTGATTAGCTAATTTTTCCAATTCATCATACTGCAAATAGTCAACTGTTTGTAGAGATTCAGTCTTTAAGGTTTCAATCTGTGAAAAATACGGGTTATCTGTACTTTGTTCACGTTGTAACTGTTCCTTTAACGATTTAAACATCATTTCCATTGTCTGTACTTCAGATGTGCTGAAAACTACATCATATTCCATCAAGGCAGTACTTTCTAATTCAGTATAAGTACTGATTAGTTCCTCGTCGTATATATTAACTTCTTCAATTTCATATTTTTTCATATTTTCTGAAAGCATATGCTCATGAAGTTTAGCTTCTGATAATGTTGAATATTTTGTAACCGGTTTTGCTGGCATATCAAAAATTTCAATCTCACCAATCTCACCAACTATAACAGATATCTCACCTTCTACATTCAATTTATGGGATTTCAATTCAGTAATTGTATCATTTATTTTATTAATCATATCTGAATGGTTATGATCTTTTTCCAATGTACTATTACATGTTGGGCATTTACTATCTTTAACTGTACTAAGCTTGTCTTCTTCTGATTTAATTGAATTGATTAAACGATTCAATTCAGTTTCACGTTGTTTAAGCGTGTGATCTTTGAGAAGCTTAGTATTTTTATTAGTTTTCAAAATAGATTCTAATTGATTCCATGATTCAACTTCATCGTGGAGTTTTAATTCTTCCACTATATCAATTGATTTAAGTTCTTCAATCTTTGAAAGTACTAATAATTTGTTGGTTTTTAGTTTTTGATCATATTGTTCACGTTTTTCCATAATAGAGTTAAGTCTATTTTCTAGAACTGCTCTTTTATTATTGTGTTCAATTGCCTTTTCCATTTCACTGGCACTCGTATAAAGTGGTTCAAAACCAAACTGTTCAGCAAAATCATAATCTTTCAATTTAGTTTCCAAATCGATAATCTTGGCAACCTTATTACTTTCGAATGTATTAGCTTGTAGTTGAAGATTTTCAATACTTTTTTGAATTCTAACATTAGATGATATTAATGTATCGATTTTAAACTTTTCTTGTTCTGCCATTTTCTTAGAATCTTTTTGCATATCCTTAAGAAGCTCAGCCTTTTCGGTGAGTTGGGTAATTCCAAGTAGTTCCTCAATCATTTCGCGTTGCTTTTGTACGCTCAGTGAAAGAAAAGGGTCTACGTTAGCATTAAGAACTACGATATGTTCAAATAACGTCTGTGAGATACCTAGAATTTCATTCAATTCTTCCTGTGTATCTTTCTTTTCCCCTCTAGAATCATCTTCAATTACTACACCGTCTTTGACAGTTAGGAAATTGAAATACGTGGGACTACGCCCACGTTCAACACGATATTCAATTCCATCTTTATCGAATTCGATAGTTACTTCACAATTCTTTGTATTAGTTTTATTAACTAAGTTTGGGATTTTAATGTCGTTACCAATACTTCTACCATACAAACCATAAACAAGACCTTGAATGATTGCTGATTTACCAACACCATTACGTCTACCAGTACTGTCACCACCATCAACAACAACGTCATTATTTTGGCCTAGTACTAGTGAAATATCCTTTCCTTGGAATTCAAGTTCTTGTGGTGCATTACCGAATGAGAAAAAGTTTCTCATGGTAATTTTTTTTATGTTTAACATTCATTTCTCCATTATAATGATGTATAAATTTGCATTAGTAGATTCTTATCAAACATTGGGGAGTCAATTTCTTGTATTTGTTTTAATACAATTTCATCGACTGATTCAGTATTTGTTTCTGTTTTACCGTACTCTAAACTTTCCTGTAACGCTTTCTTACTATTAACAATATTAAATTCCCTAATATTGTATAGTTTTGTGAATACTTCACGAATATAGCTAATTTCATTCATCGATACTGGAATATCTACTTGTACTTTAGCGATAACATTATCTTGAACATAATATGATGGTTCATTTAGAAGTTCTGATAGTGTGAAAGTTCTATATTTTGGTGCTGCATCCCATGCTTTGAACTGTGGCTCTTTATTGTGTTCTAGGAACATGATACCACGAGCATCATCCCATGTATCTGAGAAGTTATGTGGGAAACAGTTTCCGGTATAAATGATTTTAGTACCGGAAGGTGTTATTTTAGACTGTCTCTTATGGAAGTGACCAGTAAAAACATATTCACACCCGTTAAAGGATTCTTGCGTCTCTTTGCCATGATTTGGCATCTCAACCATTTTGTTCAAAAGGTAACCCGGAAGTTCCAAGTGACCAAAAACATACTTACTTGTTAAGGAAGGTAATTTTGTGTATTCATCATCAACCATAAATGGAATAAAAGTACAATCATCGATTGTTGTTATTTGATTTATGAATTCGATATTATTAAACGCCTTTGCCATATTAATACTGGTAATATCGCGTTTGTTTTTATGATACATATCATGGTTGCCTACTAGAAAATAAGTCTTCTCAAAGTTTTCATTAAGGAGATTCATAATTTCTAGGCCGTGGTTTAAAGTACTGATATTAACATTACTTCTGTTATGGAAAAAGTCTCCCATAAAAATGCAAATAGTAATTCCGCGTTGCTTTGCTTCTTCTATCATGAATTTAACAAAGTTCACGCAATCTATGTTATGTTCTTTACTATTATTCTTCAATCCTAGATGAATATCAGTAAAGGTTACTGCTTTATCAAATAGAGCCATTTTTTCCTTCCATCATTTTCATTTCAATTTCAATTTGTCTTGTATGACTAGGGGTGAAACCATTGATTTCGAGTAAGTCATCTCTGATATTACGAACATTCTTTTCAGTATTAAGTACTGAACGGAATGCATTGTTGACAAATGATGTATAATAGGAAAAGGGATTCAATTGAACAGCAGGTTTGTCTTTTTTATACAAAATACTTTCTTTAAAAAGTAATGCATTCTTAACTAATTGTATTCTTGCATCACCCATCATTTCATCTAAGTACGTATAATTACGGTAATTAGTTTTATGGGAAATTTCTTCTGCAAGTTTGATAAACATTTTACCTAATTCATTGGTCATCCTTCCGTGAGTTAAGCAAAACTCCCCACTGTCAGTGTCACCTAACCAGTGTGAACGAGCAACTTCATAAAAAATGTTGTCTTCATCAACGATGTAATGTTTGAATGGCTCAAAATTAACACGAATCTTACTTCCCTTATCTTCTGGGATATGCTCATCAGTGATAACCCTGATAACTACTTCATCTATTGGAACTGAGGTAAGGATTAAACCATTTGAGTCGGCATATTCTTTCGCTTTCTTTGCTGAAAGACTGTCTCGTGCTCGTATACCATCAACTGTTTCATTATTAAGACGTTTAATTCTTGCTGCACTAGCTTTTGCTAGTAACTCTTCATCAATTTCATTGACATCAAATACTATATAGTCATACATGCTATAACTGTTATCAATTAACCAACAGTACGACATTTTACTTATGTGAATTTCTCTAAGTAGGTCAGCGTTATTAAGATACTTCTTACGCTTCATTTTAGTGATCATATTGTAACACTCCATATTTTTTCCATGAGACGATCCGTGTCCCACCTCACTATTATATCACATTTTTTTGATTTGTCCCAAGTTTATAAATATATGATAAGTCTTTTTAGGAGAATTTTTATGATAGACCGCAGAATTAGATTACGACCACGCCCGGCAGCACAAAATTACGTGTATGGTGATAGTGGTGATTTAAGTAACCCAACATTATTATCTATACTACGTTCTACCAACGGAGTAGTATGGAATTATACACCAGTTGTTTCCGAACAACGTTCAGTTTCCTATGAAACTCAACAAACTATGCATAGTAATGCCAACTATAACAACTATAAGAACACATCTAATGCAATTATAACTATTCAAGGTGATTTTTATTCCAATACAGCGGCAGAAGCAATGTACACATTAGCCTGTATGAACTTTTTCAGGGCAACATCACTAATGGACTTTGGTAGACAAGCGGCAGTGGCAAATAACCCAGATATTGCCGTTGTTGGTGCTGCACCGCCAATTTTACTATTCAGTGGTTATGGAAGGTATATGTATAATGACGTTCCAGTGATAATTAAATCGTATAATATTAGTTTACAAAATGACGTACCACTAATCCAAGTACCAGTTGATTCAGTAACTTCTAAATTCAACATTACTGATAAGGATTCCCGTGCATTCTTTAATAACTTACGATCAACTGGGGTAATGAATAAAGAAAATGAAGTTTGGATTCCCCAAAAATTACCAATTACAATTCAATTGGAAGAACAACCAACATCCGATTACATGACAAAAGATTTTAATCTTAATGCATTCAAACGTGGAGCATTAATGAGAAAAGGAGGATTTATCTAATGGCATCAACATATAGTCAGTACTCTCCATACGCGAAAGTACGCCAAACATGGTTTCTATCTTATAGTTTACCAATAGGAATTTTACCTGCTGATTCAGATATCAACTATACTATTCCTAGTGAATATGATGAGCAACCGTGGAGATTATCATACGAATTATATGGTAATGAACGTTTGTATTATGTATTCTCACTACTAAATCCTAATATTTTAGTAGATCCAATTTATGATTTTAAAGCAGGGACTGTTATTAGAATTCCATCATTACAAAGAATTCAAATTTATCTAAGCAGTCCACGAAGAGTTAATTAATAGAGGTTTAAATGGCTAACGAAATTCCAAAAGCAGCAACGAATACAATAAATGAAATAACGTCTGGTATAGGTGCTCAGGCCAATGAATTAACATATAACGCAGTTAACAATGCAGAAACAATATCACAGAATGTTGTAAGTACTGTCCCTACTAATAAATCAAAAGAATTAGTATCAGGTGATATTCCGGGGGTTAATCCTAATAGCTCAAATCCATACAAAGCAAAAATTACTGGAGAGCGACCAAAAAACTGGGATAGTACTGAAGGTACATATTCAAATTCAAATCTAAACGATTTCGTTGTACCATACGATAATGTTCTTTTGCAGTATGATAATTATACCTATCACTTCACACTGTTTGGATTGAGTAGTTCTGAGTATCAGCTATTTTGGGATAATCCAGATACCGAAGTTAATAGACATATAATAGCAGAGAGTGGAGTAACTGGACGATTTAGTATAGATAGTGTACAAATAACCACGGCAGGACCAGCATCACCGGGATTGACATCAAACTTCTCTTTTAACAACTGTGTCATGTCAATATCCGAAAATAATGGTATGAGTTTGTTTAATGATTTGGTAGTACTAGCAAATGATCTAGGATATAACAAATTTATGGATCTCCCATTAATTATGGAAATGGATTTCATTGGATTTCACCCAGTAACTGGTAAACCAAATAGAATTCCCGGATTGAATCGTAAATGGGCAGTCCGAATCAATACTATTAAAGCACGTGCAACTGATAGTGGTGGTACTATGATATATGATTTGCAAATGACTCGTGCTCGTGCAGGATTAGTTGAAAACAAAAACTGGATGTTAAAAGAACCTTATACTTGTACTTCTGCGACCTTTGGGGATTTTGTTCAACAAATACAGGACAAATTGAACAGTATGGCAAACAAACAATATGGTTACTTACAACATAAGTACTCTGAATTTGCAAATGGTCTTTATTATGAGATTCATGTGCCTGATGAATTAGCTGGTATGTCTATAAACTATGATATGAAGCAATCCAAAGAAGTAGGAACCACCGCAAATGGTTCCGATGGTGCTAAAAACTTCTCATGGAGTGCTGATGTTCCAGTATCACGTGCATTTGATGACGTTATTGACTGTTGCATTCCAGTACAATCAAGTACTGATCGCCGTAGACAATTTATTAATATTATTCCAGTACAAAAAGTTGTTGGTTATGATCCAATTCGTGCAAATTTAGCATATAAAAACCACTTTTATATTGTAAAATATAATATAGGTGATGTGGTAAGTGAAGAAGACCTTAAACATGAAAAATTCAACTTCGAATACTTCTTTGAAAATGCTGACAAGTATGCAGAACCGGGTAATAATGAACCTAAGCTTAATATAAAGCGTTATGATTACCAATTTACTGGGTTAAACCAAGAAATATTAAACCTTGAACTTAAATTTGATCAAGGTTTCAACATAGCAGTAACCCGTAACCCTGACACTCAACGTGATATTGAAAACCGAGAGGGTACACACGCCGCTGAGTATATTCAACTAGGTGATGTAACATATAATACTAATATTGCATCAAATGTAACTGACATGTGGAGTAAATCTCAAGATTTAAAAGATGAACAAGCTAAGGGTAGAACTTTATCTCAGTCAGAATTACAATTTATCCGAGATACTGATGCAGTAACACAGATGAAAGTTGGTCAACAGGACGAACAAACTAATAATATTGGTTATCAAAGTACTGGACCAAGATACATCGAAGACTATCGAAACGAATACGATATGACATATGCCGGTACTGAGGGTATTGGTGGTAAAAATGGTACAGTCGATGCAATACCTACTGAACCTGAAAATATTAAAACAACCAAATCTGGTTCTGTGAATGATAATAGTACTAGTTATGAAATGGATCGTCGTTTAATGCGTGATAACTATTATAACCGTTCATTCTTAAGTAAACTAGATATGAAAGTTGTTGGTGACCCATTCTGGTTAGGATGGAGTGATATTTCATACATGAACTATTTGAAAAAAGCAGTAGCTGGTGAAGATATTGAAGTAGATACTACCGACGTACACTTTGCAAACTGGATTAACAGTGAAGCATATCTATTACTTAATATAAAACCTGTTGTTTCAATTAGTGAACGTACTGGTATTTTGGATTACGATACTCCTACTATATTTTCACAAACAGTTTATAGAGTAAACAAAGTAGTAAGTGAATTTGGTCCAAATGGGTCATTCACACAACAATTATCCGCTGGTATCGTTATGCGTTCATTACGCAGACGTGACCAGTTAACAGACAATGATGAAGGAAATGCAAGCAATGGCTGATACAAGTAAAGCGTATGCTAAGGATCAACTCAATAGATTTGACCCACGATTGCCACAACTAGCAACTGTAATGGACAACCGTGATCCAACACACAGTGGTAAATTAAAAGTGTGGATTCAAGGTTCACAAGGAGATAGAGATGCAAAAGATTCATGGATTGAGGCTGCATACCTATCCCCATTCGCAGGGAGGACTCCGGGTGTTCCCGGAGCCAATTCATACCAACAATTTCCCAAGGGATACGGTTGGTGGGCAGTTCCACCTGATGTAGGATGCACAGTTGCCGTGCTATTCGTTCAAGGACGTCAATTTGAAGCCTACTGGTTTGGTTGTGCGTACGATGATCGTATGAACACAATGGTTCCGGGAATGGCAACTGAAAATTTACCAAATAGTGGCTATGACATGCCCGTCCCTGTCACTGATTATGATCGTAACACAATCCAAAGCAACTTACAAGAAAAATATCCAAATGTTCCCACAATTGAAGGTTTGAAAAAACAAAACCTTCTTTATGATGAAGAAAAAGGGGCAGCAAACCGGTCAAGTACTCGTACTGTAACTAGTACTGTATATGGTCTAAGTTCTCCACGTGGAAATAGTTTTGTTTTGGATGATGGATATACTGATTCTGAATTGAATCAACAAAACTGGAACCAAGACCCTGATGGTTACCAAGATACTCAATTTAATAACCCAGTTAATGATACAGCAGTTGGAACACGTAAAAATGAAGGTATTGTATTACGTACTCGAAGTGGTGCTCAATTACTTCTTTCGGAAAGTACTGGTTCTGTGTTTATAATTAACCGCGATGGGACTGCCCGTATAGAAATGACACCAGAAGGTGATATTATGCTTCATGGAGATAAAAGTTTTAATGCTCGAATGGGTGAGGATATAAACTTAGTTGCTGGAAGATCTATTAACATTCAAGCAGGTGCTGATTTTCAATGTAGTGTTGCTGGTAATAGTAAATTAAATCTAGTCGGTTCATTAGATGCAAAAATTGGTGGTCAAGTTGTTATTAATGCTGGTGCAGATTTACGATTAGTAACTGGTGCTTCTTTACGTGCACAAGCAGGTTCAAGTGTTGATATAACATCAGGAAGCAATACTGCAATTACTGCATCCAGTACAGTTGATATTATGGGTTCATCCGTGAATATAAGTGGTGGTGGTAATAACTTCTCTGTAAAAAGCGGCGGGACTGCAAGTACTGAACAAGTTGGTGCTCCAAACTTTGTAACTCCACAAGTTGGACTTAATGACCACATACACATGCACGCTGCATTTAGTGATGCAAGTAATCACAGTAATGCTATGGCACCCCCTATAAACGGCGGTGGATCGTCCTCAGCAGCGGCAGCACAGCCCGCACAGCCCGCAAATGATGTATCACCTACCTTACCTGAAGAAACGACCTATGAGGCCGTACAGTACATCAACAGCACTCAGGAAGTATCACAGGTAGTAACTCAGGACATGCTTTATTCCAGTGATAGCATGTCATATCCTCAGACGTTCGAAGGACTTTATATGTATATGCCATGTACTGGTACTATTCGTGAATTTGGATACTGGGGTAAGGGAGTGCCTACCGATGATGGTAAAACTGCTGATCGGTATGGATGGGTAATCCAAACTAAAGGCAATATTGTTGCACCTGATTTTGGTACTGTAACTCTAATTGGTACTGATGGATTAGTTATTGCCCACATGAGTGGGTATAAATCAGTGTTCTATGGTATTAATCCAAGTATTTCTAATGGAAATAAAATACAAAAAGGTGATGTAATTGGTACTGGTACTGGCGTAATTCAATTTGAAATAAGACGTATATCATCCGCATTATATGGATTCAGTGGTACTGTTGATCCGGGACTATTCTATACCGCAGTTACTGGTCAAGGTGCAGATGCAGCTAATAAAACATTAACTGGTGGACAGCCAAGTAATCCCAATGCTCCACAATTGGATGCAACAACCTATTCTGAAAATAGTGATGAATTAGTAGTAATGACTAATGTAAAAAGTATAGGTAGTACATATTCTCAACGCGGTTCAAGAAACGTTCCTAGAAGAAAATCTGCTAAGCGGACTGCACCAATTGATAGTACACCAGCAATTACCATTGGTGATGTTGATAAAGCTGCTATTGGGTGGAAAGTAACCGCGAGTGATGAAAAGTTAGTTAATGATACTATAAACTTTGAAGGTACTATTGCGTACCAAACTGCTGTTGGGCATTTCCGTAATGGAAAATTCTGGGTATTCCCAGACCCGGTAAAAGGACAGGACATTGGTTATGGACACCTTGTGACCGCAAGTGAGAGATCCAGTGGTGCATTTAATAATGGTATCACGCCAGAACAGGCTAAGCAAATATTAATGCAAGATTTACAGATGTCGGTCAATGGTGCTAAACGTTTATATGCTCAATACTCATTACAAACTCCATATTTGGCACAGATTGTATTAGCTGAAATGGCCTACCAAATGGGGGTTGGTGCATTGGGTAAATTTAAAGGAATGTTTACTGCATTACAAAAGGGTAATTATAAATTAGCTGCTCAACATGTGCGTGATTCATTATGGTATCGTCAAACAACCAGACGTGCTGAAACAATGGCGAGGTATTTGGAGGCTTGTCAATAAATATTTTTACGCGACTAAATAAAGGAGAATAAAAGTATGAGTTGGACTTTAACCGCAAATGACTCACAGTTTTTCAGTGATGTAAAAATCTATGAAGGTACTAAGGAGTTTCAAGCCACCAAAGGGTATTTTAAAAATGGAAAATTTTGGGTCTATAAAGATAGCCTAGGATTACCAACCATCGGATATGGTCATTTAGTTCGTGCTGGGGAAAACTTTGCTAACGGTCTTACCGAAGCTGAAGCAGACGCCTTACTACTAAAAGATGCTCGCAATGCATATAATGATGCTAAATCAATTTATGAACAATTCGGGATGAAGGGTCCAGACGCACTACAACGTGTATTATGGCAAATGACTTTCCAAATGGGAAAAGCATCAGTACTTAATTTCCGCAAAGCACTACTTGCGATGGGTAAAGGTGATTACGCAACTGCTGGTAAAGAAATGCGTGATTCAAGGTGGTATCGACAAACAACCTCACGTGCTGAAAAAATGGCTAGAATCGTAGAGGGATTACAATAAGGATTAATTAATGGCAATTACGTTTAAAGGGTTTTCATCCCCAGTTGTCGGACTAACTAATGTATTATATGATGAAGAATTGGTTAAACAAGATTTACTAAATCATTTTAATACAAGAAAAGGTGAAAGGGCTTTTGATGCAGAGTATGGTTTTATTGGATGGGATTTGATTTTTGAATTAGATTCTCCGAGTGCCAAACAATCATTGGATGATGACGCTCGGCGTATAATTGATGAAGAACCTAGAGTTAATCTTGAATATTTGGAAGTTCTAAACACTGATTATGGATATCGAATTAATATTCAATTGTACTATGTGCAATTAGATTCGGTTGAAGAACTTCAAATTGTTTTCGATAGACGAACAAACGAAAAGATGGTAGCAATAGCTTCCAATTTTTAATATATTAAAGGCATCCTTCGGGGTGCCTTTATTTTTGATAAATATTTCTATATTAACTTATGGAATCAATATGAAAGAATATTATGGGTTTAGATATATCGGTTCTCATCATGGTTCGGACGAATGTGCTGAGTATTATAATATCGTTAGCCAAACAGTTTCCGAACGTTGTAAATCTGAAAATACAAAATGGCACAACTGGTCATTCTTAGAGGAATAAAACATGACACAACAAAAAAGACAATCCAATCTTTATGCGGCAGAGAACTGGAAACAAGTATATGAAAGTTTTTTTAAAATCAATTTGACCGCCTACGATTTTGATACCATTCGTGAGAGTATGATAAATTACTTACGCCTCACCTACCCAGATTCATTTAATGACTGGATTGAAAACTCAGAATTCATCTTCATATTAGATACAATAAGTATGCTAGGACAGAACTTGGCTTTCCGCATGGACTTGAACTCACGTGAAAACTTTCTAGATACTGCTGAGAGACGTGCATCAGTACTTAAACTTGCGAAAATGATTTCCTATGCTCCAAAACGTGCATATCCGGGTCGTGCCTTGGCTAAATTGACTGAAATTAAAACAAACCAAGATATCCGTAACAGTTTTAATGAATCATTGAAAAATAAAACAATTCGCTGGAATGATCCAGCAGATCAAAACTGGTATGAAAACTTTATTCTAGTTATGAATAGTGCTTTTGTTAGTACTAACCAATTTGGTAACCCTGTTAAGAAAAATACAACCGACGGTGTATCAAATCAGTTATATCGGATGAATACTTTACCAATGAGTGCTCCTAGTTTGCCTTTTACTGCGACCATAAATGGAACATCAACTACATTTGAAGTTGTTAATCCTGATATTACTAGTATTGGTGCAGATGAACGTCACCCTGAACCACAGGATCAGAAATATATCATATATCGCAATGATGGTAATGGTTTCTCTTCACCAAATACTGGTTTTTTTGTTTATTTCAAACAGGGGACTCTTTCATACACTGATTACCAGTATGATGTTAGAATTGAGAACCGCTTACAGGATGTCAACACAAATAACATTAATGAAACAGATGTTTGGGTACAAGAAATCAACGAAGATGGTATTGTAAGAACCGAATGGACAAAAGTTCCATCAATGGAAAGTATTGCATATAACTCGGTTGATCGCAAGAAGAAAACTATTTTCTCAGTGACAACACGCGACAATGACCAAATTAGTATTAAATTTCCAGATCAACGTAGTGGTGTAGTACCACGTGGAACTTTCCGTGTTTGGTATCGTGTTAGTAACGGTGAAACCTATACGATTAAAACTTCTGACATTCAAAATAAGAGTGTAAAATATGTTTACCGAACTAAATCACAAACTGATTTCGAAAATAGTAATTTAGACATCAAATTCTCATTGCAATATGAAACTGGCTTAGCTCAGAGTTCAGAAACCATTGATCAAATTAAAGATCGTGCACCACAAATGTATTATACCCAAAACCGTTTCGTTAATGGTGAAGATTATAATATTGCACCTTTGATGTTGGGAAACACAGTACTAAAAGCTAAAGCATTAAATCGAATTTACTCTGGGCAGTCTAGATTTATTGATATCAATGATCCTACTGGAAAATACCAAAATACAGACGTATTTGCCGATGATGGAGCAATGTATAAAGAGAATACTACGTATCGTAATAGTGTGCTATTACCAACTGTTAAGTCTAATGAAACTATTATTGTGGATTCTATTCAGCCTATCATTGGTCAAACGTCAGTAATTCAAACATATCAAGAATGGGCACCAAATACTGTATCGCCAACTGATAATGAAGTTTGGACACCAGAATATAATTCATTATATAGTAAAAACACATATGGTCGTATTTTAATTAGTGGGAATCCTTCTCTATCATTCTCAGTAGGAACACTAATCAATTTTAGAAGCTCAACTTCTTCAGGAAACTGGACAAGTATTATCGGTCAGGAAGAAAATGGGTATTATATTCTGTCCCAACCAATACCAGAAGGAATGACGATTTATTCTTATATTAAACCATATCGTGTTCAATTTGATGCAGTAGAAATTCAAGCAATTTCAATAGTAATGGCTAAAAAGACCGATTTTGTTATCATATATGATACTACGACATTATCATGGATACCCGTTGAAGTTAGTACTGCTGAATCTACTGTGGTTTATAACAATATTATCTACCCAGTACTTGTACGTGTTCAATACACTGCTGAATCATGGGAATTTGATGGTTATGGTGTAAATTATATATTTGTTGGTGGTGATAAGGTAAAATTCTACTTTGTTAGTACTAAGCGTATATCAGATATTAGTACTGGTACAGTACAAGCAGATAAAATTGATGTTTTAGCGTGTAATAGCGATGCAACAACTAACTTAGGACTTTCACAGAACATAGATTTTCAAATTTTGGATACAATTCAACAAGAAAATGGTTATATTGATGGTTCTCGTGTGATTATGACAAGTAAAAATGTTGATAGTAATGGTATTCCGTTGGAACCTAATCAATTTTCTACTTTAGTTCCTAATTTTACTGGAACTGACGCATTAAAATACGGTGGAATCTTGGTATTCCGGGAAAATGATGATTTTACCATTGATATTTTGGATTTACCAACGTCTACGTTTACTGTACTGGATTCTTCTTGGACATATACAGAATCAGATGCACAGGCAGAAACAAACGTCTACAAACGTAATGAGTTTTTACGAAATGTAGAGCTAAGAAGCACTACAATGGGAGATTTGTTTAATAAAGGTTCTGGATTTACTATTGGTTTCCAATACGAAGGTAATTCATATTTCGTTGAGCAGAATGTTGGAAATAATAATGATAGATTGAATAATTTCATGTCAGCTATGGCTGAACCGGGAGACACGGTGGCGATGACTCCAGAATTGGCATTCTATCGAGCTATAATGAATAGTGGTAATAATTCACTTCCAGAAACAAAGAAACTATCATATTATGGATATGTTGACGTGTCAAGTCAATATTATTTCAAAACTAATGCAAGAACTGGTATTATGTTCCATTGGAAGCATTATGCTCCTGATGATAATCGAATTGATCCAAGTAAAACTAACTTAATTGATATGTATGTATTGACTAATTCATATAAAACCAATCTTGACTTATGGGTTAAGAATGGGGCGGTTGGAACATTCCCTAAACCACCAACTAGTGTTGAATTAAAGGACATGTTTGTTGATGTTGAAGATAAAATTGTAATAAGTGATAGTATAATTTGGCACAGTGCTAATTATGTTCCATTATTTGGTCCAAGTGCAGACCCATCTTATCAAGCTGATATAAAAGTTGTTAAAGTTCCAAATAGCTCATTGAGTGATGATGAAATTAGACAACGTATTATATCTTTGATGACTACATTCTTTAGTGTTGATAACTGGGATTTTGGGGACACTTTCTTCTTTACTGAATTATGTGCTTACATTCATATGCAGTTGAGTACTGAAATTAGTACGGTTGTTCTAGTTCCAAACAATCCAAACAGTAAATTTGGTGAATTGTTCGAGATTCCGTGTGATCCAGACCAACTTTTCATTAGTACTGCAACGGTTGATAACGTATCTATCATTAGCTCACTTGCTAAGAGTAATATTAATATTGGTAATTAATTTTAAAGGCATCTTCGGATGCCTTTATTTTTTTATAAATAAATCAAATGATGAAATGAATTTTACGGAGAAATAAATGGCTAATGAATTTAAATTCCAGCCCACTGTAGTTGCTGAAGCTGTTAACAAGAAATTGTTCATAAAAAGACTACCAGAATGGATGCAAGGTTTAGAACAGATCCAAACTTTTTGTGATGATATTATTCAACAGTGGTTTAATCCTGCTGAGCAAGAGATCGTAGACGGCTATATCGGTGATAGTAGCTCCCCAGCGGCTTCCGGTAAGATTTTCATTAAAGAATTAACAGAACAAAGACAAGCGTATCAGCTAAGTCCAGCTTATGTATCTAAAAATGAAGACCAAAGCATTCGCAGTATGCAATTTTATGAAGATCTAGTTGGTTATCTAGAGAATTACGGCTGTCTAGCTGAAAACCAAGACCGCCTTTTCAATGGTAAGTTCTATTCATGGACTCCACCAATCAACCCAAACAAATTAATTAACTACAGTACCTATCTTTGGGATACTGAGAATGAATATGCCATTGCACCTGATTATGTGGTAATGGAACGCGGTGCCTTGAATGGCAATACTTGGTCATTGCAAAATTTCTGGTATACTGTTGGTCAAACACTAGCTGATGGTACTATTCTAACTGACGAACTTGCACAAAGTTCTCGTTTTGCTCGTGCTCAAGCTCCAGTTATTGAATATAATAAAAATATCGAACTATTAAACTATGGAACTAAATTCCGTGGTGTTGTTAACTATCTTTCTGATTCAGTAAAGCCAGAAGATATCGTTAATAAATCCCAATCTGATAATATTCGTGTTGATGGTAATATTTTAAAAGCGGGTGATCGAGTACTATTCACTAGTATTGGTAACCCCGGCGAAAATAACCGCATTTATAAGGTTTATATTAAATCAATGGATGGTGGTTCTCGTGTGTATGGTTTGGCATTGGATGAAGATGAAGAAACAACTGACCGTCCAAGTGGTGAACCACATGTTGGTGATGTAGTTCTAGTTAAGTCCGGTAATGTATATGCAAATATCGCATTGTACTGGAATGGCTCTGCATGGACTCGTGCTCAAGCTAAAGCTGGAATTAATACATTCCCATTATTCCAGTTGTATGATCGCAATGCACAAAAATTGAGTGATTCTCAACTATACCCTAGTAGTAATTTTGCTGGGTCGTCCCTCTTTGGCTTGAAAATTAACTTCGATTATAATTTTAGTAGTATCTATGGTGCTAATGTTGAATTGAGTTCGTATAACTATTATGTTTTTGAAAACTTTATCCAAAGTGTTCGATATACATTTAATAAACTTGGGGTGGTTACTGAGATTCCGGGATTGTATTATTATAATGTCATCACCGAGAACGATACTGGGTTCCAAAATAATTTAAAAACAGACTGGGTTCGCTCAACCGACGAATCTAAACAATTCGTTTTCCAAGTTCCTGAAGTAACTAAAACAGCAATGTATCGTGTATTCGATACAGTGAAAGATATGGAACTTTTCAATGCTCCAGTTGAAAACATGTATGCATATGTGAGAAGTGTTGATGCAAACTATCGTTACTATAAAGCGGATAACAGTACTTTTATGGATTGGCACAGAACTTCTGACCAACCAGCAGCATATGATGTATATAACCACACTTATGAAGTTTCACAGAAAATAGATCCGTCAAACACTTCTGATATTTTAGAAATTATGGTTGATGGTATTAAAATTAATGATTATACCGTTAAATTAAATTTAAGTGGTATGGTAGATTCAGTTGTTATTGATAATAGCGTTGATATCACTGAAGATAGTGTTGTTACCATCCGTACCTATAGTAAAGATAAAGTTCCAGATTTAAATATCGGTGCATATGAAATACCAATTAACTTAAAAAATAACCCATACAATGAATCTGTAAAATATATTCATCAGGGTGATTATACTCCACACTTCCAAGAAATTATTAGAAAAAATATTACCTCTGGTAGTGTTGACGATTTTAATGATTACGAAGAACGTTTGAGTGAAGGGCTAGTTGATAATTCGGTAGGTACTCAAATTATTCAAAACGAAGCATCAATGCTTCCTTTAATGCTTAATACCGCAAATGAAAATATCGATCTTTTTGAAGCGTTCATGTTCTTACAAAGTGAATATTTCAGGTTCTTGAATAAATTTAACACCCAAATGATTAATTTGTATGATGCAGATAAGAACGCATTCCTTGCAAATAGTGCTTCCAACTTAGTTGATGCAATTTTTGGGATTATTAACGTTGGTAAAAATGATACATTCCCATTCTATTTGGATAATGTTGGTAGTACTATAAGCACATCTCGTACTTTTATTCCACCAACTCCACAATTCTTGGGAATTTTAAAAGCATTTGCACCACAAAAAGCTACATATGTTTATGCCGGTAAAGATTTAGGCTGCTATAATATTAGCCATACTGGTATTATTTCTAAAGCATATAAAGTTATTAATGGTATCGATAAAATGGATGATATCATTTTTGAATTAGAAAATCGTATTTTCAATAGTATTGATAATGCGTTTAAAGTTGTAGACTATCAACCACCAATGGATTCTAGTGATTTATTCCCTACTCCATATTTTAATAGTACTGATTATTCTTCTACTGAACATAACACTCTATTACTACGTGGATATATCAACTTTATCGCTACTAACGGTATTTCTAACAGTACTACAAATTATGATCAAAGTAACTGGATGACTTGGAACTACACCGGAACAACTTATGTTGTAAACGGCTCACCAAGCACAATCCCAGCACGTGGTTCATGGCGTGGTATATACACTGACATGTTCGGAACGTACCGCCCAGCTACCCATCCGTGGGAGATGCTAGGGTTCGCACAACGTCCTGATTGGTGGAACCAAGAGTATGAGCCTACTACCGTTCGCATTGGTGAAGGTAATACTGATTTCATCACAGTTTATACTGCTGAAGTAGTTGATGAAAATGGTGACTTAGTTCCTAGTGGATTGTGGGACGTTGGTTCATTGAAAGGTGATGCCAGTACTGGTACTATTCTTTTTGGTTCTCGTGCTGGTCAGTATGACAAATACAAACGTTTTGGTAAACAACCATTCACTTTAACATTATCTGGAACTACTTCTTCAGGTGAGGACATTTATACATATGAGCTAATTTCACCAGATGTTTTGGGATTAGTTAGTGGATCATTGAATCATCGTGCTGAACCTTGGGTATATGGTGATATGGGTGATATGGAATTTACTTATATGAATACTGGTATGTTCCCGTTTGATAAAGCTCTACTATTATATCGTGCTAAACCTGCACAGTTCGCAAACTATTTTTATGATACTCGTGGAAGTACCTTAAAACAGGTTACAAGTGATGGTTTACAGTTTCTTTATGGTGAATCAAATACTCGTTTGAATTTTAATTCTAGCACTATTGTTAATGGTGAAAACAATACCAGAGTACTTGGCTACCAAATGGCAATAACCGATAACCTAATATATCAAAATAAAAATGTTACTTCCAAATATGGTGATGTTTTACGTTCTTCTTATATTAATATTGGTCATAAACTCGGTGGATTTACTAAACAAGACCAATTAAGTTTTTATTCTGAATCATTTGGATTAATATCCAATGAAAGTCAGCATATTGGTTTAATTAAAAGTTCGGCAATTCGCAATGAAGTTTTAAGTGCTGTAAAAATCACTTGGAATGGTTCTGCGTATAAAATTGATGGTTATGATCTTGTTGGAGCAAAATTCACAGTTCAAGTTCCAAATAAGAATGGTAAAAAAATCACAACAACTCAGGGCGTTCGTTCGGTTGTAACTTATACTGAATATACTCAAAATACCCAAGATATTGCGTACGGTACAGTATTCAATTCATTCCAAGATGTGTATACTTTCCTATGTTCATATGGACAGTACTTAGAATCAAAAGGTTGGATTTTTGAAGAACAGAATGATGATGGTGTTATTTTAGATTGGGTTCAAATTGCTAAAGATTTCCTTGATTGGAGTCAAACAATTTTAACAGCGGGTGAGTTCATTTCCGTATCCCCAAGTACTGCAAGTGTTAAGTTTGGTTCTGAATTTGGTACAGTTCTTTCAGTAACTCAATACAATGGTGGTGTTTGGTCATTGTTAGATGACAACAACGAAGGTATTAGACCATATGAAATTCAAACAACTCGTTTGGGTAGTGTATTCACTGTCCGTTTAGCTGATGATGTTGATAAACGTATTGCGTTAGTTAGATTGAGTCTTGCCTCATATGAACATGCTGTTATTTTTGACGATACTACTATTTTTGGTGATTCAATTTATATTCCAGTTTACGGTTCAGTTCAAGAATTGATTCGTATGTATGGATATATTACTGGAAGCTGGAACGGTCGTTTAGAAGCACCGGGATTCATTGTACTAGAATCCGGCACTCTACCTGATTTTGAAACACTAGTTACTGATTTCCAACAATATTACGATATTGACGAACCTGTTTCTGATGTTACATTACGTGATCTTGGTCGCCATTTGATTGGATACCAGACACGTGATTACTTATCACAGATGATCACTAGTGAACCGTCTCGTGTTAATTTCTATAAAGGATTTATCCGTGACAAAGGTACTAACCAAGTACTAGAACGTGTATTACGAGTATCCAAATCATATAATACCGATGAGTATAAAGCACTTCAAGAGTGGGCATTTAAAGTTGGTGTTTATGGTAACATATATGGTAAAAAATCATTACAATTCCAGTTAGTGAATAATGAATTTAAACAGCAACCACAATTAGTTTCATTTGATGTAAATGCAACCGATTCGGGTGATAGTAATAGCATTGTGTACTTTGGTAAACAAGGTGATGATAGTCGTTGGATCACAAGGCCAAATGGTCATTTTTCTTTCCCACAACGTAGTGGTAGAAGTGAAAATATTAATTTACCAGATATTGGTCCGGTAACATTAGATGAAGTTGATTACACGACTCGTGATTACACAACAGCTTATACTGATCGCTTAACATATATGGCTAATTCTGGTGAAGTTCCAACTTCAACATGGATGTTCCATGATATGGATGACACATGGAATATATTTGACTTGTCAAATACCGGTGTTACATTGACTGCCATTGAAGCAATTGATAGTGGGGATGGTTTACCAACAACTCACTGTAAATTAATTTTAAGTGAAGCACATAATATGAGTGATGGTGATTATTTCTATTTTGTTGACCCAACTAACTATATGCCGGATTTATTAAAGTCAGAAAAGCAATATTATAGTACTGGTAGTGCAGCGAACGAAATAATTGTTCCAGTTAATATCTCTATTGATATGACTTTCAGTGCACCACAGCCTACATTATATCGTTATGTGTCAAGATTTTCAACACCTGATGTTAAAACTGCATATATTGATAAAAAGTATAGTTTTAATGCACCTGAAACCACACTGTTTGATAAAGCAACAACGTATAATTCACAAACTAACGTTACTGAATTGTATATTAACATTTACGATCCAATTAATGGTGTATTACCGGGTCCAGCAATGACGAACGTTAGTTTTGTTGGTTCACATGACCCTGCATTATACAATAGTAATGGTGAAGCTGAAATGGCATGGGCATCTGATAAAGTAGGGACTGTTTGGTGGGATACGCGTGAAGCTTATTTCCTTGATTACACAAGACCAATATATGATGTTAATGGAAATGTAGATGCACAGGCAACACTAGAGTACAAGCGTGTTAATTGGGGTAAATTACTTCCAAGTGGTGATATTAACATTTACGAATGGGTTTCATCTCCAGTAGAACCATATGCATGGGATAATTACTGTACTGAACAGGCAAGACTAAACAAAACTGAGAACTCTTATGTTCCAAGTGGTGAAGCATTAGAAGAAAACTACTGTGAATTCATGGTATATGATACTTCGACTCAAACTTATGTTCGTAAGTTCTATTTCTGGGTTAAAAATAGTATATATGTTCCACAAGTTAAAAATCGTGATAAATCATGTCAAGAAATTGCACGTATTATCAAAGATCCTATGGTATTAAACACTCCTTGGTTCTCTCCAATTTCAGAAACTTCATTTATCATGTCTAACATGCAATACGAAGTAAATGATGATAAAAGTATCTTAACTGTTACTTATAAAGAAGATCATGATGATGTAATTAAACACGAACAATATCAACTTTGTAAAGAAGGTGATAATTATAACTTTAATCCAGTAATTTGGGACTCTCTATGGAATTCATTAATTGGTCAAGAGCCATTAGTTGATGGAAAATACCAAGAATTACATTATCCAGAAACTGAATTAGGATTAGGTTCATCCAAAGTTTGGTTTGAAGATATTATTGAAGCAAGACGTACTTTTGTAGATTCAGCAAATGATGTATACCGCCATATTAACATGACAACTAATACTGTTGTTATGAATGATGTGTTTAATGTAAAAACGACAGAAGTTAACCCTAATCAAGTTGGTTTTAAAGTTCTAACATATAATAACGAACTAGTAATCGCAACTAATGAACAAAAATTCTTAGAAAACGACGCAGTTCTTGTTAATACAAACGGAACTTTACCATCACCTTTGATTAGTACTAGTGTTTACTTTGTACACTATGATGAAAACGGTTATATTCATCTAATGAATAACCCAAGTTCATCTGGTTCTGTAATCACCATCACTTTAGAAAATAAAGGTGAAGGTCAGCATAATATGATCAAACAAACTGATTATATTGAGTCATTGGGAACATCTCTTGACATGACGCAGTACTGGTCACTTGCTGATTGGTATGATATTGGATATAACTCAGATACTGAATACACTGATGAGATCTCCATTGATATTGCAAATACCAAAAACTATCAAATTGGTGATATTATCAGAGTTACCGATTCTGACGGTGTTTGGACTCTATATCGCAGGGATGCATCACGTAATGTGTTAATTTGGACAGCAATTGGTCGCCAGAACAGTACTGTAGCATTAAACAATCAATTATACAATGATTACACACAATATGATTCAAACGGTGCGTTGACTAACGTTGAAATTAACGTAAGAAAGGCTTTAGCATTGTTTAAGAATTCATTTGATGGTTATCAAAGTAATATTGTATTTGATATGGTTAAGTACGTTCACGTTGAACAACAAGTTGTTGATTGGGTATTTAAAACGTCCTATATCTACATTGTAGGGTTAGACCAGTCACTAAAACAGAATTATTCAAGCAGTGAAGATTTAATTGGTCAGATTATTTCATATTTTGAAGAAGTTAAACCTTATAGAACTAAAATTCGTTCTCAGATTGAACAAAAAACATCAGATACTGATGAAATTAACGGTTTGTTGAATGATTTAGATCCTACTGGCTATATTTTGCAAAATGGGAAGTGGGTAAAGACTCAATCTGATATATGGGATTATGAATATGCACAATTCAACCCTACTACTAATAAGTGGGAAGTGAAAGGTTCATTACCAAGTGATTTTACAACACCGAACAGAAGATTCCAAGAAATTGATGTTATTATGCATTATGATAACGTTCAATGTATGCCTGATGCTAATATGCCAGCGGCACAAGTGCTCGAAGATATTAATAATCAGTTCCAAAGCAATGACAACGACTTCTTGAGTACTGGCAGTGAGTATAAACTTCAACGTTATAGTTATACTATTCCTGAAGCAAATATTACCCAGATTGAAAACTCAATTAGTATTGGTTTGTCAGGAATTTACTCAACATTTGATGTTAACGTTCCTACTAAAGATGCTATTAATGCAATGTATGAACAATTCAGCAATGATATAGATGCAACAACAACATTTACTAACGATGTTATCAATATAACTAATTCGGTAATAGATTCTCAACCATCGGTTGATACTATGCAAAAATATAGAATGTATAATACTCTTTCTAATAGATTGAAATTATATACTTCATATAATGAAGAAACAATTGAAGAACAAGTTAATTGTCCATTTAAGGGAGTCGTTGTTGATGATAACCCTAACACCAGATTGCCATTTGGATATTCTGCGAGTAATGGTTCAAACTTCGGATATGTTATGCATACTCGTGAATTGTTTAATATATTCTACAAACGTGTGAAAGCTGAAAATCCATCATTCACTGAATCTGAAGTATACTATTACTTGGCATATGAATATGGATTATACACTTGGACTGTATTGGGTGATGAGGGTGATGTGTTAGGTCACTATAACGATACGCTTTATGTTTTAACTGCAATGCGTAACAGTTATTATGCCGATGACGCTGATCATTATGCATTCGCTGAAGCAATCATTAACAATCGTGATATTGATGCGTACTGTATGGTTATGATTCCACGTAAACTAGTTTACGTGAGAAATGATGCTGGTACATTCCTATCAGTACCGTTTGACCAAAGCTTGACTACATTTATGGAAGATACATTCATAACGTCGGGTGATAACGTGTATGTGGCTGAACCTAATCTTGATGATTTACCAATGGATCCAACTAGTCCGTTGTATTCTGATTATCAATCAATTGTCGAAGCGTATAATACTAAAGAGTACTATGATGATATGAATTCATATGATAACTTAGCATTAGAATCACAAACTAAACGTATTGTTTTGGAAGCAACTGATTTGGTTAATACAATTCAGGATTCATCATTTATTGATATCTCTGAATTAAATCCAAATAAACAAGATATGTCACAATTGAGATTTACAGTTGATGGATATTCATATGATGCAGAGAATATGCCACAACTAAAAGATCAAGGCAACTTCCAAGTTGAGGGTTATATTACTCTTAACCCATATAATAAATCCGAAGCGTTGGTTAGTATTCCACGTTACGAAGAAGCTATTGCATTAATGGATAGAACTTCTATGGATCATCAATATATTAAGTACACAAATCATGTATATGATGTATTAACTGTTAATGGTCAAGTTAAATTGGATAAAAATCATGGGTTGGTTGTAGGAGATACTGTTGCGGTATTCACTCCTGAAGGTAGTAATTATGACGCAGCGGCTGTTGATGGAACCTTTGTTACTATTCTATCAGATGCAAATATTCGTACTGGAAACAGACCACGCATGTTTACTGTTAGTTCTGTTAATGATCGCGTGGTTACTATTGCAGGTTTAGTATTCAATACTGTATATAATTCAGATAGTGATATGTGGTTGGCACAGGCCGAACACACAAGTATCACAATCGTTCGTGTAACGTCGTTTAACGACACTTCGTTTGCACCGGGTAATTATGTCAGATATGCGGCAAATCGCTCCTACGCGGTTGATGCACTCGATTATGACGTGTTCTATGATGTTATGTTGGATGCTGGCGAGTACACTGATAATTTACCTAAAGACGATTATGATGTGTGGTATGTTTCCAATGAATTATTTGTTGAAAACGGCGTTGAAGTTGATCATGGATATTATCAACCGATTTACGGACAAGGAGCATTAAGCGAATTGATAAGAACTAAAATGAATGACTCATTACAGATTTTCGTATATGAATACACAACTGGTTCTATTAGTCCTGTGTATAATTCTTCTACTGGAAAATGGACATACTCTCAGGCATTAGTTGATAATGTATTCATTCAGAGTAATAGTACTTGCACTGTCATTACTAATGATTCTGTTCAGAATGTAACTTATGTATCTAAACCATCGGCAGTTGGTTCTATTACTATCCTAGATAGTGTGGTGACTGGTGTATCAAGTGGTGAGGGTGATATTGTTTCATTGAAAGGTGAACAAATGTTTATGCGTAAGAATGGAAACGTAATACGTTCATATAATGGGACGGTTGATAACTATTATGAGCAGGGTGTTAGTTTTACTGCAAATGGTTTAAACTTAGGTCAAGAAGAAAAAATGGATATTTACTCAAATAACTATCCACCAATACCTTTGAGTACTTATAGTTCATCTATTACAGTTACTGGAGCAATGATACCAACTTTACTTAAAGTATAAAAACAAAAAGAGGGCTTTTAAGCCCTCTTTTTTTATTTTATTTTACGATGGAAACTTTACCATCAACAACCCCAAATTTCACGGAGCCGCCATTTTGTAGAGAACCACACAATAGTTCTTTAGCTAATGGGAGGCGAATATTTTCCTCGATAGTGCGTTTCATTGGACGTGCACCCATTCCACGCTGTACCCCATTCTTAGCCAACCAATTGCGAGCATCTTCGTCAATTGAAACTGTCACTCCACGTGAAACAACTGCTGACGATACTTGTGACATGAATTTATCAATGACACTATCGATTGCTTCTGGTGATAGTTCTTTAAACTTCACAATTGCATCAATGCGATTAATGAATTCTGGTGGTAGGAATTCTTTAATAGCTTTGTCCTGACCCGTTTCATTTGACCCCATACTCATACTACGTTGACCTGCTAATGAAGCACCCAAGTTAGTAGTCATAATAACAGTTACGTTATTGAAGAATACAGTCTTACCTTTAGAGCCAGTTAGCCGACCTTCATCAAGTACTTGAAGGAACGTTAGTAGTACTTTTGGGTGTGCTTTTTCAATTTCATCAAGTAGAAGAATCGCATTTGGATGCTGTTCAACTTGGTCTAAAAGCATACCATTACCGGTATCATGCCCAACATATCCGGGTGGTGAACCGATTAATTTAGCTACCGTGTGTTCTTGAGAGAACTCCGACATATCAAAGCGAATTAGTTTAGAACCCATTGCATCAGCTAGTGCTTTACTAATTTCAGTTTTACCAGTACCGGATGGTCCAACAAACATGAATGCACCTTGCACACTTGATGCATCACGTAGACCTGCACGAGCTACCATTACGTTATCAACAAGTTTCTGCACTGCTTCATCTTGACCAAACACGCGATTACGTAGTTGCTCAGGAAGTTCGGTCATACGTACACTTTCAGTACAAGCAACAACTGATAAATCTAGGTTTGCGATGACCGCAACAACTTCTTCGATATCACGACGAGTTACGATATGTGTTGAATTTGCTTTTGTGCGATTTTTAGCTGCTGATGCATCTAAAAGATCAATTGCTTTATCTGGGAACTTACGGTTTTGTAAGAATTTATTAGAAAGTTCCATTACTGCATTAATTGCATCTTCAGTGTATGTAATTCCGTGGAATTCTTCATACTTTGATTTGATACCATTTACAATTTGAGTAGTTTCATCAAAAGTTGGTTCAACTACATCAATTTTCATGAAGCGACGTGATAGTGCACCATCTTTTTCAATGTGTTGGCGGTATTCATCATAAGTTGTTGCACCAATAACGCTAATTTCACCACGTGAAAGTGCTGGCTTAATTAGATTACTCATGTCCATTGAACCGGATGATGAAGAACCTGCACCCATGATCGTATGCATTTCATCAATGAAAACAATTGTATTAGAACGTTGTTTGATTTCTTTTAGGAACGTATCAACGCGTTCTTCGAATTCACCACGGTACTTAGTACCGGCAGTGAATGAACCCATGTTAAGAGATAGGATTACTAAATCTTTCATGTGATCTGGCACATTACCATCCACAATTGCTTGTGCAAGACCATCAACAATTTGAGTCTTACCAACACCCGGTTCACCCGTTAAGCATGGATTCTTTTTGGTGCGGCGGGATAGTGTTTCAATTAGAGCTACTAGCTCATTTTCACGCCCAATCATAGGATCAAGTTTACCTTCACGTGCTAGTGCAGTTAGATCGGTAGTGTAATCCTCAATTGACTTCTTACCAGATGATGGTTGTTGTTGAGCCACACGGCCTCCTTTGGAATCGATCTTCACGCTCTTAGTTAAGTCAACATCATTGCGTAGGTTAGAAACATATGCTTGTAATGAGCGAGCTACTTCTGAGCGAGTCATTGACTGTTCTTTAAGAGCCACTTCCAATGCAGTATTGGTGAAAGATAGACATTCAAATAGAATGAAAAATCCTTCGATAGAGAAATCATCATTTTTTAGTTGTTCGATTACGGCTTGTTTCTCTAATTCATGCATCACGCGAGTTACTAGTACTGATACTGGAACAATTTCAGAACTGATCGAGTTGCGTACTGATACAGGAATTTGTGGTGGTGGAACTTCGCGTAGATATTCTTCAATCCGGCGAGCTAATGTGTCGGTGTCAATTGCGAAAGATTCAAGTGCGATTTTTACGCTTTGAATTTTCAAAACAACTGCACTTAGGTGGTCAATCGTCATAAAATCATGACCTAGGCTTTTTGCGTAGGCTTTACTATCATTGAACAAATCTTGAAAGCTGCTGTTACTCATAAGTGCTTCTCCTTCGTTGTATTTTGCACGACATAATTTTTATTATATCACATAAAAGATCGTTTGTCCCAAAAAAATAAATACTTTACATATAAACATTTTGGAGACAAAAAATGGCATATAAAATGTGGAAAAAAGGCAGAACCAATGACTATAAATTCATTGATGGTGCCATAGCAGAACAGTACAATATTGGTGGTGTTGACATGTGGCTGTACTGTTATATTGGTCCTAAACAAACAACTGGCAATACCGACCCAACTATGCCTGATTATACAGGAGGTTCATTGGATGTGTCAAGCATTGGTGACTTAATTTTTGGTGAAACTCCAGATCGTTCATACAACCTACAAGCAATCACCCTTTCTGCTGTGTATCAAATACAAGAAGCAACACCTGACTTAAAAATTCCGGGATTGTTCTTTAATTTTAACACAATGGACATTACAATTCATTATAACACAATGATGCAGCGTGTGGGAAGAAAAATTATTCCCGGTGATGTAATCGAGTTGCCTAACCTTCGAGATTTCGATGTAATCGGTAAAGATTCAGGCTTAAACCGTTTTTATGTAGTACAAGATTCTTTTAGAACCTCTGAAGGTTACTCTGTTACATGGCAACATCATATTTTTAAACTAAGAGTAAAACCATTAACTGATAGTCCTGAATATGCTGATATTATTGGGGGTGATAGTAATAATTTTCCAGACAATCCTGATGATCCAAACAATGGTAATGGTAATGGTGATAGTGGTAGTCAACAAAGTGACTATGATAATGAAATGGCTATTATGAATGCCATTATTATGCAAGCCGATGATGAAGTACCATACATTCATTACACTAACGAGCATTTGTACAATGATCGAACCGATTTGTATAGTGATGCAGTTGAAATCTTCAATGGAACATCATTTCCGAAGAAACCATCAAAAAATATGTTCTTCTGGAAGGAAACATTACCAGTACTCAAAGAAGAAGTAGATGGTGTTTGGGTTGATGCCAAATCTAAACTAGGAAACGAGTTCCCAAAACGTCCGAAAGACGGAGATTTCTACTTTATGGAAGATACTACATCGGTCTGCGGTTATACATTGTATCAGTACTATAAAGATAATAAAACTTGGCTAGTGTGTGATCTTCCGTACACCGATGAAGCTAGTGTACCACAGGATTCCGAAGGATTCTACTGTTTTTACACAAAACCAGTCATGTATCAAGTGCAGGATGATAATATTACATGGATTCCGGCGAATGTCGAGCATCAAAAGCACTTTGTATCGAGTAGTGTTATAGAAAACATCAATAACCCACAAGATATACGACCAATGATTCCTCCTGCACGTGGAACAGTTGGTGAAGGTAATACATTCCCCACAGATGTTGAAGATGGGACGTATTTTTACCGAACTGACTATACACCAGTGACATTATGGCAATTTTCCGAAGAAACACAAGCATGGAAACAGTTTAACTATGGTGGTCGCTTACCTTGGACTGGTGCAGATCAGTACATGACTGGTTATCTCAACAGCCCAGACCGTGTTCCATTACATGACGCAGTAAAACCCAACATCGTATATCGTGTTAAAAAGGATTAATAAAAAATGAAAGTAGAATACTACTATGACGGTCAATTCCGTCGAATATTGATGCATCTTATCAGACTTTTTGGTGAATTTCAAGTACAATATGGTTCAGATGACGAGGGACACCCTCGTTATCGTAAAGTTCCAGTAAGATATGCCGATTTTTCTCGTATGGCACAGTATCTTATCAATGGAAACAGTGAAAACGTAGCTAAAAGCTCCCCGTTAATGACCATTAGCGTTGAAGAATTCACAATGGCACGTAAAGACGTGAGATCACATTGGTCACAAAAGATTGTAATGGGGACAAATACGTCACCAGCACAAAATCAGTACACTAATGAACTAGCTGATCAGTACTTAATTGATCGTTTCAACCCAGTACCGTGGGATTTAACATTTAACGTCAATATTTGGACTACATTACTAACAACTAAGATGGAAATTTTAGAACAAATAGCGTGTTTGTTTGCCCCATCGGTAACTTTGCAGACCTCCGAGAACCCATTGGATTGGTGTTCACTAACTGATGTAGAATTAATCAATACTCAATTCAGTTCTCGTGGAATGCCACAGGGAACCGACACCGATTTAGATATTGCCACAATGACCTTCAAGTGTCAAGTGTGGATGAGTCTCCCAGCAAAAGTAACTAAACCAAAATTGATTGAACAAATCGTAACTAACATGAAAATAGCAAACACTGAACAAGATTTTATATTAAGTGACTATAGTGATGTCATAGTTGATGTTTTCACTCCTAAGAATATGGGCATTTTAATTGATAAAATTGAAAGTGATGATAAAAGTAATGAAATTTACGAATTAACACTCGTGGGAGAAGGATTAAATACTATATCAAGGAATGGTAAAATATTTTCATGGGATGTATATTTCAAATACTTAGAACCTAATTTTAAAGATAAAATTATACAAATTAGATTTTTACAAGGTATTGAAGAAAGTAATCCTATTAGAGGTACTGTACTTAGTATGGGTTCAGATGATTCAGCGAATAAATTATTAGTACAGGTTGATTCATCAATTTTTACTTCATCTTTTGCAATAAAATCTTTTATAGTGGAAGAAGAACAACTAAATGGTGCATTACCTGAACAAGTTTATGTTAATGTGTCGGAAAGAAATATTAATTACAAAGGAAGTGTTATACCACCAAACTATCTTGCTAAAATAACCAATAATGGTTCTAGTGTAATTGAACCATCCACGATTAGTGGGTTTGTTTATAATTCAGATGACCAAACGTTTTATCGTTACAATCATGAATTTGGTTGGCATCGTGGGATTATGAATAAGTACCGTGCTGGTTACTGGAGAATTGGTTTCAAAGACTAAGGAGAAATCTTATGACAAACGAAGCTGTTGGTGCGATATTCCTATCAAAAAGTACTGGACGTATGATGTTAAATTTACGCTCAGATACTTCGACGTATTCTAATAACTGGGGGTTCGTTGGTGGTAAGATTGAATATCGTGAAAGTCCTATTGAAGCATTGCACCGAGAAATAAAAGAAGAACTTGGGGATTCTGTTCCCAATATGGAAGATATCATACCATTTGATGTATTCTGTACTAAGAATGGAAAATTTAAGTACTATTCGTTTGTTGTTGTAGTAAAAGATGAATTTATACCAAATTTGAATCATGAAAGTGCTGGGTATGCATGGGTTAAGATAGGCAATTGGCCTAAACCACTACATCCGGGTGCTAAAAGTACATTGTACAATCCTACAATTGTTCATGATTTTACATCTTTATGGGATTCAATAAAAAATGGCAAACCATTCTTAAATAGTTTGCCTATATGAAAGTGAAAAAGGTAGCCATTGGCTACCTTTTTTTATACCCCAATTGGTGGTACGCCAGTAACAGACAAATATACACTCCATTGAGTATACGTAGTTTGTCCTGCTGGTAGATTCGTAATATTTCCATCAATTCGAATACCTAAATGTTTATTGGAATTCAATGAAGCCATTACAAAGTTTTCATAATCTGCTTGTGTTGTTCCATTTGCACCCGGTAAAGAAACATCAATACCATTAATATTAACAGTAACGTTCCAGTTACTCTGAGTACTATCGATGATATCAGTTATTTGTGTTAAATTTGCGACCTTACGTGGATCTGGAAGTGCTGATGCTACAGTAGTTCCGGGTATATATGTTCCTGCATTATTTACAAACCATGATCCTTTAATAAGCCATGTTTTATAGTTTGCTGGAATTGAAACTACTTCATTATTAACTAAACTAACTTCACGGGCAATAATTTTAAGCTCATAAAAATAGTTTGCACCAAACTGAAATACTCCATCACCATCTTGAAATACCGTATACCCATCTTCATCTACTAAACTAGCAGCACCAACATTAAAATATGAAATTGGTTTAGTACTAGCACTTTGAGAAAATGCAACATACTTAGTACCTGAATCATAATTGATATCAAGTAATGCTTCATATTGTTTGTTTTGGGGTCTTGACGTTTGAATTTCACGCCATTCTTTATCCTTCATCAGTACTTTAAGCGAATCACCATTGTTTGTCAACACCATTCGACCCATAATCGAATTAGAACCATCTGGTACTGTATTGAAAACGGTTATCATTGGTATTGCTGCCCAATCCAATTCGGTGGCAGGAACACTTGCATCAGGCTGGCGAGCGTCATCAACAACTGAAATTAATAGTTCCCCAGTACCAGATGTATATCTGTACCAAATTTGTCCAGTAATTGAACCTTTTGGTGCGAGTTGTCCGGCAAAGTTTTCTGCTTGCCATAACGCATTTTCATCCCATGCCTGACCATAACCAACTTTATTACGACCAACTAAGTTAATAGGTGCCGGGTTTTGATTGGGTTGATTTGGACCTAGAATAGTATTTTCTGGGATAGATGCATATATCTTCCCATTACTTCTTTTAATTACATAGCTAATCATTTATTCATCCTTATTGTAGCTGAACACGAACTGTGTATTTAATTTGAAGTACACGGTTAGCACTTTTTTCAACTGGATGGAAAATAATATGTGTAAGTGGTAATCCATTTGTACCATCAGTATAAAGCCCCAATTCATCGAATACATATGTTCCATCCATATTAGTACTGGAACTTGTATTTTGTGCAGATGGTTCACCAAGACCTAGTGTACAAATACTAATTATGTCAGTATATACTTGTCCGGGAATATGCATTGTTGAAATATTATTATATTGTGAATCCACACCAGCAGTGACGCGTGGGTTTATTTTCTTTGAGTATGTTTCAGAGTACAAACCACCAAATGATGTGACACGTGGTGTTTTATAAGTCACCCGACCAGTACTCAATACTACTGTACCACCGTTACCAAAACGCATTTCGGAAATTGCACCAATACTGACACCGAGACTGTCAACATTATTAGCCAATGAATCAGCAATTGCTCTACTCATATTTTCTGGATGAATTGCGTTTGCTTTATCTAGAAGTACCTTTGTATTTTCTGGATCGGTCACATCCGTAATTAATACGTGACCTTTAACGAACAAGAACGGTTGTTCAATTTTGGTTTCCATTTCTTTTCCTTAATAATTTATTTGAATTTCTTCAATTTTTCCAGCCATACGTTTTTGAAAATCTGATGGATCATGACTTATATAGTTTCGGTCGATTCCAACTCGTAGGTATGTAAAATTGCCAGTAAGTGATTCGGCAAATGTTCCGGTTACACCATGTTTGGTCATTAATGCACCGGTATTTGAATTATAAATTCTGGTATCAGTGAATTCCATATAATATTTACAGCTTTCAGTAAATTTTATAGGGAACCAATCTTCTTCAGTAGGATTACTTGCGAGAGTTGCTTCAACATAAATTCTACCTATAAATTCACGCAATGTAAATGCTATTGTGTGTAATCCTGTAGTACTACCCCAATAACCACCGGCTGGAAGATTCTGAGTAACTTCATTCCAATAATAGTCGTTGTTAGATGGATACCAGCTATCGGAGTCTTGATAATCTTGCCAAACTCCTGTTTTATCCTTTCTTTTGAAAAGAAAATTCTTTGATCTTAAAGCCATTAGATTAGCCCTCATATATGAACTTTTACTTATTTATGGTATCAGTCTTTTAATAATATTCTTCGGATAAATATTCATAATATGATAACAACTCATAAGGAAATAATATGACAATTTCATTCAATACAGGATCGAATAGTTCATGTAATAGTGCAGGAGCAAAGTTTTACATTAATAGTGCAGGACACTTAATTGTAACTTATGCAGATGGTACTATTGAGGACTTGGGACTTGTCGTTGGTCATGATGGAAACAATGGTACTAATTTTTACCCAAACGAAATTGGGTTTGAAATTCCAGATGGTGCGTTTGAAGTCGATAAGGACATCGGTTGGTCTTATCTAAGTCTTGCTAATAACACTGCAATTCTATATTTCAAAACGTCAGCAGCAGGTGTTACACCCGCAACTTGGAACCAAACACAATTTGGGCGTGGGCCAAAAGGTGATTCCGGGCGTCCATTTACTATCGATAGTTCTGGAACTACTTTACCAACAACCGGTTTATTTGACGAATACACATTCTATAATACCGGAGACGGTAATCTATACATTTATGATTTAGATACCACATCATGGCGTGGACCTTTCCCATTCCGTGGGGAACAAGGTCTACGTGGTCGGTTTATTATCGATTCACAGGGTGATGAATTCCCAACAATTACAAACTTGCCAGTTGATTACACATTCTATAATACCAGTACTGGATATCTTTTCTATGTTGAATTGAATTCAGTGACGAACCAAAAGCAATGGAGCGATGGAATTGAATTCCGTGGTCCAAAAGGTGATGACGGTGAAAGTATTAAAGGCGATACTGGTGCGGCGGGTAAAGATATTAAAGTTATTGTTAATACAATAGACCATAGTTATACTAACGCAGTATTAGTTATTGGTACATGCCCTGCTGGATATGTAGTAACCAATATTCAAGTGGATATATTACAAGCTTATAATAACGAAGTTGAAAATATGCTAGTTCGTTTTGGTGGAACAGCACAATCTGAAATCGATGGTACGGTAATTGCACCATATGATTATTTTGATATTCAAACTACACAACGTTATATTGTTAATGAAGTCAATCACGAAGTTAGTGATAAGGATGAAATAATTTCTTGCATCTTTAACGAATCAGTTAACAATAGTTCAACTGGGGAAATGAATATTATAGTTACTATAGCATTTCAGGCACCAATTGAACCAATTTCAAATCATATCTAAGGAGAATTGAAATGGCAATTTTTTCAAACCTAGATGGGACTATGAAAAACTCGTTTATTCTTGGTAAAAATGGCGGGCGTTTAACATATGATAGTACTGAAGGTGCTATTAAAGTCCAAGATTACAAAGGAACACGATTAATTCCAGTTAGTGTGGCAGATCCAGTTGAACAATCACATGCGGTGTCATTGGGTTATTTTAACACACATGGTGGTGGTGGAAGCACAAATCCTATTCTAAGTGGTACAGCAGTTCCTGATATTTCATTGGGTCAAAATGGTGATGCGTATTTTCAATTAGATGATACGAACATTGTTCAAATTTATATGAAAGATACAGGAGTGTGGAAACCTTTTAAAAAACCAGTACCGCCCACAGATTCTGATTATGTAACCTCTTATACTGTTCAACCTACAGACTTTAGTGGCTCCGGCAGTACCTATACTTATGTATTACCTGAGAGCGTTCATAATCGTGGTACTGGATTTTTAGTACAACTTCAGGATATCACTGGAAATTCGGTTCAAACTGAAGTTTTAGTGGATGCAATTGGAAACTTAACCTTAGTTACCAATATACAACCAACTGATATTCTAATAATTAAACTTATAGGAGCAACAACTATGACTACACCGTATAGTAATTCAATAAACAAAACTCAATGGGTTCAAAGTGGTGATATGTGGGTATTAACAGTTCCTGCAACAACTCATAACCAAGAATTGGGACCACTTTACGTCGCCATTTACGAAAATATAGTAGATGGTGATGTGGGCGTTCCACCATATACATTAATATCAACTGATAGTACTATCGATGTTGATGGCAATGTTATCTTTAAATCGTACTCACCACTAAGTGGCAAGGTAGTGATAAGCGGAAAATAATATTAATCCAGAACAGATAATGTTCTGGATTATTTTTTTCCTTACTTCAATAAATACTAAAAACTATAATAGTTCAACAATTCCAACGGAGGGATTATATGTATTCTATTAAAACTGATCTAGGCGTTTCTGGAAATAGTACCGTTGATAAGGATCTTCTCGTTAAGGGCAATACCCTTTTACAAGGAAATCTAGAAGTAACTGGTACGGTAGATTTTGCCGAAGCAACATTTACACAGATCGACGTTTCTGGTGCAGCTAACCTAACCGATATCAATGCAACTGGCACTGCATCACTAGCTAATGTAGCCATATCAGGAAACACGACAATAGGTGATGCTAGTACTGATACGGTGACCGTAAAAGGAACAAGTGCATTTCAAGCTCCTGTTTCTTTTGCTGGTAATGTATCACAAACATCAGGAATCGCCACCCTAAAAGCAACCTCTGTTGATTCATTAACCGTAGCAGGTGAATCGCTATTAAACGGTAACCTAACGATGGGTGCCGGAACAAAAGCTACAACAAAAGACCTAGAAACTGATTCCTTGAAAGTGAATGGAAATTCAGTACTAGGCGGCACGTTAAATGTAACAGGCAAGACAACTTTAACTGATGTTGAAATCAATGGTGCTTTAACTGGCACATATACAATGGATGCTGGTGATTTTAACAGTATTAAAGTTGCTCAATTGAGTGATTTAAATAACGTTAATATCAAAGGTTCAACAACACTAACGGGTAACGTAACTGGTACTACTAGTACTGTTTCTGTAAATCACGTTCGTATGTTGGGTTCTGATGCAATTGTTGATTTCGCATACAATGATCCGGCTCGTCCAACTGATATTAAATCAAGTATTGAACCATACCAAGTAAGTTCCAATAACTTAGTTGGTAAAGTTGTAACTTCCAATTCTGCTAACATTGGGGTTGTAGGTGGCACTGAAGGGTTACATGCAATCGGAAAAGCAACAGTTGATTATCTTAATATCACAGGTAACAGCACGATTGGTGATCAAAACCAATTACAAGTTGCTGGTAAATCTGTTTTCACCGGACAAACTACCGTTGGTGATTTAGTAATTACTGGTTCGGTTTCAGGTTTAACATTCAGTGATGTAAATGCTGCAACACTAACCGTAACAGGTGCGTCATCATTACAGGGTGTATCTATTGGTGGAAACATCACTGGTGGAACTGCATCAATCGCATCATTTAGTACATTTACTGTTCGTGACGGCACAAGTGGGAACCACGGAATTATCCAATTTGGTTATAATGACCCAGCACGACCTACAGATGTTAAATCAAGCATTGAACCATATAAAATTAGTACAAATGATTTGGCTGCACGTAAAGTTACATCTGATAGTGCTGATATCGGTGTTGTAGGTGGGACTTCAGGTCTACATGCATTGGGTAATGCGACAATCGATTACTTGAACATTACTGGTAACAGTACAATTGGCACAGCCACACCACAACTTCAGGTTGCTGGGAAATCAGTATTAGGTGATGTTGATTTCACTGGTACTGTAACTGGTCTAACTGTTGATGTAACGGGTCAGGACATCACTCCAAAGTCGGTCGTTGCAGCGGAAGCAGTTAGTGGAAATACTATTGCATCAGTAGGAACTACATCAGTAGGAACTAACTTAACTGTTGGTGGCACTTCTATATTAACTGGTAATGTTACCGTAAATGGACAAACAACTACAATTAAAGATTTAGTAGTAACTGGTACTACAACTGGTGTATCCGTTGTAGCGGATGTTGATGGTTTAGATATAAAACCTGCAACAGTAGAAAGTACTGGAAATGTAACAGTTGGTGGTGCATTAGTACTCACAACTGGACAGGTTACTGGACCGGTCGCTGTTACTGGAAATGTTTCATCAACTGGTGCAATTTCTGGAACCTCAGTTTCAGCAGGAACCGTTGCAGCAACAACTTCTATCACTTCTGACGGTTCGGTTGCAGCGACAACATCATTAAGTTCTGGTGGAACATTGGGAGTTACTGGTGCAACTACATTAGGTGGCAATGTTACAGTAAATGGACAAACTATTACTGTTAAAGACTTAGTAGTAACTGGGACTACAACTGGTGTTACCGCTGAAGCAAACGTTGATGGTTTAGATATTAAACCTGCAACAGTAGAAAGTACTGGAAATGTAACAGTTGGTGGTACATTGGGTGTTACAGGTGCCAGTACTTTAGCTGGTGTAACTACAACCACATTGAATGCAACTGGTGCAAGTACTTTAGCTGGTGTTTCTGCAACATCTGCATCGGTTTCTGGAACAACAACATTAAATGCATTGACATTAAATGGTGCTGTTACTACAACTGCTGCTAATAATACAATTAACTTAAATTCTGCTAAAGTTGCAGTATCTGGTGAATTGGATGTAACTGGTGACCTAACAGTTGCTGGAACCTTGACTCCGACCGGTGGTTTAAACCTAAGTTCAGTTGATATTTCTGCTAAATCGATCACTACGACTGAAGGTGCAAACTTTGCTGGCGATCTAGTGGTTGGTGGTTCTGTAGATTTGTCTGGAGCTGATGTATCTGCTTTGAGCTTCACCGCTTCGGACGCAGTGAAAACAAATAGATTCCCAGTACTATCTTCTACTACTGCCACAATTGCAACTGGTACAGTTACTAATCTAACTGCAACAACTGCACAAACTGGATCATTAACAGTAACTGGAGCATCAACATTGGCGGGTGTATCTGCTGGTGCAACAACTCTAGCATCGGCTACTGTAACTGGTACTTCAACCTTTAATGGTAATATTACCTCAACTAATGAAACTATCGCATTAGCCAAAAATACGCAAGTAACTGGTAATTTAAATGTAACTGGTACACTAACTGCTGGAACTATTGATTTAAGCACTACTGATGTAACTGTTAAATCTTTAAATTCATTAGGAAATGCACATGTTGTTGGTGATTTAACAGTTGATGGTGCTTTTGATTTAAGTGCAACTAACTTAGTAGCTGCTTCATTGGCAAGTACAGGTTCCACCACAGTGGGGACTTCTTTAGTACTAACTACTGGTGTTATTACCGGTGCTCCTGCAATTTCTGGTAATACTACAATTGGTGGAACACTTGGCGTAACTGGTGCAACAACATTAGCCGGACTAACTGCTGGTGCTTCAGTACTAAACTCTGCTTCAGTAACTACTACTTTAGCTGTAACTGGTATTACAACACTTGGTGGATTGAATGCTGGAGCAACAACTGCAACAACATTGAGTACTTCAGGTAAAGCAACATTGAATTCACTAGAGATTACAAATGCAACGGTTGCAAAAGGAAACTTAACAGTTGAAGGTACTTTAATACCTACTGGTGGATTGGATATTTCAAGTGCTGACGTTTCAGTTAATAGTTTAACAACCGTTGCTGATGCAAATGTTGGTCAAGTTCTTGCTGTTGTTGGTAATGCTTCAGTTGGTGGTATTCTACGAAGTGTTGGTGACGGTCGTTTCGGTTCTGTAACCTCTGATAATGGTGTAACAGTATCTACTGGTAATCTTTCGGTAGCTGCGGGTACAATAACTTCAAGTGGTGCAGGTCGTTTCGGTTCTGTAACTGCTGATAGTGGAGCAACTGTAACTGCTGGTAACTTGGTTGTAACTGCTGGTAACATTTCACAAAATGGTGCTGCAACAACAACCGCATCCTTCAAGAAAACTAGCACTACTAATCTACATGTAGGTACTCTAGTATGGGATGAAGCAACATATATTGCAGAAGTTGGTGGTGCAGTTCATATTAGTGGTAATTTGGATGTTGACGGTACTATTAACGCGGCAATTAACTTAACAGGTCGCGATATTTCACCACGTTCTATCACAACTTCGCAAAGTATTACAGTAGGTACTACTTTAGCGGTAACTGGTCAAACCACAATGGCTTCTGCTATTATCGGTGCTTCTGGTTCTAGTAACAATAACCTACAAATCAATGGTAACACCACATGTACTGGTAACTTTACAGTACAAGGTAGTATTATTGGTACATTAGATCAGACTACATCTGATGTTGTTGCAAAATCTTTAACTTCTACCACATTTGTTAAAGGTGCAACATTACAAAGTACTGGAGCAACAACGGTTGGTACTACACTTGGAGTAACTGGAGCAACTACATTAGGTAGTACTGTATCTGCGGCAGGTAAAGTAACAATCAGTGCTGGTGGTCTTGCTGTAACAGGTGGTTCAACAACTGATACATTAGGTGTTACTGGAGCAACAACTCTTGGTGGTACTGTATCGTCTGCTGGTAAAGTAACAATAAGTGCTGGTGGTCTTGCTGTAACTGGTGGATCTTCAACAGATACACTAACGGCAACCGGTTTAAGTACATTGGCTGGAATATCTGCTAGTGGGAATCTATCAGTAACTGGGACTTCTGGATTTACTGGAGCAATCACTTCTGTTAATCTAACAAGTACTGGTACAATTACTGCAAATAATTTAACAGTAAATGGCACATTAACAGCGGATATTGCAAATCTAGTAACTCAGTCTGTTGTAACTAACAAGTACTTGGTTAAATCCCAAGATGTAGCGAGTGCTACTGGTACTTGGACACCAGACGGTACTACAAACGTTTATAACGTTACATTGACTGGAAATATTGTAATGGGAGTTCTACCTTATACACCGGGTTATGCTGGTTCTTGGTTCTACTATATTACACAAGACTCGGTAGGTAATCACTCAATTGATTGGGGTTCTACCTATACTGTAATCGGGACCGATTCTGCAATTAACCCTGTTGCTAACTCTGTTTCAATTTGTCAAGTTGTTTATTGCGGTAAAGGCGATAAACTAGATGTGTTCATTGCACAACGTAACCTATAATAACACGGAAAGGAGATTAATATATGATCTACGTAGCAGTTAAGAAAAATGATAGTGGTGAATGGGAGATTTTGAAATATATTTCTAACACCATCAACCAACGCAGCCCAATCACCGATGAAACCATCGGTGATATTAGTAGATTAGACGCCGCAGGGCGTCTAGCAAAAGGATTTTGGATTCAAAAAGATGTATATGTCAATAATGGTGAATTTACTGAGTTAGACAACAAAGAAATCACATTTGATGATGTAAATGGTGAAATTACTAATACTTACACATATAAATTGATGGATCTAAGTATCATTAGAGATGAAATGAAAAACCGAGTTCGTTCTTATCGTACCCAGTTATCATATGGTTTTTACACCAAAGGTGAAAATCAATTTGATATTTCCTCTGATGGTCGGGTTGAATTACAAGGTCTAATTATTGAATCATTATTGGATTCAACTATTACTAGCGTTGCAATTAGATTACAAAGTGGTGTTGATGTTACATTAACAGTCAGTGATTTAAAAGAGTTATATTTAGAAATTGCAAAATATCGAGAAGGATTATTTGATACGGAGGCACAATTAATTCTTGCAATTGATTCTGCTGCTGATTATGAAGCAATTCGTAATGTATCGGTCTGGGGTGAACAAGTTCTATAATAAAAAAGGTCAGCTTTGTGCTGACCTTTTTGTTTTTATACTATCCCACAACCCAATATAAGGTAAATAATGATATATAAGCATATTCTGAGGAATTTTTAATGACAAGTATACAAAGAATAAAAGGAGCCAATGGTGTAATCATTGATAGTAATGCATATCTTGAATTACCAAAGGCTCCGACAAAAACAACGTCTGATGCTATTCGAAGTGGTATGATTCGTTATAATGATTCATGGAAATCTTTTGAAGGTGTTATCGGCTTTGATGATGATAGTGTTGCATATCGAAGATTTGCATTTTTAGATGAGAATGGGCGATTACTAACATCACAATTACCAGAATCAGTTACCAGCGGTCTTGAATATGCAGGAACATTTGATCCAGTACAGGATGATATTGATCCACCATACACCTACATGGCACTCCCGACTCCATCTGCAACAACCAATGGTGATTATTATATAGTGCGTTCAATTCAAGATAGTGCGGCAAAACACTTATTAGCAAATCCAACGACACAACCATTTGTTATTTTCACTCCAACTAACCCTTCAGGTAATTGGACACAAATAAAATATTATATCGGTAAAGATCCAACAACAGGTGCTAATACCGTTGTTATTAACGCATTTGCCAGATTTATACCAGCAAGTATACCAGCTACTGGTCATGTAGGATTGCTTTCATTGGTGAATAACAACCCAGATTTAATTGCAGCATTTAATACTGACAATAATCCCTCAGCAGAGGTTGGATTGTCGGATTCTGATTGGGTAATCCTAACTCCTACTATGGTTCAGCGTGTTAGACAAAGCCGTGCTAGTATTATGGCGTCATCAGTACTATATGATAGCTCAATTATACGTTCAGTCAAGCGGGCATTTGTTTCAAACTCAAGCACTTCACAAAGTGTTATTGATAATATTGTTATATACGGTTTAAGACGCACAGGAGACTCTATGACGAACGATGGTTCAGTAGGCTCCGGTAGGTTCGGTGTTGTATATGGTTCTGCTGCTGCCCCGGCTATCGCGTTTAATGATGGCAATAGTGACCCAGATCTGAACAGTGGTATGATCCCGAGCGAGTGGACTGATACCAGTACTGGTATTTTCCGTCAAGCGGCGGGTAGTATAGGTTTTAGCAGTACGGGTGTTGAAAAAGTTAGAATTAACTCAGTTGGTATGATTATTTTAGAAGCTGCCAACGTCAATCCGGTAAGTGCTCCTGCACTTCAATTCCAAGGAACTGGAAATACCGTATCAAATCCGGGTATAACCGCTGTAAGTAATACCGTAACGTTTAGTATTGCTGGAAATAACCAAGTTGAATTAAAAGATGCTAGTTCACTATTTCATGGTTCCATTACGGTTGACCAAAATTTAACGGTTGCTGGAAATACAATAATCGGGGATGCAAATACAGATACCCTAGTTGTTAATGCGGTAAGTACTTTTAATGGTACATCTAACCGATTCAAAAATCTTAGTTTGATGCCTAGTGGGTTGTTAACTTTAGAAAACGCCACTACTCCAACTGTAATTTCCCAGACTGATGGACTTTTGAAGTTTGATATGTCTACATTTGCGGACATAACGATTAATGACGGTGCAGCAATACGAACTAAGTTTAATCAGTATGGTATTAAGCTACCAATACTAAATCCAATTGACCACGCCGTTGGTGAAGATGGAATGATTGCCTATAGTTCTCAGCGAAATACGGTTATGCAAAAATCCAATGGACAGTGGACTACAGTTAGTGGTGGTGGGGTAGAACAAGCATTTACAACAGCGTCATGGGTGTTGAATGGTGCATATTATACCTTTACAATTACTGGTCCTAATATTCAAAGTATTATGATTCAAGAACAAGTTGGTTCTAATTATAGTCCAGTGGATGTTGACAGTATTGTTATTTCTGCAACTAATGCAGTACTTTCAGTACCAGCGTCACCTGATTTAAGATTTAATGGTAGAGCAATTCTAACCTATAGATAACAAAAAGGAGCCAATTGGCTCCTTTTTTTATTATATTAAAATTGTTTTACAACAGATACTAGTATATCGTGTTTGATTATACCGCCATTGGTGCTTTGATTGATGCATCTGGATTATAGTTTTTTAATGAAAACGAATTCATGGTGAAACTATCGATATCATTAATTGAAGTATCAATTTCTAATGTTGGAAGTTCTTTTGGTGTTCTAGAAAGTTGTTCTTTTACTTGGTCAACGTGATTGGAATAAATGTGACAATCGCCACCAATCCAAATAAATTCACCTACTTCCAAACCACATACCTGTGCTAACATATGAGTGAGTAGTGAGTAACTTGCAATGTTAAATGGTACACCAAGGAATAGATCGGCTGAACGTTGATATAATGTACAAGATAATTTTCCATCAACTACAAAGAACTGGCTAAATGAATGGCATGGTGGGAGTGCCATTTTATCTAAATCACCAACATTCCAAGCTGACAAAATGTGACGACGACCATATGGATTATTTTTTAAACCATCAATTAGTACTGAAATTTGATCAATCACTCTCTTCATAATGTACATACCACTCATGGTACGTTCTACCATGTTGTAACCCATTTCGGTATGTTTGACAACTTCTGAATAGATTCCCGGAAGTATTACTACATCTTCCCATTCACGCCATTGTTTTCCATAGACAGGTCCAAGATTACCATTTTGGTATCCTAATGCAATACCTTGTGTTTGGTAATTATCAGTCCAAATTGTTTTCTTATCTTCATCACGAGTACCATAAAGTATTTCACAAAGTCGTCTTTCGTCTTGTGAACCTTCCAAGAACCATAGTAATTCAGATGACATGGATTTCCAAGCTAATCTTTTTGTTGTTGTAGCTGGAAAACCAAGTTGTAGGTCGAACCTCATTTGTTGACCAATTAGTTTAATTGTTCCTGTTCCGGTTCTATCTTCACTATACGTTCCAGTCTCAAGTACTTTTTGATATAGTTCGTGTAATTGTTGCATATTCTTTCCTTAGATTGTGTAATTCTTGTTTCAGGCATTTAATTGTATATCTATAATCTGAAATTTGTCCTTGATAATGGTTTCTAATACTGGAAATTTCTTGTTCAGCTTCATCTTTTCCATCAGAAAATCCATCATTGTATCCACTTTCTATACCTTCAGCTTTTCCTTCAGCTTTTCCTTCATTAAAGCCGTCGGTGTATGCATTATCTATTTCATGACTCATATTAATACCTCAACTAAAATAATGTTCAAAACTATTCATATCTATAATAGTTGCGGATCTAGAACCTATACCAGTCCATTTACCGTGAGGTTTAGGTACAGACTCAACTTGAATAAATGTTTTAGTACTAATATCGTACATATAAGGTTTATTATCCAAAATATTATAAACATACAGTTCAGGTTCATCACACGCATCAATATACATTTGTGTTGCCCACGCAGTTCCACCATCAATTTGGTCAGGTGCAATTATTTTAGCTAGACAGTATACGCGGTCTGTAATTATTACTTGAAATGCATTTCTGGCAAGTAGATTATATACGTATGATCCTACCTGTGGTACTTTGCGTTTTAATGATTTATTTGCTTTTTTTAATTTTTCTTGTACTGAAATATCAGACAAGATTGATTGTGGTAGTTCCAATACAGTAGATTCTAGTACATGATATTTGTGTTGTTTGAATGAAAAATGTATTTCATCCTGACCATTTAGGCTAGCCCACAAACCAAAAAGGCGGTCAGCACCTGCTGCCCCGCCACTATAACACACATTATGGAACCCTGAAAGAATTTCAGTAAGTTCAGTTATTGTCATCTCTTGAATCCAATTTAGTAAGTAATTCTTGTAATTTTTCATCTTCTAGCGAGAAGCTAGTTTCTAATGCAGCTAATAGAACAGCAGATGCTTTAATCAAAGAATCTCTAAATTCTTCAAACGTAACATGCTTATCTGGTCTGGAGGCAGATTCAAAAAGATAATAGGCTGCTAATGCAGTCCAATCATTCTTAGTTTTCATGGTATCAGATAGAGTCGTTGGAGACTCTATCTGATGTTGCCTTTCAGCCAATATCATATTAACGATTTCGTCTCTAGATATTTTATTTGTCACTTTGTTCTTTAAGTGCTTTCTTTAGGATTTCGATTGCTTTAGTTTGAGATGTACCTGTTGGTATATTGATAGTAATACCCTGATTAGCGTCAGCTTCAACGACTGTAGCTTGTGGACGCAATGAAGGTTCCAAACTATAAGCACGTTCGAAAGTTTCTTTAGCAAGTTGTTCATATTGTGCTGCATCATGAAGTAACTTACCAACAATACCAGATGATTCTTGGTATTCAGTTTGTTCTTTATTCCAAGGATTGAACTCTTTTACTTTCCCATCAGTATGTACATCTTGTTTATCAAGCTGTTCATTTAATAGGTTTAGAGCAATCTTAGTACCGTTACCTACGTGCATATCAACATCAGCAGTTGATAACTTGCGAAGATAACTTAGGTTGTGTAGTACATCTAGCATTTTACGACCATCTAGCATACCAACTTTATCAATAACATCCCATAGATCTAAGGATGATTGACCACGGCCTAGTACTAGTTCGGATACAGTATGAGCATACTGCTCAGGTAGAGAATCCTGATAGATTACCAAGCAATGACCCGGTTGGTCTGGTAGCTGACGCCACACAACAAAAACACGTGAACCGGTTGCACGAACTACACCGCAGTGACGAGTAATAGCCATAATTATTCCCCTTTACCTTCATCTGATTGAGATTCAGCCGCCGCTTCTTCAGCTTCTACTTTAGCATTATGCTGTTCGATTAGCTGGTTTGCAACTGTAATAAAACGGGAAACAACTGGTGTAACTTCAACCAATTCTTCTACTGAGAAAGCATTATTTTTAACAGCTTGTTCCATAATTTTAGCTGCGTTAATGATATCAACGATATCAATAGTGATGCCGGTTTCTTGATTTTCAGTACTCATAATTTTATACACTCCATGTATTATATTTTTCTTACATCTTATTATATCACATTTTTCTGAGTTTGTCCCAGAAAAATCAAAAAGGCACAACGAATTGTGCCTTTTATTTAGTTAGCTACGAGATTTACCCTTTTGGGCTTCCCACTCATAGTGAACTGTTTCACCAAATGGTGCTTCTTTTTTCGGATTTGAGTGAATCACGAAAAGAGTTTTACAGTAATCTGGGTCACCCCAAGACTGCCAAGGTTCACCATCGGTAAACATGATTAGTTGTTTTGGTTTGTAATCGTCACTTTTCATATGTTCCCATACAGCAACGAAGTCTGTACCGCCGCCACCGTGGATTGGATATTCAAGAATTTTCTTCTCGTCTCCAGTTTTGTAATCACGCACAGTATAAACAGATGTATCGAATGTCATGATACGAATTTTAAACTGTTTAAACTGTTTGGTAATACCGATCACTTCACCGATGAAGTCTTTCAACATTACTTCGGAGATAGAGCCAGATGCATCAAGTGCAATTGCAATATCAATATCTTCATCTGGCTTTAGGCCGGGGAAGATTGGTGAACCGTAGAATGAACCTGAGTTACCAAAACCAGTACTCCATGAACGACGACTTGGTGTCATGAAAGATGAATCACTTTTCATCCAAGAACGTAGTGTACGAGCTAGTTTTGCTCTCCAATCAATTTTAGGCTCTTGGAAATCCTTGATCATGCGTTGGATTTCGGCTGGTGCATTACCTGCACGGGCTGCGTTCATCATAGCAGTTTTGAAGTCTTCCATGTATTCACGACGCGTACTTTCGTCTACTGGATTACCATCTGCGTCTTTAGCTTGTCCTTCTTCTGGGATATCGTGTTGGTCAACCGTACCACCCCCGAATGTACCACGGAATTCACCTTTGCCCTCACCAGAACCGCCTTGGCCTTGACCATCTCCATCCCCATCGCCTTCGCCTTCTTCTTCACCCTTTTGTTGAGCTTCTTCGAGAAGCATGGCATAGATCTGTTCGGCTGTCATGCCGTCATATTTTTTATCAAACAACCAACTATCACTGATTTGACCAATTTTATCACGAACTAAAATTTGGTTGATTGCGTAGTCTGCTGCCACGTTCCATGCACGTGGATCACGGTTACCACGACGTAGGAAGTGATCGTACGCACAGTGAAGAATTTCATGACAGATAACAGCAATTAGGTTTGCATCAGTTAGACCATTAAGTGAACTAGCAACTTGCTCATCCGTAATGTCTGGAATTGCTGCACGTAGTTTTGCTTCGTATTCGTCACGTTTAGATTCATCTTGGATCCCCATAACGAATTCTACGTTATAGAATAAATGTTTTCCATCTACTGCCATTGTACGACACCATGTATTATTTGGTGTTGGACGTAGACGTGAAGCTAGCACCCCGAAGAATGGATGTGCGAGCATCAATGAAGTACGAGCAAGAATCATACGGTTAATACATTCTTTTTTCACTTCTGGTGATACTTCGTTATTACGTTCGACCATTTCATTTCCTCTCTTTGGATTAAAAGAGGATGACATATGTCATCCTCGTGGTGTTTCTTAGCTTAGGCTACGGGCACGGCGTACTAGATCGCTGTACTTTTTAACGAAATCTTGGAACGCTGGTACTTCTTTGTATGACAATTGCACACGTGCTTGTGTTAGTGTGCGAATTGATAGTACTGACAATTCCGCGTAATTCTCTGAGAAGTTATTGTCTAGGAACATAATGAAGTTGTTCGCTAGGCGGCTCCATTCGTCAACTTCAATTTTCTTCTCTTGTTTCTGGGTGTATAGGTCAATGATCTTATACACTAGGTTTAGAGAGATAAAGTAGTTTGCAGAGATATCTAGTTTTTCATCAATATCTTTGATCTCACCGTTTAGAATTTTCATGGTATCTGGTAGCTTAGATACATTTTCCACGTATTCAATGTATGATGTTGCCACACCTTCACCAACACGACCAGCAATCATTGCACGATATACTGCTTTATCTAGTGAACCATCATTTAGGTTCTCATATTGTGCAACACGTTCCCAAGAGCGTGGTGATGTACCACCTGAGTGGGATGGATCATTAGGGCTTAGGGTGTTGAAGTACTTGCTACCAGTGTTGTTGATGAATGCTACAGTCGCTGGGTTTAGACGCTTAGCGATTGCGTAGTCATCGATCCAATCCTGATGGTTTGGTTCCATTTCAACGTGTGTCATACGGTCACGTAGTGGAGTTGCTAGTGTAAAGGTCACACCACCATCATTTTCACGGTTACCCGCTGCTAGAATTAGGCAGCTTTTAGGTAGTTTCATTTCACCAACACAACGGTCTAGAATTAGCTGGTATGAAGCTGCCTGTACAATTGGCATTGCTGAGTTGATTTCATCAAAGAGAATCACGCCTTTCCAATCTGGTGAAAGTTTTAGTACTTTTGGTGCTGCCCAAACAACTGCTGTTTCTGCGATATATTCTTGTACATCTTTTAGATCAGATTCAATTAGTGACTTACCGTCCATACCAACGAATACTTTCTCTGGTACTGGAATACCACGTAGGTCAGTTGGGTCAATTTGTGATAGACGGAAATCGATGAAGTTTGAATCTTGGTCGATTAGTTTTGCATCAAACGAACGGTACTCGCGTTCTAGTTGACTTTTTTGTGCTGCGTCGGTTTCTTCTTCAATTTGAAGACGCATGAACTCAAGTTTTGCGATATTATCTTTGCGTAGCGGATACTTTTCATTTGCATACTGAAGTGCGATTGCGGATTTACCAATACCGGGTGCACCCCAGATCATAAGACTATCTTGTACACGGTCAGCCAACTCCATTGCTTTTTTGGTTTGCTTAGGAGATAGGGTCATGTTTAGTAGGTCATTATTGTTGCTCATATGATATTTCCTCATTGGGTTATAAAAAAAGTAGTTTTTGGTTTTAGCTCAATCCGTAAGCAAAAGAAAAGACACTGTGTTACTATTAACTTCAGTGTCTTGTTATGTTCCATACTTTGTTTCTTAACATGCGTTTATTATATCACAAGTTTTTCGTTCTGTCCCAGATTTTTTTCAAAATCTTTTACATGTAGGTCGCAAATAATTTTTGGAAGTCATCGCAACAAAACGTCAGTTGCGTTACTACCAAAATGTCCGAGATGTATATATCGTATCCAACGACATAGTACGGACTGGTGCATATGCGATCCATTGATGTATAAACAACAGAATTTCTATCTTCCCGTTTTAACGGAATCTTTATAAATTCGTACAATTCGTTACTATTACAAATATCGAAACCGAACTTACTTAGACGTAGACCGCCACCAGTCCTGAAGTTCTCAAAAATTGACATAAGGAGCATACGATCAGTGATTTCCGATTCGGATTCATAAACTTCTCGAACTTTCTCCAGTACTTCATTCTGATATTCAGTGCTGCTGGTCTTTGGGATCATTTTATGGACCCACAAAACCTTTACGGGCAGCGTATGATGAACCATTTGGATTATCATAGTTTTGCTTTCCGCTTGAATCTATACTTGGACCCATACCCTGAGTACCGTGCTCATTTCCCTGAATTTCTGGGAAAGGAGAATCTTCTTCGACAACTTCTTCATCGTCTAGTTGATGTTCATCAGTATACGCGTCTTGTTTTAGTATGTCACGCACTTTTTTTAATTTTTCTAAAAAATCTTCATCTTGGTCAAGTTCACCGGTTGATGCTTTCTCAGCACAGTGTCCTAGGCAGCCGACAATCTCTTTTAGTAAATCTTTAGGAGAAAGGACTTCTTCAGTCCCTTCTTCTTCAAATTCTTGTTCTTCTTCATCTAGTATAGCATCAATACTCTCAAGAATCTCTCGGTAATTATTTGCCATTAAGACCCCCGAGGAATTTCTCATATTGTGCTGAGATACTTTCGTAAATGCTTTCTACATCTTCTTCATCGTTATCAGCATCAACTTCTTCTGATTCACGTACGTTGTTTAGAAGCGGGTTATCACCCAACGCATTACGTTTTGGACTGAAGTTATGTCGTGAATTCTCAATACCATCATTATCAAAGTAAGATGGATCTGGTTCATTTTGTAGTTCTTCTTGAACAGTTCGTTTCCAGTAGTACGCATTTTTGTGCGGGACAATTACAAAATGATCACCTTCGGCACCATTCGTTTGAATTTGTGCATGTTCAACTGCTTCACGCTCAGTTCTAAATGGACCCTGTGGCTGATTGTCATCACCTTCTACTGAATTCTCTTCTAGTGATAGATCTGGTAGGAGTTGATTTTCATCCAATATTGCTGCTGCGGAATCTTCTTCAGCATCATCAAGATCATCATCTTCTCGTTCATCAGTATCTACTACTTCTTCGGCGGCGGAATCGTCTTCATTTAGTGATTCACCTAGACCAGCGAAACGTGCCATCTGATCCATATTAAAATCATCATCGCCCATTTCAGTACTGGTATCATCATCGAAGCTAACTTCATCATCGAATTCACCACCGTCCATTTCAGAACCTGATTCTATACTAGGTTGACCATCCATGTCAAGTCCCATTTCATCTTCTTCTGAATCTGCACCAAAATCAGCCATTGAACCAGTGAGGTCATCAATTGCTGAATTTAAATCACCAGCACCATCAGCAGGGGATTCAGGAGCCATTGCATCTTCTGGATTCATAATAGGTTGTGTTTCATCACCACCAATACTGTCAAAGTCCATTGGTTGAAGAGGTGGCAAGCCACCCCCACCGATTGAACCAGTACGGGTTTCTGCTTTACCAGCCAATGCTAGCATACGGGATATAGATTCAAAATCATCCGATTCTAACCCATTAACATCAATTCTGATTGATGCTTCATTAATTTTTTTAGTCATAATTCAATCCTTTATGATTACTCATCTCTACTATTTAATGATTGTAAAATCTTCTTAACTTCATCAGCTTTTCCTGATAGAAGTATGTCTGCTGCCATAAGTGATAATTTATCTGCTCGTGTCAAAAGTACTTCAATGTTTCGGGACTTAGGATTAGCTTTAATTCTATCAGCTAAACTTTTAATTTTATCGTTTTCCTCTACATCATCAACTTTTGCATCATTATCATCAATTGCTTTTTCTTGGTCTGCTTTTTCTTCTTCATGCTTATCTTCAGGATCAGCAGTACTTGTATCATCAACCCGAGAGTCAATATCATTCTTGATTTTTTCATCTTCTGGTTTTTTTGATTCTTGTTCTTTTTGTGCTTGTTCAGCATTGTACTTAGCAAGAATTTGGTCGGTTAATGCTGGTGGGTATACTTTTCCTTTATCAGAAACAAAATTGCCGTTACCATCATACACATATTTAATACCAGATTTAGAAGTAAAAGAAGTTCCTTTTGGCATTTTCTGAGTTGACAAATCAGTAGAGTTAGTTTTCTCCGAAGAATTTGTTTGTTCACCATCCTGTTGTACTGGATCAGTACTTGAATCATTTGAACTACTTTCTGGATTATCTTGAATATATTCATCAACCTTAGCTGCAAATTTATCACCATACGATGTACCATAATCATCAGTCCAATTAGTACCGTTCCATGTTAATTTTTTACCATCATAAGTTACGGTACTATTAACTGGGAATTCATCTGAACTATTATATTGATTAATACGTTTGATTGCATCGGTGTTTAATTCTTTAGCAAATTGTAGATCAGTAACTTTTTCGCCACGATCATACCAAGCTTTTTCTTTTTTATTGTAGGTATAATCACCTTCTTTAAAACGATTTGGTATTTCAATTTTATTTGGATCTGCTTTTTTAAAATCAGAAAATTGGCTTTCTACTAATAAACCATCAATAGTGTATCTACCTTCACCGATAAAAATTTGGTTCTTACCTTCACGAAGATAAGTTTCTCCAATTTTAATTTTAGATTTTGAATTGTGCTCATTAATTTGTTTTTGTGCACACACATACATATTATTATAAGATTTAGGATCTACCATACCCATAGAAGAGTTTTTAAACCATAACCCTTCAAGAAATACATATTTAGATCCTGTGTGTGAAGTATAAACATAACCATTCGGAACGAGCGTGTTGTTGCCGAAAAAATTTAACATTGTAATCTCCTATTAACTTAATAGACGTAGAAGTTGCTCACGCTCGGCTGAACTAAGTGATGAAAGTACTTGTTCGAGTCCACCACCTTGTTGTTGAGGCTGGGGCTGGGGTTGACCTTGTGCAGGTTGCTCTTGTTGTCCCTGACCACTTTGTTGTGGTTGACCTTGAGTATCTTGTGGTTCTTCATCACGATATTCATTCATATATTCACGCACTGCTGATAGAAGGGATTGACCTACATCTTTTGGTGAAAAACTTCTACGTGTATTATTACCCAAGAATTTTGGGTCTAATTTATTTCCTTTGAAAAAAGCTGCAACATCCGCATATGGAACAACTTGTTGTGCTTTACCATATTTACGCCCAATGTATCTCTTGAAATCTACCCAAAGCTTATTTGCTTCAGCACCGACTTCTGCTGCACCTTGTTCAACTTGTCCTGAACCGAATGCACCTTTAACTTTACCTTTAGCAGAGTCAATTGCGGATTGTGTTCTTGAATACGGACGTTCATTTAGCTTTTGGCGATCACCACCATCAAACATTTCTTCCAACATACTCATTGATTATTCCTTCTTACCTTCGTAGCCAGCAGCTAAGTACTTGGCAAAATTATTGCTTTTCTTTTCTAAATTGTCTAAAGCATCTTTAACAGCAACTTCAGCACGGCTTTGACCAGCTAGCTCTTGGGCATCTGGCTCTGGTTCACCGAATGGTGTACCTAGAACTGTATCGTATTCATCAAATTCGATATCTTCTTCTTCTTGATCGTATTCTAATTCCAAAGGTTCATCCTTATTACGAATTTTGATATATGCCTCTGTCCATTTCAAAAGGTTACCAATTTCATAACGGAGTACTTCAGTTTGTACACCACGATTACATGTAAAATCAAACATCCAAATTTCACCACAATCTAACTCATAAAAGTCTAGTGGTTTGTCTTGGAATATTAATTTTGTTAGAGGACCAATATCAACTGCATCATAGCGATCAGTTAGACGGGCAGTTACTTTTGCCATATCTTCTTTTGTTGGTTCCATAGCAAATTTCACTCGATATTCATATTCGGGAGTGAGAGATGTTAAAATTTTCTGTAGTTTATTCATATTAACTCCGTGTCACAGTAGTTTAATTTATTTATTATTATGTTTACGGGAGGCTAGCAGTTCGTTCCGGGACATCGATACGCCTGATACATCTCTTTCGCCCTGTTCAGGGTTTCGTTCTTTTGGTTTAAGATTTAGTTCAACTTCAATCTTATCTTTCTTAATTTGTAAATCAACTAACTTAACATCGGAATCAATAATTTTAGCATGAGCATCTAACGCGATTTTTAACATAGCGTTGGCTGCGTTAATCATTTCTGATGCAAATCGATCCTCACAATTAAATGCACGATCAAAGATATCTTCAAACCGTCGTTCAGCTAAATCAGCTAAGCGATCCAAATGTGCTTTCCGAGCAGTAATATCAGGAATATCTTTTAACTGAGAACGCATTGCCTTTAACTTAGCCATTGCTGCTTTAGCTTCTTCTACACTTAAATCTTCTTGTTGAAGTTCAGGTTCGTCATCTTGGTATAATTCAAGTGTTTCTCCATTCATTTCTTCCCATTCTTCGATTGATGGTAGTCCTAATGCCTCATCTACACCTTTTTTTGGTTTCATTTTCCGTATAATTCCTTTTCGGTTATTAATTTAAATTCTAAGCCATTTCTTTTACAGAAATCCATTGCATATGCCCATTTAGCTTGGTTTACGGCGACCGTAATCTTATCTTTCTTAGTTTTTGCAAATTGCATGTAACATTGCTTCAAAGGTTTGACTTCAATAATTTGGGCTTTCTCATATCCCTTATTATCTTTGTACTTAACATAAAAATCCGGGAAATAGTTTTTCATTTTAGCATTACCATATTTGTCCTTCTCAACTGGACATGCATAAGGAATACTAAAAGGTTCAACTGACCATTCGATGACTGCTGGATTCATATCTAATGAAATCATTATATCCTTTTCCCATGAACTTCGATAAATCGGTGGGTTATTGGACTTGTATTTTTTTATATTTGTAATAGGGAAAACACCCTGTGCTTGCTTACTATTACCAATTTTCGCTGGATTAAAACTCATTCCTGCCATTTGTAATTCCTTATTGTATATTTGAGGTGTTCCATTAGAATAAATCTCCTAATATGTTTCCAAGGCCGAATTTTTCATTCGCTGAGCTTACAACACTTCCTAATCCCAACGCATCCGCACCTTTACTTACTGCACCACCTAAGTTTCTAATAGTATCTGCGTTAGCTTTACCATTTAGAATGTCGTTTACTGATGAAATTATATCATATCCAGCAACACCGGAACGTATAATCTTACCAATCGTTAATAAACCTTTCTGTTTATCATCCAATTCACCAAAATATTTAAAGAATCCTGATTTACCCAATCCATCAGTATTAGTAATGATGGAAGCAATCTCCAAAGTAGGTACGGAAATGGATTGATAACCTTGATAGTTAAAATTACTACATCCTTCATAACGTAGTGTTAGCGAAAGTAGGCTTGGATCATCAGCAGACATACTTTTATTCTCTAATTGAACATCTTCAATGAAAACATTGATCATATTATGTACTGTATAGGTGTCTCCATCTATTTCATACACATTTATTTGCTTAAAAAAGTACTGGGAATCATAATTACCATTATTCATAACAGATCGGTTCCAGTTACTACCAAACATATCAAACTGATTAGGAGAACTTAGTGTGTCATTTACGAATGAAGCTGGAGATTTGGCAAAAAAGTCCCCGTAATAGTATTTACGGTAAGCATCCATGAGCAAATATGCGGCACTATCCACTGTATCATAAAAAATAACAGTACTGGGCTTATAAGTAATGCCACTGGTTACTAATCTGGTTTTATTATATTGATTTACCTTTTCAACTTCAAAGCTAAAACTTGGTAATGTCACGTCTCTTACCATACATGATACATTATTAAGTGCAAAACCATTATGTGTATCTGCTAGTTGCGTTTCTATGAAATTTTTAGCATATTCACTCAACACAAATTCAATAATAAAGCTATTCTTAAACTTAGGTAAGTTGTAAGTGGTGAAACCTTTCTCACCTGCTGTTCCAAAAATACGTTGAGCGGCATTATATGCTTCAAATTGTGGATTTCGTACAATTTGTGCATTCTGAACTACTGAGGTTACCAATTGCGTACCAGTACTTACGAATGTATCTATTAAACTCATTATATCTCCTTATATACCTGCTGAACCGAATACCCGGTCGATAATATCTAAACCTTTGTTAACATCATCAGGTAGTAGTGAGTTAATTCTAGTACTATACATTTCTTCAATAGTATCATATTGTACTACGTTATCTGGTTTAATTGTTATTTTCATTGTGACAGGGGATGATGAACTATAATCTAATGAATCGTAATTAATGTCTTGTATTACACAACCCACACATACAAAATATTCCATTACGCCTGCACTATTATATGATGAACCACCAATGAATTCATCAATTGCATTTGTTAAACCCGCATTATTAGTTAAAGCTGTTGCTACATCGGTTAATGTATCTCTTCCCAAGTTAGTTATACTATCCTCTGAATTTCTACCATTGAGCATTTGTATAATTACACCGAATTTATACCCAGAATAGTCTTGTTGGGTTCTATCAGTGATACGTCTAGCAAAATCTAGTTGTTTTTGAAGCTGGCGTGAGACTGCTTTTGCAGACTCATTACCGACTGAATCCCGGATTGTCAGTACTATTGGGTTCCAATCATGAGTTGTTACATAAGTTGTGTTAGTTGTGAACATTTGAATCTTTTGAGTACCGAATGTTAAACTCGGGCGATCTACCTGATCAACATCTAGAGCAATATGGTCACGTTCATCGATATCAGTACCGAAGTTATAGACTATTACTCTGAATTTGTACTTTGCTTTTGGCTGAAGCATGGTTCTATTTCTACCACTAGGCAGTGGTACACCATATTTGTTTAGCATATTTGCCATATAAAGTTAACCCCTATTTAATATTTTGGATCATACATTATTTAGCATAAAAAAAGCCCCAGACAAGTCTAGGGCTAGTGTTATATGTATTACTGATTAAAGAAGTTAGAATCAGTTAGAGCAGTACTGCTAATGGTAGTTTGACCAGTTGTAATACTACTTGCGTTAGCAGGAGTACCGTTACCAGTAACTTCATCACCCATAGGTAGACCATTTGGACCAAGAAGTGCTACAGCATCTGGTTGAATTGATGCAGTAATAACTTGTGGTTCAGAACTTGTGTAGTCCCATTCACCAAAGTTAGTATCAGCGATAAAGCAACCTTGACATACCCAAGTAGATTGAGTGCCTTGGAAAAGGTTAGTAGTTACTTCACTGTTAGAACCGTCAAGAGTCTGGATCCACATTTCAAATTTGAATTGTGAGTCAGCAATACGAGATTCTTGTGAGAAGTAGTTAAATTCTTTACGCATTTGGTTATAAATTGCTTTTAAAGATGAGTTTCCCACAGAGTCACGGAAAGCTATTTCGATCTCATTCAAAGTATATTTGCCTTTGTAATGTGCACTACTGTTATAACTGTGTACAGTTACTGGTTCGTGCTGTATGTGCGGTGCTCCAGCGGTATTTGTATCGATTGTAATAAAATCACCATCTTCACCCGAGCCGAAGCCGAAGAAGATTACACGAAATTTATATTTCGCCTTTGGCTGTTTCATCGCAATACGACCGCCACCAGCAAGTGGTACACCATATTTATCCAACATATTTGCCATATTGTTCTCCCAAAATTGGAATTATATCTTTAATATATTTATTATAATACTTTCCAAGGTTGAGGTTACAAAAAATAAAGGGGCTATATAAGCCCCTTTGGTGTATTAAGAAGTTGAAGCAGTTTTCTCAATACGAATTGGAATGTAGATAAAGTTAATACTACGAACTGGTTGAATTGCAATGTCCATCCACAATTCGTTTCTATCGATACGAGTTGAGGTGTTGTTTGATTCATCACACACAACCAAGAAGTCATATAGACCATTTAGTTGTAGAATTTCAGATAGGAAGCTATTAACTACCCCAGTGAATTCCTGACGAGTACTTGCAGTGTTCAAACGGAACAAGAACGGATCAGCTAGAATTTCTAGTTGGCGACGAATATAAACTACTAAACGAGCTACGTTTACACGACTTAGAGCACTTCCAGCATCTGGTGCTAGAGTTTTATCACCGAATACTAATAGGCCACGGTTAGGACGCATTGCAATTGGGTTGATGTTGTTAACATACATTGTATCACGTTGACCAAGATTATATACTACTGGAGAATATTCACCTTCATCAGTAATGTAACCCACAGATGCAGCATTACTTACAACACCACGCTGAGTACCAGCAGGTGGGAACCAAACATAACTTACGCTATCACTGTAAGCATAAGTACGCATCGCAATAGTACTACCCGGAACAGCAACTTCAGAACCATCAACGTTAGTACTTAAGCACCAACCCATATACTGTGCAGCATATGCATATGCAGTTGTACGACCAACATCACCATTACTTGGTGCATTGTTTGCGTTAGTTGCCCATTCTTGAATTGCAGTTGCACTTGGCGTTAGACGTGCTGGAACATCGGTTACGATGAAAGCAGTTTCTTTACGGTCAGTGTTTAATGTTACAAATTCATCAAGCAATTCCACATAACCCGGTGAACACATTAGGTTAAAATCAATATACTCGGAACGAATTGCTTCATTTCCAACGATTACAGCAGCTAGTGCTTGAACAATGATCTGACGCTGTGCGAAACGACCAAATAGTGCAGAACCATCAATAGCAACACCACTAACAACCTGCCAAGAACCATTAACCATTTGCTTAACAACACCTTCGGTATTACCTAAGTCTACTGCAAGCATACCATTTTGGTATAGATTAGCACTTGGGACAGAACCATTGAAATCTTCAAAAATCATACCATTTAAAGTACTTTGATCACTAGTGTCAAGTTTAGTCCATGTACCACGTACATTGCGGTAGAATTGATAACCATCAATACCCTGTGATAGTGGGAGAATCCAAAAATCACGATCAGCAGCAGGTTCATCAACTTGTAGATACATATTAGAAGATGTTACTAGATCCCAGCTTTCAGTACTTAAATTAGCAACATATAGAGTAACAGTTAAGTTATCAGAGTTACTAAAGTTGTACCAATAAGTTCCGTTAGCAGCAGTTGAACGTGGTTCATCTGAAGAAACTTTTAGATTATTAGGATTTAGAATTGAATAGTTGTTACTATCAACTGTTAATTTTGCAATGTTAGCTGCGTCAAATAATGCTTCACCACTCTGAGTGGTTTTAATACTATAACCTAGACGGTTAGTAAACACCACACCACTATTCTGAACCGAGAAGTTGAAACCATCGTTGATTAATGCCGGAGTTTGATTTAATTTAGCAACAATAGTTGCAGAGTTTTTAATCTGACCAGTTGCAACCGCTAGTACAGTTACTGATTTATTTAGATAACTAATAGTTAAGTAGCAGTCAGCTTGTGCAACATCTAGTCCAACTTGACCCAATGGTGTAGCAGGGGCAGTAGCAGTAGCAATATTACCAGATTTGGTATATAGTGTGAAACTATAACTATCTTTATCAAATAGTGCAGCAATATAAGAATTACTAGATACACCAGTTTTTGCTTCGATATCATAGAAACTATTACCGGTATAGGTTTCAACATTAGTCCATACTTTAGTCAATGAAGCGAAACGCTTAACAACGAATCGAGTACCGAAGTAGTTAGAACCGTTCTTAACATAACCATCACGAATCCATACATCACCTGAGTGAATTGCAGTACCGGTTGGAACTTTGTTAATTGGTGATAGATATGTTTCTACCTGTACTAGACCAGAACTTTCAAATTTATATACCAACATTTGACCAGTACTTGGAATATGACGGATTAATAGATCATCAACGTTTAGACCTACAGTGCTTACGTCCGTTACTAGTTCAGCACTTACAATTGTAACTGGTTTTAAAGTCCAGTCATAGAAACTTGTTGGGTTGGCTACGTTAGCTACATATGCTTCAACTTGTGAAGATACTGTATCAAACCATAGAGTACCGTTAGGTACATCGCCAGTTGGAGCCGTACCAGATGGTGATAATTGAGCAAGGTCTAGGTCAGCACGTACAACGTACGCACGGTTTGCAATTCCCATGTAACTATATAGACCATGAAGTCCATATTCGTTTAGCTCATCACCTTGTACTACAGAACCTAGATTGGTTTGGAACACTGGGGAACCATATGTATCTAGTGTGTTTTTTTGTGATGTAATAAGTTGTAACTTACCCGCATTTGCTTTAAGAGTACCAGCAGCGACGGTAGAACTACCGGGAACTAGTTTGTCTTGAGCAGTAGCGATTACGAAAAGAGGTACAGTGCCGGGTGCGGCAGTTGCAGAAATCGATTCGTCGGTGACGGTTACACTTACACCGGGTGATAATAAATCAGCCATTTAAAATCCTCCAAAAATTATTGGTTTCGAATATTCGTTATACCATTATTTATAGGAGGAGATAAAGTTATGTATAGAAAGTACTACTTTTTAATCTTATATACAGAGGGTGTGTCTTCAATTCCGTGACGTACTATTCTGGCTTTATTTAAAAGAGATTCAATAGTCCCGTCATTTTCGACAACATAGTCTGGATTATTAATCCCAATCCATGCCCATTCAGATGAATGGATGTTTTTTAATGATTCAGGCATTTCGGTTTTTCTAATATTATATGTTACTGCATCAACATACCAATCAGGTTGGTTTCTTCTAATTTCAATCACAGTAGTATTATACTCACGTAACATCTTTAATTCATTTGGAAAACGACAGTCGGTTACAATAATATTACCTTCAATACTTCTCATTTTATTTTCCAATGCATAAACCCATATATTATCATCGAAATGTTTTCTTAGTACATCAGTACCCAAATGTTGAAGTACCCATCGTGGTGTTATATCCCGCTTTAGTTTATAACTCCAGTACTCATCTTTGGTTTCTCTAATTTTACGGGCTTCTTCTGTGTGACCTTCTAACATAATTCGATCCCACCCAAAGATTACAGATACAGCATCCTTTAGTGTTGTTGCAAATGACATTCTGGTGTAACCTGCTTCAATGAATTCAGTACTGAATGTATCTTTACCTGAACCAATGGTTCCGTTTATTGCTATGATATTTCGTTCCATGTAATACCTATAAAAAAAGGAAGTGCATAATTGCACTTCCTGATTGAGTTTATTATCCAATAATGAAACCTAATGGCATACTACCATCTTTATAGTTTCGGAGTTGTTGTTCTAATTTTTCTTGTAATGCAAAACCTTCTTGGCGTAAGGTTTCCCCATCCATTGAGAATGTACCTTGTGGACCCGGAAGTGTTGCAAACTTAGAACGGTTAGTACCTAACATGATTTTAGCTTCAGCTAGTGTCCAGTCACGAATCCAAGGATATGACATCTGTTGTTGAAATAACATTGGCTCTGGGACATTTTGGAATACATGTAGAAGTACTTCTTCAGTACCGCGAATATCACGATCAATAATTAGTTTCTTATTGACTGAGTTCCATTGGAATATAATTTCGCGACCAAACATTCTTGCTACAGTTTCATCAAACTGATGGTATAAATCATATGTTAAAAGACCACCACCAGTTGCTCCACGAACCGCACTTAGTAAGTAGGTATTACTATATGCTAAAGAGAATGGGTCAACGGTTGAACCTTCGCCGGATACAACGCCATTACCACGGCGATAGATTCTTCGAACGATTTCAACTTCAGTAGGTAGTACGTATACTGACTCGGAAGGGTATAGTTTCATATGTAGGAATGCTTCTTCTTTAGAAGCACTTGACCAAGCACGATAATTATCAACAGCATTATCAATCGCAATTTCTAGCTGCCCGTCAGTGATTTCAACTTCCACTGCACCAGCACCTAACATTTGTGTGATTTTATCTTTGAGTTTTTCTCGGTGGTCAAATTGTGGTGAATCAGGATCACCGCCTTGATAATCGTAAGACATAAAAGTACCCCTATATTTGTATTATCTACAATATTTATAGGGGTACAAACTTATTATGCTTCGGTGCAGTTTTGTAGATGGAAATCTAAACGTTCACCGTCAAATGGACCAAGTACTAATACGCTTTCATTTCCACCATACCCACTTGCTGGTACAGTTTCAAGGCTACATGCTTTGTATTCAATATCATTTAGTTCTAAGCGATCATCAGCATAGAATACGCGAATTAGACCTTCATTCTCTTTAACCCATAGATCGTGAGTTTCAGTGAATTGCTTAGCTTCGAATTTACCAACAAACGATGCTTTGCCGGGAGTATATTGACCAATTAGTACTTGAGTCCCTAGGGCAACTTCTTTTGCTACCACCGATTCAGGTGTGCCTTTTAGAATTACAACTGCTTGATATACACGTTTAGTAGGTTGGTTCATTTATTACCTCTTATTTTGCAATGACAATCTTATTGTCAGGTACGAAGATTTCAGATTTTGGTTTAGCCATTTCATCTAGTGCTGCGGTATAAGCTGATGCTAGTCCTGCTTCTGGGGTACTGATTGAAATAATATTGTATTTCATGAATACAACTTCTTGTTCTAAATCAGTGATCCCGCCTAGATAATCGTTGATTTGTATGTCACCAGATTTTGGGTCAGTCCCTAGAATTGCAGGATTTGTAACAATGATTTGTTCTTCATTGTGTGCTTGCATAACTGCTAGTACTGGACCCATACCGTTGATGTTTAGTAGTTTAACGTTCATTGTCATTTTTGTCAATCCTTTATTCTAAAATATATAAATTTTTTGTTGCGTAGGTGATTCGGTGGTCAATAATTTCTTCAATTACTTCCCAATGTCCACCACCTAATTCAGCTCCCAATCGTGGGAAATGGAGGTGTGTCACTCTCCCAATCTGAGCGATAAACTCATTCATGTCTTTAAAGACCGTATCGATAGCATCATAGCTAACGTATTTTTCTCCATCATATCCATAATACTCTTGAGTGATTGCATTTGCAATAATCAAGTTATCATTTACGACATAATAGACAGTACTTCCAAGTTTTAATCCAGTACTTTCATGTACTGATTTATATTCTTCATATGCATCAGGGAAACGTGCTCGTAATTCCTTAGCAAATCCAGAACCCATTCTACCTTGTGCATTACATCCATGCACAATAATGTGTAATGCATCACTCTGGCTATATTTGTGGTATTCCTCAAAAAGATTACCAAAACGACTGGCGTACATCATATTACCTTACCTTTGATGAAAAAAGGACTCATTATCTGAGTCCTTTGTATTATTATGAACCAAAGCGTAAACGTTTTAGTTCTTGGCGATGCTTTCTGGCTGTTGTACTTTTGTGGAGGCGATTGCTTTTGTCTGTTGATTTTTCAATGTACCAATTATCTTCTGGTGCATCATAATCACAGAACCCATCTTCTGTAATAGTCCCTAAGAATGCTGATTTTTTAGGAATAGCAGTTACTGTAGGTTGGCATTCAAGAATACCTTTAGCTAATTTATCACGAAAACTAATCATAGTGTTTCTCCCAAATTTTTTAACATGAAGACTTGTGTCTTCAATATTATTTATTTTTGGTAATTCTTCAAGATTTCAACAACTTCCTCTGGTGATAGTACGGTTAGTACTTCATCCATCAATGCATCATACTCTTCTTTGCGTTCACGATAATTTTGCATTGCAACCATACGACGACGTGCTTTATTTTCGATGCTATGGGCATCCAATGGTGTGAAATCCACACCCAAACGCTTAGCTAATTCTTCTGCCCGTGCTTTAGATTTAGCATGAAAATCATCAATTAGCTGTGTCATCTTTTTTCTCGCTTAGTGCTTTAAGATGTTTAATAAATTCAGTACAACCACCGACATATTCATCTTCAACAAAGATCTGTGGTACGGTTGCAACTGGTTTACCGACGATTTCAGATAGTTCGTCTTTTGTCATCCCAACTGCTTCCATATCGATAAATTCCATATCGAATTTATTTTGTTCACAAATTTGTTTGGCAGTGGTGCAATAAGGGCAACCAACTAAACGCCCGTAAATTTTTACTTTCATTATTTCTTCCTTTTTCTATTCTGGAATTGCTTCACAGCTTTCACAATACTGCTACACATTCGTTTAGTCAAATACAATTCACAGTCTTCAACATCAATGTATTTAAACTTGTCCAATTCAGGCTTTGTCTGTCCGTACTTATTTGTGTAAGTACTTATACATTTGAGTTCTTGAGGATCTGGCTTGTATTTAGCGGTATAAAAAAATAATACAAGCCTCTTTCCCTTTCTATATGCCACATCTCCGATCTTTATTAGATCGTTTGTTGATATGTTATAACCAGTTTCCTCATAACACTCACGGACTGCCGCTTCTTCATATGTTTCATTACCCTCAGTTTTTCCTTTAGGTAAATCCCAATGTTCCTGTCCAGTAGTATGACCAATAAGTATCTGACCATCACGATAAAAAATTATTCCGCAAGTATATCGCATATTTTTCATCTCAATAAATCATCAGATACCTATA